AGTAGGCGGGGGGGGGGCGGCAGGAAACTGCCGCCTTTCCCGTGCCTGGGGCGGGCCGCGGTGAGCCATGGCGCACCATGGCGTCTGTCACGGTCAGGCGTTCCTCGGCGCCAGGCGTTTCTCCCGTTCAGGCGTTTCGCGGCGCCAGGCGTTTGTGGCTGCCAGGCGTTTCGATCACCGCGGCGATCCATGGCGCGCCCATCGCATCAGAGGATCACATCAGAAACTCGCATCCAGCGCTGCCCAAGCCGCACTTCGCCTGAACATCGCCTGACTTCCCCGCTTGTCGTCCTACCTCACTGCTGACATAGTGTCGAACGTCAGCAATGACGCTGACACTGCCAAGGGACAAGCCGTCATGAGCAACGCTCTCGCCACCTTCGATGTCACGCTCGAATACAATCCGATCTCGGGGCGCATCGCCGCGAGCGTGAACGACGATCACATCGGCTACATCTGGCACGAGCGGCACCCGCGCTACGGCACGCCGCAGATCCGCTTTCGGCACTCCCGTGCGGCGAGCTCGCGTGTGTTGAACGCACACTGGAACCTGTTCGATCTGAGCGACACCCCGAGCCCTGACGAGATCATGAAGATCGTCGCCGAGCGCTTCGCCGGCAAGCTGATCTACGCTTGGCAGATCTACGGGGCCACCAAGCGCGTCGCCTTCGATCAGCCTGAGCATCGCGCGGGGCGGCAGCGCAAGATCGCCTGACAGGGGAGGGGCGGGAAACCGCCCCTTTTCGCTTATAGGGGTCACGCCGCGGTGCGCCATGGATCGCCATGGATCGCCACAAATCGGCGAAATGGTTCGGCGCGGGCGGTTTTTAGGTTCGGCTGGCTTGAAATCCGGTGGCAAAGGACCGACCGTGGCGAGCCTCGGCGGGGTCGGGCCGCGGTCAGGTTCGGCGACAATCCGCATTAGGAACCTAGGATTTTCCGCGTGCCTCCAGCGTCTACCACTTCTGGTAGCTTCATATGCTCGAATGCAACTAGGGGTTGAAACCCGCCGCGCGGCACGATTGCAATCCCTAGTTGCACGCGCATAGCGCGCAAGCATTGTGCAGCGCAGCATACACGCATTGCGTGTAACGCGGAAAGTTTCGCTACTCACTATTTCGTGATCTATGCTGCATCGCAGCATGCTAGACGATTGCGCTTGCGTTCCGACAAACGATAGCGTTGCGTGTGCGCAATCGTGCCGTTGCCGCGCTTGTTTCCTGCTAGCTGGTAGCATGCTGGCATCTCGGCATGTCGAGTCGTGATGCGTGATCCCTGCCGCGCGAGCGTGCGCGGCATGTGTTCCTGCCATCGTCCCTACCATCATGCCTGCCGCGTGCCGGCATGGCAGGGAACATCAACGCTAGTGCCGAAAATCTCGCGCTGGAACGCGATTGCCGCGCTGGCAGCTACCTACCTAGCGCAAACACGAAACCCCACTGTAGCGCGTTCCCAGGGGCTTCTAAGGGGTCCTTCACGAAATCGTGAGCAACGCTCATTGCTGACGAATCCCTATTGCCATTAACGCGGCAGGCATGATGTTGTCCCATGCATCGCGATGTTGCGATGCATGCCAAAGGGAAACGACGATGACAGTCAAGATGAAGCATGACGCTACTCCCGACATGATCGAGGGGGCACGCGCGAATCTGATTCTGGCAATCGAGACGCGCGAGGCATTCGAGCGTTCCCTGATCACGGAAGCGAATGACAACGCTTCGATGATGAAGTTCCTCTCGCGCTACAAGCGCGAGGCATCGAAGCTTGACGCTTTCAGTCTCGCGTATGCTGCCGCGACGAATTTCGATTTCGTCGCGCATTTCAACAGCACGCGCTATGAGGGGGCGCGCTTCAACATCTACGCTGCCCCGAAGCTTCACTTCCTGATGCGCGTGCTGAACGGGGCAAACTGGCAGTCCCTGACTGACAGTGACTCGGCAACGCTTGCCGGCACGCTTGCCGCGCTGGAATCGGGGCACACGGAAGGCAAGCGCATTGCCAACGCGCTTGACGATTTCATGAACAGCATCGCGGGGCGCAGGGATTACAAGAGCGGGGGCACGCAAAGCGGCAGTAGCTTGCGCGCGCTTGAGGCACTCGGAATCGTGCGCAAGGCAAGCGCGCGCGCATGGGAAATTGCCGACAAGACGGCATTCAAGACGCTGGCACGCGCTGCCAGCAAGGCAACGCGCGAGTAGCGGCAGGGGCGGGGCAGGGGCAATCCCTGCCCCGTTTCACGTGAAACGTCATCACTGACAGAAGGAACGCTTCCGATGCTCAACCCCGAAACCCCGTATGCCGACATGCTGCGGCACGCGCAACGCTGGCAGGCAAGCATGCGCGCTGCCGTGTGCCGCAGCATGCATCGCGATTACATGACGCTCGCGCGCGTCTATCTCGCACAAGCGAACATGCGTTCCGCACACAACGCGCTGAATCGTGCCGCGTGTGCGCGCATGCTGTATTGCTACTTTAAGAGCTAGCAAGCGGCATGCCAAATGGGGCGGAAACGATTCCGTCCCTCCCGCGCTCAAATCGAAGTCTTAACGATTTTTTCGGGGTCAGACCCGGATCCCGCCACATCCTCGCACTGCCACCACCAACCCTTGCAGCAAAATCCTCGCCCCGCCATCACCAACCCTTGCAGCAAAATCCTCACACCCCAGCCCCACCAACCCTTGCAGCAAAATCCTGGCGCCCACTCCCACCAACACCCTTGGAGGAAGAAGGGTCTAGATTTCCTTGTCCACCACCTGCAGCGCCGGCTTGCCCTCCGCCCTGGCGCGCTCGACCGCCTGCTGCACATATGCCTGCATCAGCACGTCCAGCTCCTCGAGTCTGGGAAGGCTGCCGTGCCTGCGACGGTGCATGACCATGAAGCCGAGCTGGCGCAGCGTCACCGGGATTGCACCGAGCGCGATCGCCCGCTTCCTGACGCCGAGCGAGACATCGTAGTGGTCGCCCTGGAACCAGGCGCGCTTGAGCCCGAGCCTGTCGGCCATCGCGTGCAGCTCGTCCTCGCTGTCGGCGATCATGTGCGACATCTTCATGGAGCGGAAGCGCCCCATGGGATGCCGATACATGTCATCAACATAGACTGTCATCGCGCCGCCCCCGTCACCCGCATCACACGTATCGAAGCGGCAGCGTGAGAATGTGGTAGACGCCGAACAGCCACGGCAGAACGCCACAGACGAACCACAGAACCGTCTCGACCACCTTATGCATGGGCATGAACGGAACCCCGTCTGATGACCTGGAGAACCAGCAGATCGCTGATCCCGGCGCGCTTGATCATGTCGTTGGTGCCGCGACCGCCCGGAAAGGCGGCGACGAGATGAGGCTTGCCTTCGTCGAGCATGCGCTGATTGCGCACGAAGCCGGCGCGCAGCCCGTAGCGCATCCAGTTGGCGCGGTAGATCTCGAGCTGAATGCGACGCATCAGCGCCCATTCGCCGGCGGCGGTATCGACCCCGCGAGCGCCACCATGGATCAGCACGGCGATCGGCTTGATGGCGTGCAGGCGATCGAGCAGGTGGAAGATCTGCTGGCGCTCGGACTCGACGAGTCCGAAATCACGACCGCCGCAGACCAGCACCCTCACAGGGGATCGCCCCGTCGTGCGATCTCGCGCAGCTCCTCGCGCGAGAGACGCCGCACATAGTCACGCGGATCACGCTCGGGCGAGCGCACGTCGCCGGGAACAATGCCGGCGGTGATTCTGGACATGTCCAGATGCGTCCGAAGATGCAGATCGCCCCGAGCGGTCGGGGCACTCCTGGGACCGACCAGCTCCTGCATCGCGGCGTCCAGGCCGCGCCGCATGGACTCGAGACGCTGGGCGAGCTGCTGGCGTTCCTCGAGCAGCCCCTTCAGGAGCTCGACATCGCTCCAATGCAAGGCAAGCGGGCGCGTCTCGGGGTTCGAGACCACGCCAGCGAAACGCGCGACCAGATCCTGAAGTGCCGACTGCATGCGGGGTGCTCCATCACAACGGGGTGCGAGCGCGGGATGGAGGGAGGGAACTCCACGGGAAGTCTCGTGCCGGGCAGGAGGGGAGGGGACCCGGACACCCCGCGCTCGCAGTGCCATAATAGGCAGTCAGCGCTTACTTCGCAACGGAGACGCGCGAAGATTTTCTTGCCCTGGGGCGGGGTGTCCGAGACGCGGGCTTGCCGCGCGCGATCGGGGCGAGATGGAACACACTCACGTCCATGCCGGAGTAGATGTCGAGCTCGATGGCGATGTCGAGCGTGCGGCGCACCAGGCGCTCGGGGTCGGGCTCGCTCTCGATCAGCGCACGGCCGGCGGCGAAGGCGAAGTCGCGCCCCGAGCCGGCACCCCAGACGATGCCGGGCGGGACGGCGTGAATCGACAGATCCGAGCAGAACTCCCAGATGCCGAAGGGGCTGGCGAGCACGATCGTCATCTCGCCCCATTGCGAGGGGCCTGGTCCCTCCGAGTGCGCCTCGAAGCCGTTCTTGGCAAGCACCTCGCGCAGACGCTCGGCGAACTGCAGCGGGTGCTCGAGGTTGCGGAACAGGAAATCGCGCGCCGCCTGCATCGACACCAGCACGGCATACTGTCCGGCCGAGCCGGCGGCCCAACCATTGTCGCCCAGCACCCACTTCGAGACCGGGCCGAGCTTGAGACCGCCGGCGCTGATCATGCCGTCGGAGCCGACCCAGGTGCCGCGTTCGGGCAGATGGTAGGCGGCGAGGGTGGTCACGACACGGCCTGCGCCGCCGGGGCCGGCTGCACTGGCTGCACTGGCGCGAAACCGAGCGTCTGCTCGAACAGCAGCGCGGCCTGCGCCTCGAAGTGACGCAGATCGCCCGCATTATCCAGCGTATAGTTCACCAGTGACGTATCATAGTGGTCGAAATCGTTCACCGGGACATGGCCGGGGCGACGCACCTCGATCACGACGCCGCGGCGCTCGCGATAGGTCAGCCCCTGCGTCTTGCGCACCGAGGGGAAGACGAAGAAGGGGTGATCCCAGAGCTCGGTATCGGCGTGAAAGCGCCGCTGCAGCGCTCTGAGCGTCAACTCAGGGATGATCTGCTCGCCGTAGTGGCTCTCGAGCAGATTGCCGAGCTGGCCGAGGAGCTGACGATGATCGAACGTCCTGCCGCAGAGCTCGATCCGCTTCGCCTTGCCTTCCTGAGTCGTCACATCGTCCCAGGACAGCCCGTAGAGCGCCATCGCGGCGCGCCGCAGCACCTCGCCGTCATCGACCAGATGAGCGTTGTAGCGGCGTTCCAGGAACTCGGCGAGCGTGGTCTTGCCGGCCTTGGGCGCGCCACAGAGCGCGATCAGCGTGGGGCGGTGACCGGGGTGATGGCTGGGGCGGACATTCATGCGGACTCTCCGGATCGACACGACGTGAGAAGTTCATGGAAGATCAAAGCGATGATCCGCTCATCTGGACGGACATGGCGGGGTCTCGCCGACCGCGAGCACAGGGATACCCGGCGTCTCCGCCTCGTCGAGATGCGGATTGATTAGATGCCCCGCGATCCGGCGCCCGCGCTCGGGGCCGAGCCCCAGCTCGCCGGCTGCGCGCACGACCGCCTCGTAGAACGTGAGATTATCCTCGTGATCGCGCAACAGAATCGCGGCGGCCGTGACCAGCACGGCAGTCACCTGCGTCGTCTCGCTGGCCGCGAGACGGTCATCGGCTGGGATTCTGAGAATCCCCGCCGAATGGCAGGGAAGCACGAAGGCTGCATCATCGGGCCCGATGATCACCGCGCGAATCCCGGCCCAGCGAAAGACCGGGTTGGCCAAACCGATCAGAGCCCGACGAAACCAATGCCGCATTGATCCACTCACTGTTGACTGCCTAGTCTAGCATAGACCCCGCGCGCTGTGGAGCAACGCGCGACACAGACGGCCCGATCAGGGGACACGAAACTTGACCGGCCTGCCGGGGCGTCGCGGCTTGAACCCCACCTGCTTGATCTCCTGCGCGATCTCGGCGACGGAGCGGGAAATCACCAGATACTCGACCACGCTGGAGCGCGGCAACCCGCTCAGCTTGGAGATCTTGGCGAGCTGCTCGCGGGTCAGACTGCTGACCCAGATCGTCGTGCTGGTCCCCTCCGACCCGGTGCGCTTGGTGCGCCGCTTGACGGGGGTTTCGGATGTATTCGCCGCCTCGATCATGTTGTCGAGGCTAGGGGTGCTTCCATGACGTGTAGTCAAAGTCGCCTCCTTCCGGCAGGATGTTTTCGGCAAACCCAGGGGTCTGGAGCAGGATGGCGCGGCGCGTCAACGCATGCTCCTGCAGCGTGCGATTGCCGGCATCGGCGAAATCCAGCACATGGCACAGATTGGGGCCGGTTTTCTTGGCCCTGAGGCCGCGCCCGATACGCTGGCGATGCGCCACCTCGGCCTTGCCGCCGCCAGCAAGCACGACCAGGCCGACCGCCGGCACATCCACCCCGACATCGAGAATGGTCGATCCGATCAGCGCCTGCAGCTCGCCCGAGGCAAGCGCACGCAGGGCGCGCTGACGCTCGTCGTTCTGGTGCTCGCCGAAGATGAAGGCCGTCTTGACCCCCGCATCCCTGAGCGCCCCGAGCAGGATTTCGCCGTGCTTGCGACGATTGATCAGAATGAGCGACGGCAGACCATAGGCGGCGGCGCGCCCCACCTCGAACACGATCACGCGATTGCGTTCCGGGTTCTCGACAATGCCCAGGTCATAACAGGCGGGCCAGCGAGTTGAGCGCCGCAACCCTGGCGGGGCGGGCGCGTCGGCGATCTTGAAACGCGGCCGGGCCAGAATGCCGCGCTCGATCAGAAGCTGCTCCGAGACGTCGATGCCGATCGGCCCGAAACCCGCCATCAAACGCATATTCGCCTCGGCATCGGGGCGCATGAACGGGGTGGCGGTGAGCGCCAGACGGTAATGCGCGTTCAGGCAGTGCTGCAGGATCTCGAAATACTCGCCCCCGCCCGCCTCGTGCGCCTCCTCGCCGATCACGACCTCGAAGTAGCGCAGCAGCGCCAGCGTTCGCATGCGATCGGGGTGATTCTCCACCAGACGCGCGGCGAAGGTCTGCACCATGCCGATATTCACGCCGCGCCGCGGATCCCACACCCCGTCGCCGATGAAGCCAGGGGTGAAGCCGGCGGCACGGAACCCCTCGGCCATCTGATGCGCAAGCACCGTGCGGGTGGTGAGGAACAGCGTCGGCCGGCGGATCGTGCCGACCGCCTGAACGGCGATGTTGGACTTGCCTCCTCCGGTCGCCACGCGCGCGATCATCCGCCCGTGCCGCAACAGCCTCCTGACCGTCTCAGACTGGTAATCATACCTGGGATCGAAGCCGAACCCCAGATAGTCCACGCTGCCGAGCACCGGGCCCAGGGGCTCAGGCGGAGGCTTCACCACCACCCGCACGGAATGGCCGAGTCGGACCAATTCGCGCTCCACCACCGGCACAAACCCGGCCGGGAAGGTGCCGGTGCGGAAGTCGAAGAACGAGCTGCGCCCGTCCCAGCGGCGCGCCTTGAACGCCTCCGAGCGCTCATAGCCCTCGACCTGGTAGGAAAGCAGCTCGGAAACCGCGAGCTTCACCTCGCGCGAAGCGTCGAGCAGGCGCGCCGCGACCGCGTTGGCGGCCAGGCGCAGCGTCTCGCCGGTCGGCAGGGCTTGAGTGAGCGATGTCGGTTGCACGGAATCTCCCCCGAGACTATAGTAAATCACCACTGATTGAACAACAACAGATGACGATCACATCTCCGAACCCTCTCGCGGTCACGCTGCGCGACCCGCACACCCTCGTGCCGGCGCCGTGGAATCCCAATCGCGCCACCCCCGAAGACGAGCGGAAGCTGGACGAGAGCATCCGCCGCTTCGGCATGTTCAAGCCGGTGATCTGCCGCGAACTGCCGACCGGCGCGCTGCAGATCCTGGGCGGGCACTACCGCGTGCAGGCAGCGCTGCGCCTCGGCATCAGCGAGGTGCCGGTGATCAATCTCGGCACGGTCGATGACCGTCGCGCCAAAGAGATCACCCTGATCGACAACGGCCGCTATGGCCGGGACGACACCATGGCACTGGCGGGGCTGCTGGAGGAACTCGGCAGTCCAACCGAGCTCGCCCTGTTCATGCCCTACGACCTGGTCGAGATCGACGCGATCTGCGCCGCCAGCAAGATCGACCTGGAGACGCTCGGGCTTGTCGAGGAGCCCGAGGAGAAGGCGATCGAGGACAAGCCCGCCCGGGCGCCCAAGACCCACGAAATCCTGCGTCTGAAGGTCGCGCTGGAGGATGCCGAACGGGTGCGCCGCACCCTCGAGACGATCATGCAGGCGCAGGGCTTCACCGACAGCGACGCGCTCACCAATGCCGGCGACGCGCTGGTCTGGCTGATCAATGACTGGCTCGAGCAGACAAAAGGCGAGGGGTGATGCGTCTCAAGTTCGAGGATTGCCGCGACTGCCGCCACCGCAGACGGCCAGCGATCTGCCGCGACTGCGACTATGGCGAGCTGTTCGAGGACCGCGAACGCATGACCGTGGACGAGCTGTTCAAGCAGACCACCGCGCGCTTCGGAGACTCAGTCATCCATGACGATGACACCCAGGACGACGATCTGCCGCAGGACGAGAACGACGATGAGTGAACCCAACATCCGGCTGATGCCGCTCGAGTGGCTGCAGCCCTACGCCAAGAACGCCAAGCTGCACCCGCCGGAGGAGATCAAGCGTCTCGCCGCGACCATCAAGCGCTTCGGCTGGGATCAGCCGATCGTCGCCGAAGCCGACGGGACCATCATCAAGGGCCACGGCCGTCGCCTGGCCGCGATCGAGCTCGGGCTCGACACGGTGCCGGTGTGGATTCGCAGCGATCTCAGCAGGGCCGAGGCCGATGCCGCGCGCATCGCCGACAACGCCGCCTTCGGCATGCGCTACGACACCGCGCTGATGCAGGAGGAGCTGCGCCGGCTGATGGCGGAGGCGCCGGAGATCTCGCTCGACGACCTGGCGCTTACCGACAAGGATCGCACCCTGCTCACCGAGCAGCTCGATCGCGCCGACGCCGACGCCATCCTCGACGAGATGGACAGCGAGATCGAGCGGCAGAAGAAGGAGGATGCCGAACGGGTCGAGAACGCGGATGCCGAGATGGTGCCGCTCGCCAAGGCGTTCGGCTTCGGCAAGATCCGCAAATCCGACGAGCGCGTGCTGATGAGCTTCATGGCCGAGGCCGAGGCGGCAACCGGCAAGGAAGGCTACGAGGCCTTCATCGGCGGGCTGAAGCTCGCCGCCGAGCGAGGGTTCGCGTGATCTACACCATCACCAGGGGCTTCGAGACCCGCACCGAGCGCTCCGAGCGCGTGCTCGAAATCGCCGAAACCTTCGGCCTCGGGCTGAGCGACCGCCGGTTCTGGGTATTCCGCGACCTGAAGGTCGAGATCAGACAGGGCGAGGTGGTCTACATCACCGGCCAGTCCGGCAGCGGCAAGTCGCTGCTGCTGCGCGAACTCTCGGCGCAGATGAGCGCCTCGGGGCTGCGCGTGACGAACATCGACCAGGTGGAGCTCGAGGATCGCGCCCTGATCGACCAGGTGGGCCGCTCGATGAGCGAGGCGATCGAGCTTCTGAGTCGCGCCGGCATCAACGACGCCTACCTGGCCATCCGCAAGCCGGCCGAGCTGTCCGACGGGCAGCGCTATCGACTGCGCCTGGCGAAGCTGATGCAGACCGAGGCGGATGTCTGGGTCGCCGACGAGTTCGGCGCCGTGCTCGATCGCGTCACCGCCAAGGCGGTGGCCTTCAACGCCCAGAAGCTCGCCCGCGCCCGCAAGGTGACGCTGCTGGTCGCCACCACCCACACCGATCTCGAAGAGGAGCTTGGACCCGATCTGCTGATCACCAAGCGCTTCCAGAACAGGGTTGAACTTGTCCGGAAGGATCAGTAAGCGATGACGATCAAGCAGAGACTGCGCCGCTATCTCAAGGAAATCGGACGCGGCGGCTCGCGCCTGCTGAACGCGATGTTCGGCGGGCCCGGGGACGTGACCTTCTCGGCCTGGAGCTGGGAGCTGGTGCTGCGCGGCAGCGCCTGGGGACGCTGGCGCGTCCGGGTGCTGGACGCGATCAGCGGCGAGAACCACTGCTACGACGCCTGGATCTGGCACCGCACGCGGGGGCTGATCGTCCGATGAACCCGCAGGTCGTGATCATGGACATCGACGGCACGCTCGCCAATGCCGATCATCGCCTGCACCACATCCGGGGCATGACCTCGGAGGAGGCGGAGCAGAAGGCGGAGGGCTGGCGCGCCTTCCTCGCCGCCGCCGAGCATGACTCGGTAAACGACGAGATCCGCTTCCTCAACAACGTGCTGCACGAGCACGCCCTGGTGTTCATCGTCACCGGGCGCAACGAGAACGATCGTGCGATGACGCTCGCCTGGCTGGCGCAGCACGGCATCCTCTACGACCGCATCTACATGCGCCGCGCCGACGATCGCCGCCCGGACACCGAGGTGAAGCGCGAGGTGCTGGAACAGATCCGCGCCGAGGGGTTCAAGGTGCAGTTCGCGGTCGAGGACCGCGCTTCGGTGACCGCCATGTGGCGCGCCGAGGGGCTGCGCTGCCTGCAGGTCTGCGACGGCAAGTATTGATGAGCTGGGCCGACACCCTGCTGGTGTTCGCCAGCTCCTACGCGCTGGTGTTCCTGCTGGTGATCCAGCAGCGCACGATCCAGGCCTCGCGTTACCTGATGGCGTTCCTGTTCTCGAGCCTGATCGGCGTGGTCAACACGCTGATCGTGCGCGGCGCGGTCGGCGACGACCTGACCTGGTTCCTGATCGCGCACTGCCTGGGCGGCTCGTCCGGGGTGGTGTGCGCGATCTGGCTCTATGACACCGTGCTCGGCCACAAGGACAAGAGCGCATGAATTGGCAATGGCCAGCACCAGTCAGTCCGGAATTGGCACAGCGTCAATTCGAGGCGCTGAAGCGATCCGATGGCACCATGGACGATGACCTGAGCGCGATCTTCAGCGGCTCAGACTGCGCCATCCGGCGTGTTCCCAAACCACGTGCGCGCTTCCCGCTGCTCGAGGAGATGTGGGTCGAGCGCGGCGATCGAGCGGATTGGGACCTGCTGCACGGGCTTCACTACAAGATGCAGTCCACGCCGGTCGGGGCGAAATACTGGCGCGTGCGCTTCCGCGGCGAGACCATCGGTGTCTGCGTGTTCGGCATGTCGCGCCCGCTCTTGAAGGAGCGCCACGCGATCTTCCCGCGCCTGACCCCGGGGCAGGACACGCAGCTCACCAACATCCACCGCTACCGCTACATCAACGACAACTTCCGGGTGATCGGGCGGCTGGTGGTGGACACGATGTTCCGCTCCGCCGGCGTGGCCTACCGCTTCGCCAACCTGGCCTCGCGCATGACCGGCTTCACCTACATCGAGATCCAGTCCTCGATGTCGAAATACAACCTGTTTGCCCAGCGTGCCGGCTTCACCTTTGTTCGGCCGATCCGCTCGCCCAACTACGACAAGGGGCTGCGCTTCATGCGCCGCTTCTTCGCGGCGCATCCTGGCGATCAGGAAGCACTGATGGAGGAGTTCGCGCGTTTCCCGCCCGCCATGCAGAAGAAGGTCGAGCGGGAGCTGAAGGCCTTCTACTACGACCATTCGCCGCTGGAGAAGACCGGCTCGCGGCGCTTCTACAGCGATCGGGTGGTGGACAATTGGGGGGTGCGCCGCACCATCTCGAAGATCCAGGGGCTCTGCTTCGCCAGCCCGCTCTACGGGCTCTACAAGAACCCCGACGCGGTCGGGCGCGCCGGCGCGAGCTGGGGCGGGGATCTGCCCGCTCGTCTGCCGCTGCTCGCCTTCGACCTGCAGGCGCCCGAACAGCCCCTGGCACTGGCGCGGCTCGACAAGGTTCCGGGTTGGGGCGAGCTGCAGGCGGCTCTCGCCACGCACCCTGAATGGGGTGCGCCGACGCGGCTCCCGGAAGGTTTCCTGGAGGCGGAGGACGATGGCGAGGAGCTGCAGGATCTGCAGGAGGTAAGTCATGCGTGACTATCATAGTCTGGACGGGGTTGGAGAGGCAACATGAGCCCGAAAATGAAACGGGTGCTGAAGCTGGTGGCGGCGGCACCCTCTGGGAAGGAGCTGAGCCTTGATGATCTCATCAGGGTTCTGGGAGAGGGTGCCAGCAGGCAGGCGATGCAGTCCACCATCCGCTACCTGGAAGGGAAGTATCTCCTGGAGAGGGTCTATGAGACCCGTGGTGGCAAGGTTCGCATGGTGCTGAGGCCTACCCCGAGGGGAAGTGCCATGGCTGCCGCGCTGGAGAGGTAATTCCTGGGGGAGATTCAATGAGTTAGAGAGCATGGTTTGCGATTCTTGTTGATTTTCCTGGGAGGGTGTTGAGATTCTTGAGTGTTTTCAATGGGTTGGAGAAAGATCGAAACCTTGGCTGCAACGATGTCTTCGGGCTAAGTTTGTAGTATTTATGTATATATATTATATATATAATACTTATATATCTTACGTAGAAAGAGGGTGTTTGGCTTCAAGGGGCAGGGACGCAAAAATCTCACTTAGCGCTGAGTTAGCCCCTTGATGTGGCATTTCTGCCACAGGTATAGGTCAGTCAGCCGTGAGTGTGTTATGATGTTGCGCAGCAGCGCCAGAGAACGCAATGAGTGACGCGAACCAGGACAAGACCGAACTTGACGCGGGAGAGGGCAGGCCTGCCCGGCCCATGCGCAAGCTGTTCCCGAAGGAATGGCTCGAGATCGTCGGCATGGCCAAGTCCGGCGTGCCGGTCGAGAAGATCGCCAAGAGCTTCGGCGTCCAGCCTTCCACGATCTACAAGGGCCTGAAGCGGCGCAACATCACGATCGGCGCCTACACGCCCTCGGCCGCCGAGGTGCATGAGAGCGCCGAGCGGCGCGAACTGATCGCCAGGATCAAGGAGACCAAGGACAAGGACTACCGCTTCACCGAGTTCCTGCAGCGCCAGGTGGTCACTCTGATCGCCGAGCAGCAGAAGGAGAAGCGCCCCTTCGCCGCCGTGATCGACGACGTCAAGGCGCTCAAACTGGCGCTCGACGCGGTGCGCTCCGGCACCGACAACAAGTGGAAGATCCTCGGGCTCGACAAGGAGAACGACGACGCCGACAAGGAGCTGCCGGAGCTGCCGCTGCGCGAGCTCACCGAGGACGAGATCGCCGCGATTCGCGACCGCCAGATCATGGAGGATGGCGGCGAGGCGCTCGAGGCGCTCGATGGCGAGGACGAGGGCGAGATCGTCGAGGAGTCCGGCGAGCCGGACGAGGACTGAATGCCCGCGCTCGCCGCGCGTCCGGCCGTCGTCGGCCTGGCGCTCCATCCGCGTCAGAATCAGGTCTTCCAGGCGCCGCATCGCTTCAAGGTGGTGGTTGCCGGGCGGCGCTGGGGCAAGTCCAAACTCGCCCTTGCCGAGCTGCTGCGCGCCGCCAAGAAGCCGCGCCAGCTCGTCTGGTATGTCTGCCCGACCTACCGCATGGCGAAGCAGATCATGTGGGTGGATCTCATGGACACGATCCCCCGCGCCTGGATTCGCAAGTCCAACGAGACCGCGCTCGAGGTGCTGCTGGTCAACGGCTCCAGGATCTGCCTGAAAGGTGCGGACAAGGCCGATACTCTCCGCGGCGTCGGCATTCACTACCTGGTCATGGACGAGATGCAGGACATCCGCCCCGAGGTGTGGGACGTGGTGCTGCGTCCTACGCTCGCCTCGACGCGCGGGCGTGCTCTGTTCGTCGGCACGCCGAAATCCTACAACCACTTCTACGAGCTCTATCAGCGCGGCCAGAAGGAGATCAACCAGAAGACCGGCCAGTGGAGGAGCTGGCAGTTCCCGACCATCACCAGCCCCTTCATCCCGCTCTCCGAGATCGAGGCGGCGCGTGCCGACATGGACGAGCGCTCCTTCCGCCAGGAGTTCGAGGCGACCTTCGAGTCGATGTCCGGGCGGGTCTACTACAACTTCTCGCGCACGATGCATGTCGGGGATTACCCGTTCAACCCCAAGCTGCCGATCTGGATCGGTCAGGACTTCAACGTCGATCCGATGTGCTCGGTCATTCTGCAGCAGCAGGTGAACGGAGAGATCTGGGCGGTGGATGAGATCTACCAGCCCAACTCCAATACCGACGAGGTGATCGACGAGATCGAGCGTCGCTACTGGCGCCACATGAAGCAGATCACGGTGTTTCCTGACCCTGCCGGCGCCAATCGCTCGACGCGCGGGCGAGGGGAGAGCGACATGGACATCTTCCGCGAGCGCGGCATCCTGCGCCTGCGCTACCGCCGCAAGCACCCCTCGGTGACCGATCGCGTCAACGCGGTCAACCGCATGCTGCGCACCGCCGACGGCACGATCCGCCTGCGCGTGAACGGCGCCTGCCGGCATCTGATCGAGAGCCTGGAACAGACCCTCTACAAGAAGGGCTCGCCCGAGATCGACAAAAGCCAGGGGCTCGAGCACATGACCGATGCGCTCGGCTACCCGATCGAGCTGCTGTTCCCGCGCCGGCGCATCGAGCCTGTGGGCGTTTCGATCTGACGTTGCGTCTTAGTCAGCGCTGAGCTATACTTCCCCCGGAGAGACGCATCGTGCCCTTTACCCTCCCAACCGAGCAGAAGGAGCTGCTGGCCCTCGTGGACCGGCGGCACCCGCGCTATGCCGAGCGTCTGGCGCACTGGCTGTTCTGCCGGGCGACGCATGACGGCGGGCGCGACTGGTTCCTGACCAACATCTTCCGCTACCTGAAGGAAGGGAACCGGGAGTTCAGGGATCGTCTGAGGCGCGCCTATCGCTTCAATCACACGCGCGAAGTCGTGCGCCTGGTGACCAAATACATCTTCAAGTCGGGTGTCATCCGCAATCTGGAGGAGACGCCGAAAGAGCTTCGGCGCTTCTGGAAGCACACCACCGTGAAGGGCGCGGGGATCGACGAGTTCATGCGGCGCGCCTCGGATCTGGCGTCGATCTACGGTCGGGTCTGGCTGGTGGTGGACAGCGACGTGCCGGCGGATGTGCTCACCCGTGCCGATGAGCAGAGCGGGCGGTCGCGTCTGTTCGCCTACACGGTCACGCCCGAGGACATGCTGGACTATGCCTGGGACGATCATGGCGAGCTGCTCTGGGCGCTCTGGCGCGTGACGTATCGCGATGACGCCGATCCCGTGCTGTCCTCCGGCGCGGTGCTGCCGCGCTACATGCTCTGGACGCGCGAGGGTTTCGCCGTGCTGCAGGAGCATGCCGGGCGCCGGCGCGAGGAGCGCCAGATCGAGGTCATCCGCGTCGGCGACAACCCGATCGGCCAGGTGCCGCTGGTGCCGCTCGACGAGCAGGAATCGGACGATCCCTACGATGTGCCGGGGCTGATCGCCGACATCGCCTATCTCGACCGCGCGGTCGCCAACTACGTTTCGAATCTCGACGCGATCATCCAGGATCAGACCTTCTCGCAGCTCGCCATGCCTGGCCAGGGGCTGCTGCCGGGCGAGGATGCCTACAACAAGGTGCTCGAAATGGGCACCAAGCGCGTGTTCATCTACGACGGCGAGGCCTCCTCCGGGCCCGAATACATCTCCCCCGACGCCTCGCAGGCGCAGGTCATTCTCGGCACGATCAACAAGATTATCGCCGAGATCTACCACTCGGTCGGGCTCGCCGGCGAGCGCACCAAGCAGGACAACGCGGTCGGCATCGACAATTCCTCCGGCGTGGCCAAGGCCTACGACTTCGAGCGGGTGAACAGCCTGCTCGCCGGCAAGGCGGATGTGCTGGAGCGCGCCGAGGATCGCCTGCTCGCTCTGGCCGCGCTCTGGATCGGCGTCAAGCTTCCCAGGGGCGAGGACGACGAGGTCAAGGATCTGGTCAAGTATCCCGACAGCTTTGACGTGCGCTCGCTCTACGACGAGTTCGAGATCGCCGAGAATCTGGCTCTGCTCGAGGCCCCCGACGAGGTGCGGCGCGAGCAGATGCGCACCCTGGTCGCCAAGATGTTCCCGCGCCATCCGCGCGCGAAGCTCGAGGCGATGGAGAAGGACGTGGCGGCCTGGCCGCCACGGGCGGAGATCGCCCCCGCGGGATCGCCGTTCGATCAGCCGACGCCTGGGCGCCGTCCCGTCGGGTCCCAGCCCCGCCAGGGCCAGGTCACGGCCGACACCGACACCGAGTAACACATCGCAGAGAGTGGACGTCATGCCGAGCATCACCCCGCCGATCGCCGTTCCAGGTTCCGGCTACAAGGACAAGGTTCCGGTCGCCCTGTCGGCCGAGTTTGCGCATCGTGGCCTGCGGGGCCTGATGGCCGACATGCTGCGCTACGGCGTGCGCTTCGAGCCGGAGAATGGCAGCGGCGGCGGCGTGTCCGATGTCGGCGACAACGCCGGTGATGCCGGCGACGACGGGCAGAGCGAGACTCAGAAGAAGCCTGTCAAGCAGGCGAAGAAGCCTGTCAAGTCATCCGACAAGAGCGACGGGGGCGATGATGGCGCGAGCGATGATGCGCGCGCCGCGCTCGAGCGTCAGATTCGCGATCTGAACGAGCGTCTCGCCGGCTACGGTGACGCCACGCCCGAGGAGATCAAGGAGCTGCGCGATCTTCGCCGGCGTGCCGACGAGGAGAAGGTCAAGCGTGACAAGGAGGCGCGCGAGGCCGAGGAGCGGCGTCTGCGCGAGACCGGCGATTTTGAGACGCTGAAGCAGCGCATGGCCGAGGAGCATGAGCGCGAGGTCGAGACGATCCGCAAGCAGGCGCGCGAGCTCGAGGGTCAGGTCGAGGCGTTGACTCGTCAGGTGCAGAACATGGCGCTCAGCTCGGCCTTCTCAGGGTCGCGTTTCATCGCCGAGGAGACCGTGCTGACCCCAGGCAAGGCGCACAAGATCTACGGCGATCACTTCGAGGTCGAGAACGGCACGGTGGTCGGCTACGACGCTCCCAAGGGGGCGGAGAAGCGCACCCGGTTGGTGGACTCGCGCGGCCGTCCGCTGCTGTTCGACGAGGCGATGAAGCGTCTCGTCGAGACCGACGGCGATCGCGATCTGGTGCTGCGCGCGAAGCAGAAGCCGGGTTCCGGCGTAGTGCCTTCGGGCAGCAAGCCGGCCGAGAAGAAGTCGGCCGAGATCAGTGGCATCGCGCGCATCAAAGCCGGTCTCGGCGCGCTGATGGGCAGCGCCGACTGATTCGGCTACCCACTCAGCATTGACTGAAAAAAGATGTTGGCGCGCGCCTTCATTCGTGGCAGAATATAAGTCACTGATGAGTGACGGCCTCGTGCCGATCTGAGAAAGAGGAACACCCATGCCCCTGCTTCGCACCGAGGCCGAGAAGCTGTCGAACAACCATCTCGTCGCCGGCGTGATCGAGGAGATTCTCGACACCGACGAGATGTTCGCGCTGCTGCCGTTCGTCCAGGTGAACGGCAAGGCCTATGTCTACGACCGCGAGAACGCCCTCCCGGGTGCCGACTTCCTCGACCCGAACGACCCGATCAACGAGAGCGCGGCGACCTTCACCGAGGTGACGGCCAAGCTCAAGATCCTCGCGGGCGACGTGGACGTGGACAAGTTTCTCGCGCAGACCATGGGCGACACCAACGACCAGGTGGCTATTCAGGTCGCGGCCAAGGCGAAGGCGGTGGCGCGCAAGTTCTCGGCCACGCTCGCCGCGGGCGATGTGACCGTGGACGCCAAGAGCTTCGACGGCATCCCCAAGCTGGTCGCGGCCGGTCAGACCATCACCGCTGGCGCCAACGGCGCGGCCGTGTCGCTGTCGATGATCGACGAGCTGAAGGACGCGGTGCCGCTGCGCCCGGACGCCTATGTGATGCGCAAGGGCACCTGGCGCGCGATCAAGGCGCTGCTGCGCGCCGCCGGCGGCAACACCGCCGAGACCATGATGCTCGAGAACTTCGGTCGCCCGGTGCCCGCGTTCGATGGCATCCCGGTGCTGGTGAACGACTTCCTGGTCGCCAACGAGGTGCAGGGCACGGCGCCCAACACCTGCTCGATCTATGCCGTGCGCTTCAACGAGGCCGACGGCCTGCACGGGCTCTATGGTGGGCCGAATGCCGGCATGGTGGTCGAGAACATCGGCACCGTCCAGAACAAGGACGCCAACCGCATCCGCGTGAAGTGGTATTGCGGTCTGGCGCTGAAGTCCACGCGCTCGATCGCGCGCATCAAGGGCATCACCAACATCTAGTCATCGGTGAGTGCCTGACCACCCTGAAGGAAGGGCGGGGCGTGCCTTCCCCGTCTGAGTGAAGGGCGGGGCGCGCGCCCCGCCCTTTTTTTCGTCACTGACACGGATTGATGATGTCGGATCAGACTCCCGAGAACACGCCTGAGCAGCTCGAATCCCAGAGGTCGGGTGAGGTCAATCCCTTCCGCCCGCGACGGATTCGCATCATCGAGAGCGGCTGGGAAGGATTCACCGGCGATTTCGGCGTGACGGCCTTCGTCGCCGGCGTGTCGGTGGATCTCGTGCCCTGGATCGAGCAGCAGCGCCTCGGCGGGCTGCTGCGCATCGAGTCCGCCGAGAGCGACGAGATCGAGGCCCAGCTTGGTCCCTCCGCCGAGCTGGTGCGCGGTCGCGCGCTTGCTGCTGACGATGAGCGCGTGGCGGCCGTCAATACCGGCGTTGCTGGCGTGAACGGTGAGATGAGGCTCGCGATCGAGCGGTTCACCCGCGAGGATCTCGAGGACATCGCCGATCGCAAGGGCATCAACGGACTCCGCGATGTCGCCAAGGCCTGGGGCGTGAAGGGTCGCTCGATCGCCGAGCTGATCCACGAGATCCTCGAGGCGCAGGAAGCGGCCAACGCAGGCGCGGTGCCGGACTCCGCAACCTCCCGCGAGGTGAACTGACATGAGCTCCCTGACCGACACGGCGGAGACGCTGCTGCTGCAGTGGCTGCTTACCGCCAGTGCAGTGACGCGGCCGACCGTCTGGTATGTGGGCATCGGCTCGGGCGCGACCGAGGCGGGGTTGACGGGCGAGTTCGTGGGCAACGGCTACGCGCGCAAGGCGGTGACCTTCGGCGTTGTGAACGGGCTGGCGGAGAACAATGCGGCGGTGCTGTTCGACGCTGCCACCGGGCTCTGGGGCACCGGCTCGCATTTCGGCATCTTCGACGCGCTCACCGGCGGCACCTGTCTGCTCAAGGGGGCGATGAGCACCTCGAAGACCTACGACACCGGCGACCGTCCGGAGTTCGCGGTCGGCGACATCGACGTCTCCTTCACCAACCTGCCGACCGATGCCGCCACGCTGGTGCTGCAGTGGCTGCTCACTGCCGTCGCGGTGACGCGCCCGACCGCCTGGCATGTGGCGCTCGGCACGGGCTCGGGTGTCGCGGGTCTGACCGGCGAGCCGGTCGGCAACGGCTACGCGCGCAGAAGCACGACCTTCTCGGTGTCGGGCAATGTGGGCTCGAACCCGTCCAGCGTGCTGTTCGACACTCTCACCGGGCCGATCGGCAGCATTTCGCATGGCGGGGTGTTCACCGCCGCCACCGCCGGCACCTGCCTGTTCGCGGGCGCGCTCGGTGCCGCCAAGACGTTCGATGCCAATGACCGTCCGGAGTTCGCCGCCGGCGCCCTGTCGCTGTCGCTCGACTGATGTTTTTGGTTAGCGCTGACTAATTCTGACGGAGAACGTCATGGGTATTCCGATGGCATTGCGGCTGGTGCTCGAGCCGGCGAGCGGTTCCGAGTTCGAGCCTCCCAAGGCATGGCTCGAGGCCGCGCGTCACGGCCTGGCGAGTGCCGCCGACCTGGCGGCTCTGGCCGCGCGTGTCATGCGGATCGAGGCAGACACCAATATCCGCGTGATCGTCGATCCCGACACCAACGTGCTGAGGATCAGCGCGGTCGGCGGGGTGGCGTCTTACCGCACGGTGTCGGCTGATGCCGCGCTTGATCTCGACGACAACGGCCGCGTCGTCGAGGTGGATAGTGCTGTGCCGGTGACGCTCGCGCTGCCGACCGGCCTGCCGCGCGGCTGGGTCTGCCTGGTGCGCCAGGTCGGCGCCGGGACGGTGACGGTGCGGCGCGCCTCGGGCGTGCGCATCGCACCCGATGATGGCGATCTGGCGACGGCCGCCCCATGGCAGGAGATCGCGCTCGAGTCGCGTGGCGACGATCAGGTGATCGGTCGCGTGGTGTGACACCCTGACATGAGCTTCCGGCACGCACACGAGGCCACTGAGACCTCGAACACCACCAACCAGTTGAACGGCGCGGGCGCGCACGTCACCGACGGCGTGGGTGTGATCGGGTCGGATCAGGCCGGCTCGGCGGTGCTGGTCAAGCGTCTGCCGCTCGGGGCTGAGCTGGAGATCGTCGAAGGGCGGCTGGGGAGGGTGCTGGAGCCCGCTTCGATCTACCGGGCGTTCCACGACTGCGATTGCTCTCTTGGCCTTCACAGCACTTTTTCCGCGGTCGCCGCCGGCACCGGTTCGGGCGTGACGGTGCCGTCCGGCTCGAGCGTGACGGCGTTGAATCGCTATGCCGGCTTGGCGCGTCTCGCCACCGGCACATCATCGACCGGCCATGCGCGCATCGTCAGCCATAGCGCAAATGGTGCCGCGTGGGTCAATGTGCGGCTTGACGACGCGCGGCGGCATATTGCCATCGCTCGCGCTGCGCCCGAGAACCTGCCGGATGGCACGAATGATTTCACGATCGCGTTCGGCTGGCGGCAGATCAACAACTATACCTCGCATGGGGTCGAGCTGGTGTGCGGTGCGGGTTTTCCGCTCACCAATCGCTGGTATCTGCGCACGCGCCGATCCGGCATTGAGACCCTGGTGGATACCGGCGTCAATGTCACCACGGTCAACACGTTCCAGCGGCTGCGGCTCGAGGTGCCGGCCGCTGGCAGTCAGGCGCTCGCTTATATCGACGACGTGCTGGTCGCGACCAGCACCAGCAATGTGCCGACCGACCAGAGCACGACCTACGGTGTCAATCTGGAGATCGTCAAGACGCTGGGGACTGCTGATCGTTTCCTGTGGTGCGACTGGATCGGCTGGCAGAGCGAGGGGGCACGCTGATGCGCGTGGTGGACATCCTCGCATGGCACGACAACAGCACTGGTCCGGCGGGCGTGCCGGCTCGCTGCGTTGAGCACGACGGATCGCGCCAGCTTGGCGCGGGCGAGACGCGCCTGACAGCGGACGAGTATCGCGCGCAGCAGCCGGTCTGGGCCGCGGCCTACGAGACATGGATGGCGCAGCAGCCGCCGCAGCCGTCGATCGAGCCGGTGCCGTTCGAGGTCACCAACTTCCAGGCGCGCGCGGTGCTGCTCAACATCCCGTCGTCGTCCGGCGTTCAGGGTCGCACGCTGTTCCACGACGTGGATGACGCGATCCGCTCGCTCGGGCCGACCGCTCCCGCCTACCAGGCGTGGGAGTATGCCAACACGATCACGCGCCATGGCGCCACGGTGCAGACCATGGCCACGCAGTTCGGGTTGACCGAGGCGCAGCTCGACCAGATGTTCCGCAACGCCGCGCTGATCGAGGCGTAGCGATGGCCTGGTTTGCGCCAGGCTGGTTCCAGGCGGGCCATTTCAATACCGGCGGCAGCAGCGGGGCAATCTCGCTCGGCGTCGCTGCTGCTGCGACCACAAGTGCCCTGGTGCGGCGGCATCGCGGGCTCACGCTGCAGGCGAGCGCCGCCGTCTCGACGAGCGCGACGGCGATTCGACGTCGTGATGTCGCGGCTTCCCAGGCGGTTGCCGGCTCGGCCGCTGTCGTCGTGGCGCGCCGGCGTGCGGTTGCGCTGGGCGCTGCTGCCGCCATCGACACTGCGGTTCAGGTGCAGCGTCGGCGTCCAATAGGCTGTGCGGCGAGCGTCGCGGCGGGGCTCGCCGCAGGTGCCATGCGCCGACGCGCGCTGCAGGCGCAGGTCTTGGCTTCGGCGCAGGCTTCGGCCATCCCGGCCGACCAGGGTTTCATCTCGTTGCAGATGGGCGCGGCGGTGACGCTTGGCGCCATCGTGCAGCGACGTCGCGCTCTGGGGGTCACGGTCGGTGCCGGCGTCGGCATGACGGTGTCTGATCGGCGCAGGCGCCAGGTTTCACTTGCCTCCGCCCCGTTCACGAATCTTGCGGCTCAGCCCCGTCGTCGTCGCGCTGCCGGGCTGGCGACGGGCGCGGCGGGCATGCTCGTCGTGGCGCAGCGGCGGCGACGGCATGTTGTGGTTCATGGTGTCGCCGCCGCCGGGTTGATCGGAGCGGCGCGTCGTCGGATGCCGGTTGTGCTGCCGGCCGCCGCTGCCGCCATGCTGGAGGGCCTGGTTCGACTGCCGTTCCGCGCGCCCCCGGGCTACCGGGTCGTCGCCTCGGAGACGCTGCAGGGCGGTGCGAGGGTCGCCGCTTCGGAGACTTTGCAGAATGGCGTGAGGGTTGTCGTCTCGCAGCCTGCGTGGACGCGCATCGTGACGAGCCAACCGCGTCTCTCCGATCGCAGTCCAGACAGTCTTCAGTAGCGGCCGGGTTTCGCGTGCGTTAGTCAGTCAGCTCGGACTATAATATGTGATCTGTGGAGAACCCGCATGCCGCTGACCTGGCCCGCCAAGGATCCTGACGAGTTCCTTGATTACGGCATCGACTGGACCCCCCGGCTGGAGTCCAGCGAAACCATCGTGAGCGCGCTTTGGATCCCGCCGCCCGGGGTGACCACCTCGAACGCCTCCTGGGGTGACAAGGTGACTGTGATCTGGGTCGCCGGCGGCTCGCATGGCGTGACCTATCTGTTCACTAATCGGATCACGACCAGTGCCGGGCGCATTCTCGAGGAGACCGCGAAGCTGAAGGTCAAGAACCGATGATCTGGCGTCACGCGCAGGCGCTTTCGCTCAAGTTCGCGCTTGAGACCGTTGGCGAGCCGGATGAGATCCTGGTCACACTCGAGGACGATCTTGGCGGCCTTGTCGCCACCGGCATCGGCGACGGCATCATCATCGACAGCGAGCTGAACAGCCTGCTGGTCACGATCGACGCGGCCAAGAACACGCTGCCGGGGGGCGTCGCCTCGGCGTTCCGGCTGCTGCGCGTGCGTTACCGCGCCGAGGACGAGTTTCCGGGCTGGAAGGAGCTCGAGTTCGGCTATGAGCTGTTCGCCCTGCAGGAGCTGCAGGTTCAGCGCAACAGTTTCCAGACCTACAACGAGGCTCTGGCGATCGCGCATGCCATGCACGACATCGCTCGCTTCCGCGCCGCCTCGCGCGAGGATCGCGTGCGCGTGCTGCGTCAGGCCTGGGAGGCGCTGGTGCATCTGCCGTTCGATCTGACGCTGGAGGATCGCCAGGATCGCCTCAGCGATGTGCCCTGGCGCCAGCCGGGCGATCTGTCGCGCATGACGGCGGACGAGCTGCTGGCGCTCGATCCGCTGTTCGTGCGCGCTTTGCGGCGGGCCCAGGTGGTGGAGGCGGACGAGCTGCTCGCCGGCGACACCATCCACGCGCGCCGTCGCGACGGCCTGATGAGCTCCTCCGTGGGCGAGACCAGCCAGATGTATCGCCCGCGCAAGCCGCTCGACCTTGCGGTGTCCGTGCGGGCGCTGCGCGAGCTGCGCGGCTATGTCTCCTTCGCGGTGACACTCGGCCGCGGGGCATAGCGTGGACGGTGCGGCGCTGACCCGGATCGCCGAGCGTGCGTCCGGGCGCTATTCCCTGTTGCTGGCCGGGTTCCGTGACGGTCTCGAGCGCGTGATCGGTTCCCATAGTCCCGGCACCGATCGGGCGCGTCGGCGTCTGCGCGAGGAGGTCTATGGCTATGCCAGGGTCTATCTCGGCGAGGAGGTGCCGATGCTGCGCGAGGAGATTCTGGCGATCGGCCTCGGCGGCATGGAGGCGACCGATGCCGCGATCGGCGGCGTGACAAGACAGGGCAGGGGCGATGACATCGACGCGCATCTCGCCGAGCTCGCCGCCGATCTCGAGACCGCGCTGCGCCTGCAGATCGAGCGTGACGTGTCCCTGACGATGCGCGCGCTTCGGGATACGGCACTCGCCGGTGCCATCGGCAAGCGTCTGGGGCCGTCCAGGGGTGCACGCGGGGGTGCTGCCGCATCCCGACGCGCGGCGCTCTCAGGGCTCGTCTTCGAGTTCGTCGATCGTGGCGGGCGACGCTGGCCCTCGCCGCGGCATGTGCGTGTGCTCTGGCGTCAGGCGCTCGTGCTGGCCTGGAACGAGACGGCACTGCTGCGCATGGCCGAGCTCGGCATCGCTGCCGCCGAGGTGAATCACCCCGACCCCCAGCACGGCGAGACCGGCCGGCGTTTCGCCGTGGCCGACGGTGGCTTCTGGCAGGAGTTGCGATCGGAGGTGTTCCACCCCAACAGCAATGCCTGGCTGATCCCGGTCACTCAGTCGTGATATAATGACCGCATGGCGATCCTGTTCCCCCAGCTCACGGTGAAGCTGTTCCCCCTCAAGGGGCATGACAGCTACGGCAAGCCGCTGCTCGACGCGCCCAGGAGTGTGCGCGTCGGCGTGGTGCGCCTGCGCTTTGGCACCGCCAAGAGTTCGGTGCGCGCCGACAGCTCGGCCAGCCGTGGGCGGGTCGATGAGTCCAACGACGAGTCCGTGCTGCTGTTCGAGCCGACCGTCGCGCCGCGCCAGGGCGAGGTCGTCGAGTGGAACGGGGCCCGGCTCAGGGTCGTGCGTGTCGAGCCACGCTACACCCTCAGCGGCGAGCTGGCGCACTACCAGGTCGATCTCAGCGCCGCCGGGGCAGTCTGATGCCGGCGCGTGTGAGCAGCGATTTTGGTGGGTTCGTGGGGCGCGTGCGCCAGATCGGCGGGCGCATTCGGCGCGCGGTCAACGATCAGCTCGAACGCGAAGCCAAGATCATTCAGGATTACGCGCGGCGCATGGTGCCGGAGGAGTTCGGCAACATGGAGCGTGCGATCAAGATCGCCTCCTCCGACTATCGCCGGAGCTGGGTGATCTATGTGGACGAGACTGTGCCCGACGACACGGGCCACTACACCGTCGGGGCCTATCTGACCTTCTTGCATGAGGGCGAGTATGCGCTCGGCCCGATCAGCCGCGCCAAGCAGGGACAGGGGGTGCGCGTCGGCCCGAAGTTCCTCGAGCGCGCCTTCAACCGTGCTGTGCGCGAGGGCATGCGGCGGCGGATTGTCGAGGCGGCGCGGCGCGCGGGGGTGCTCTGATGCTGGTGATGGAGCAGGTGGCGAATCTTCTTGTTGCGGCCGGGCTCGGCACGCTCGGCAAGGATCTGTTCGTGCACGGGATGCCCGAGAGCGTGCCGGCGGGCCTGGTCGTGCTGAATCGCGTGGCTGCCAACGACATCGACTATGATCTCCCCGCCTGGCGGCGCGACGGGTTCCAGGTGGTGGCGCGGCATGGCTCCCCGCTCGAGGCGGAGAAGCTCGCGCGTCGCGTCATGGCGGCGCTGCATTTCCACGGCTGGCGCCAGCTCGCCCCGGCCGGCGCGATGACGGTGCCGACCGACGTGCTGTTCATTCGTCCGCGCCATGAGCCGATCGTCTATCCCCGCTCCCCGGGCGATCTGCACGAGGCTTCCGTCAATTTCGACTATGCCTGCGCGGCCTGATATGGCATAATAGCTAAGCACTGACTGAACACCCCTAGGAGACCATTGCACCGATGGCAAACGACCCCAAGAACATCCGTCTCGGCCCCTGCCGCGTGCTCTGGGGTGGCGTGGATCTCGGGCTGACCAAGGGCGGCGTCGAGGTCGAGGTCACCACCTCCACCAAGGAGGTGATGGTCGATCAGTTCGGCGAGACGCCGGTCAACGAGTATATCACCGGGCGCAAGCTGTCGGTGCGCTGCCCGTTCGCCGAGACCGATCTGGACACGCTGTATGCGCTGATGAAGGACGCTGGCGCCACGCTGGTCGATGACGGCATCAAGGCCTCCGGCACGATCCAGGTCGTCGCGAACCCGGTGACGAATGACACGCTGACCGTGAACGGCACGGTGTTCACCTTCAAGACCACCGGCCTGACCGGCGTGCGCGACGTGAAGATCGGCGCCAATGCCGCGGCCACGGCGCAGAGCCTGCTGGCTGCGCTGCAGTTCTCGACCGACGCCAACGTCGTCAAGGCGAACTATGCTCTGGATGTGGCCGTCAACACCACGATCGTGGTGACTCACGCCAAGACCGGCACCGAGGGCAACACCTTCACGCTCGCCCGCACCGGCACCGCGCTCACGGTTCCGGCCACCCTGACCGGCGGCACGGCGTCCACGCGCCGGCGCATCGAGATGAGCTCGGGCATCGGCCTGTCGCTGCTCGACAAGGCGAAGGAGCTGGTGCTGCGTCCGGTCGAGAAGGCCGACAACGACTATACCGAGGATTTCGTCGTGCCGCTCGCCGGCACCTCGGGCGCGATCCAGTTCGCCTATCAGCAGAACGAGGAGCGCCTGTTCAATCTCACCTTCGTCGGCTACCCGAACCCGACCACCAAGGTGATGTTCCTGTATGGCGACAAGCGCTCGGCGTAATCCGGTGCGCGCCGGCGCTGCGTCGGCTATGATTGTTCAGCGGTGAGTGTTCCCCTCCCTCGCGGGAGGGGAACGCCGCTGGAACACATGTTTTGTGAGGACGAAAGCCAACATGGCGCAGAAGGTCATTCCGCTCAATCTGGACGAGCTGACGGTTCCCACCAAGACCATTGTGCTGGATGGTGTGACGCACGTGATGCGCGAGCTCACCGTGCAGGAGTTCATCGAGCGCAGCCGCCAGGCCCAGGAGGTCGAGGCGCAGGACGCCGATCTCACCATGGCGCAGAAGATCGAGAAGATGGTCGAGGTGATCCATGACGCCTTCCCGACGCTCGCCAAGGAGCGCCTCGGCAGGCTCAGCCTGACCTACCTGACCAAGATCATCGAGTTCACCCTGAAGGCTCCCGAGGAGATCGAGCGCGAGGTCGAGGCGCAGACCAAGGGAAACGCCTGACGGGTGACCCCGACGGGGCAGGGGGCGCGATCGAGGTCGATTTCGCCTTCCTGTTCTGCCGGGTGGTCGCCCATTACGCGCTCGACCCCGAGCGCATCCTGGTGATGCCGCTGCGCCTGTTCTGGGTGCTGGCCTCCAATATCGACCGGATGCGCGCCCAGGATCAGATCGAGCTCCTCGACCTGATGATCGTCGCTCAGGCGGGCGATGTGAAGGCGAGGGGGGACATGCATCAGGCGCTGCGCGAGCGGCTCGGCACGCCGGTGCGTCATGTGAAGCCGCGCTCGTCCCGAACCGAGATTCTCTCGGTGATCCAGGAGCTGTGAAAGGGCCCGTCAGGGTTAGACGTCGATGTCGTCGGTCGGAAGTCTGAGGGTTGAGTTGGAGCTGAAGGACGGCTCCTTCACCACCCGCGTCATTCGCGCCGGAACGACGCTGAAGCAGCTCGAAGCCCAGGTCGGCGGCACTGTGGTCGCGGTGCGTCGGCTTGATACCGTCATGGCCAGCCTGGGCGAGCGTGTGCGCAATGTCGTGCTCACGCTCGGTCTGGCGCGCGCCGCGGTCGAGAATCTTCACTCGGTCTTCGGCGCCTGGGCCGTCAACATCATCAAGATCAACGCCGAGCTCGAGCGCTCGGAGGTGCTGCTGCGCGGGCTCTCGAATGCGGCCACCGAGGCCGGGCGAGCCGCCGAGGCAGCGCGGGGTGTGCAGGATCTGCTGACCCTCGCGTCCCAGTCTCCGTTTGGTCTGACGGGGTTGCAGGACGCTTTCGTCAAGCTGCGTGCGGCCGGGATCGAGCCGACCAGGGATGCACTGGTCTCCCTGGTCGATGCCGTGGCCGCCGCCGGCGGCACCGAGGAGCAGCTCAAGCGTGCCGCCATCGCCATGCAGCAGATGGCGGGCAAGGGCGTGATCTCGATGGAGGAGCTGCGCCAGCAGCTCGGCGAGGCGGTGCCGCGCGCGGTCGAGCTGATGGCGCGGTCGATGAACATGTCCATCGGCTCCCTGGTGGACAAGGTGTCCCGCGGCCAGGTTGAGGCCAAGGGAGCCCTGGCCAGCTTGGCGGCCGAGTTCGAGCGCACCTTCGGGGGTGCTGCGATCGAGCGCATGGATACGTTCGACGGCAAGCTTGCTCAGCTCGACGTGGCCTGGAAGCGCTTCGCACTCGAGTTCGGTCGCAATGCCGAGAACGGCGGCTTCTTCCAGTCCGTGAAGGATGCAATCGACGAGCTGATCGACGGGCTCGGGTCGAATCAGGCTGCGGTGTTCGCGCGGGAGCTGAACGAGACGCTCGAAGGTCTCGTCGAGGGCTTCGTCAGCGTCACGCGCACGATGATCGCCTGGCGGGAGGAGATCGCGATCGCCGGGCGCGCTTTGCTGGTCTTTTTCGCCATCACGCGGGGTTATGCGGCCCTTGTCGGTCTGCTGACTGCCCTGCGTGCGGTGACGCTGGCCTTTGCTGCGCTGCCGGGTCGCATTGCCGCCGCGACCACCGCACTGTCCGCGTTCCGCGTGGCGGCAGCCGGTGCTGCGGCACCGGCCGCAGTCGGTGCCATCGCTCAGATGGCCTCCAGCCTGACCAGTCTTGGCGGCGCGGCGCTCGGCGCGTTCAATCGCATGTCCATGTTTGGCCGGCTGATGTTCACGTTCAGTTCGGTTGGTCTGGTTATCGGGGGCCTGAGCCTTCTGGCTCAGGCGCTGGAGTGGATCGGCATCACGGCCGATCGCTCGGCCGAGGCGATCGAGCGCCTGAAGATGGGCGCGAATGACGACGAGACCGTGCGCAGGGCAAGTGAGCGCGCTGCCGCTCTGGCGCGCGATATCGACAAGCTGACGAAGGCCGAGAAGGGTTACGATGAACTTGTGAAGGCTCGCGCCCAGAGCACTTTTAGTGCACCGGGTGTCGGTGATCTTGAAACGAGTTCATTGACGATATATGGCGGTGTGAGGCGCGGTCTAAGCACGTTTGAACAAAGTCGCGATCGCATCACCGCCGAGCTTGAACGACTTCGGCGCGAGCGCGCTCAGCTTATGGCTGATATCGAAGGTGCAAACAGTGCGCGCGAGGATCAGCGCGCGGAGGTGATCGCGCAGCGTCGCATCGCGGCGGTGCGGCGCGAAAGCCGTTCGGTCATTGCCGCCTACGATCAGATGTTCAAGGAGATTCAGGAGCGGCGCAACCAGTTCGAGCGCGAGGACAAGACGACCGATTCCGATCGCATCCTGGCGCTCAATGCCGAGGCGATGGAGAAGCGCGCGCAGTTCTATCGTGACATGATCGCGATCGCCGAGCGCGCCTTGAACGAGGAGACCGAAAAGCAGCGACAGGCGCTTGAGAGAAGGGATGAGCTTGAAGCATCCCATCGGGGCCGGTCGATCGAGCGTTTGAATGAGTATATCGCCGACATTCGTCGCAGGCAGGAGGCGGCGAATCTGGAAGGCAACCCGGCGATGCTGACGGGCGCCAATCAGCGGCAGATCGACGAGGCCGAGCGTCGCATCGCGTTCATGAAGGCTCGCATCGAGGAGCTGCGCGCCGAGATCACTCGCGGCAATCCCGAGCTTGCCAAGGCGCAGACGCTGCTCGCTGAGCTCGCCAAGATGCAGGGTCTGCCGGACAGGACCAAACAGAGCTTCATCGAGGTCGCGACCGAGCTCGGCGAGGTTGAGCAGGCGGCCAAGCTCGCACGGCGCGAGATGGTGCTGATGCGTCAGATCGACAGCGGGCTCGATCGCGCGCGTGCCGATGTCGAGCGCTATACCGCGGCGCTGACTGATCCCACCTTGCCGGAGGCGCAGCGCAACTTCATCACCTTCGAGCGGCAGATGATCGCTGTGCTGCGCGAGCTTGGCACCGTGCTGGATGTCGAGAGCGAGAAGTTCAAGGAGGCCGCCGACAGGATCAACGAGGCGGTGCGTCTGGCGCGCACCGCAGCGAATCTGAGCACTGTCGAAAGCTATCTGAGTGGCGCGGACAGCGCTCGCGCCCGTGCGGCCGAGCGGGGGCCCGAGCGCGCCGCGATCCAGCGTCGACTCGCCGAACAGGCGCGCGATCGTGCGCTCGAGGCCAATCTGCAGGCCGTGCTGGACGGCGGCGTGAACAAGGCCAAGGAGATTCTGGGCGCCTTCCATGACTACATCGCTGCGATCGAGGCCGATTCCAGTCGCGCCCTGGCCTCCGCCGGAGCTCGCCTGGAAAGCCATCTGACGCGCCTGCAGGGGCGCCTGGCCGATCTCGCCGACGAGGTGCAGGGCGGGGCGGGCGAGTGGGCCAAGTTGAACGCCCAGCTCAGCGACGCCCAGAAGGCCACCGCGGCCGGCCAGCAGATCCTGATGCTGGCGCGCCAGGTCGATGACATGACCAAGCATGTCGAGGCGGCGCGCAGTGCCTGGTCGGCGCTCGAGGAGGTGCAGCGCTCCGGCGCTCAGGCGCAGTTCCGCTTCGCCGAGTATTTCGCCCAGCTCCAGGACCCCGGCGCCTCCGAGGACAGCCGGCAGATCATTGCCATGCGGGCGCGCACCAGCATGGCGCTGCAGGAGTTGCAGCGCCTCGGCGTGGCCGAGAGCGTTCTGGCGGATCAGCGCCGCTCCAACGAGGAGGCGATCACGCGCCTGACGGCCGAGTATGCCGCTCGGCAGGCGCTCGCGCATCGCGACAAGGAGCGCCAGATCCGGCAGGCGATGGCCGGCACGCTGGAGGAGCGCCGCGCGCTGGCGCTGCAGGAGCTGCAGTTCGAGGAGCAGCAGGGCCTCCGCCTGATCGAGCTCGCCAAGGTTCATGCTGATGAGCGCGCTGAGTTGGAGCGCAACCTGCAGAACTACATCGCGGCGCGCCGCGAGCAGGCGCTGCGGGAGACCGAGGGTCCGCTGGCGCGCTTCTTCCGGCAGACCGAGAGCTACGCACATCAGCTTGAGAACGTCTTCGTCAGCGCGTTCGATCGCATGGGCGATGCCCTGGCCGAGTTCGTCGCCACCGGGAAGCTCGACTTCAACAGTCTCGCCAATGCGATCATCGCCGATCTGATTCGGATGCAGATTCGTGCTGCGGCTTCGGGCCTGTTCGGCATGCTCGGCAATCTGATCGGGCCGCTCTTTGGCGGCGGCCTGTCCGCGACCGGCTACACCGCCGGGATTCGCGGCGGCTTCGGAATGCTGGTTGGCGGCGTGCATGAGGGCGGCATTGCCGGGCGCGAGGCGACGTTCTGGCGCGAGGTGCCGGAGGCGTTGTTCGCGGGCGCTCAGCGCTTCCACACTGGCGGCTGGCTGCGCGACGACGAGGTGCCGGCCATCCTGCAGAGGGGCGAGGCGGTCTTCACGGCCGAACAGCTTGCCGCGATCGGCCGCCTGAACCACTCCTACGAGCTGGTCGAGGCCGCCGTCGTGCGCATCGCCACGGCACTTGCCAGAATGCCCGAGGAGGCGGTGCCGAGCGTCGGCGTGGCCCCCGTGGCATCGGGTGGCCCCGGTGCGCGCGGTGGGGTGACGGTCAATCTGATCAACCAGTCCGGCCAGCAGCTCGAGGCTAATGCCGCTCCGCCGCGCTTCGATTTCGAGGGCATGGTGGTCGATGTGGTGATCCGCAACGCACAGCGTCCCGGGGCGCTGCGCGACACGCTGAAGGCGGTGGTCTGATGCCCATTCCCGCGCTTGACGCCACGGGTTTCCTTGCGCGCGAGGACAGCCAGTTCTTCAAGGAGGCGCCGGCTGATCCTGCCATGCGCAAGGAGATCGAGGGCGGGTTCGCGATCACGCGCCCGCGCTACACGCGCGCCCCGCCGATCACCTTCACGACCGGCTGGACCGACATTTCCGATGCCGACAAGAAAAGACTCATGACCTTCTACGCCAATCAGCGTGGCGGATCGAACAGCTTTGACTATGTTCACCCCATCGACGGTCACACCGTGCAGGTGCGCTTCGTCGGCAAGGTCGAGCCGGAATATGCGGGCTTTGGCGGCAATCATCGCTGGAACATCAAGAACGTCACTCTGGAGATCGTCTGACCGTGCCAACCCATATTTCCATCGGCACCGCCATCGACAAGTCGCGTCTCGCTTCCAACGTCACCTATATCGACTTGCTTGAGGTCGATATCATGAATCGCACCAATTGGACGGTGATCGACACGCTGCGGTTCGCGCATAACAGCGAGAATTACGTGTTCCGCGGGCAGACCTATGTGCGCGCATCCTTCACGTTCGACATTTCCCGCGGGAAGGGCGAGTTGCCCCAGATCACCATCGAAGTGGTGGACGTGGCCCAGGTGCTGCAGGCCATGCTGCAGGAGCATCAGGGCGGGACGGATTTTCCCATGCGTCTGCTGATGGTCGCCAGCACCAACACTGCTGCGCCTGAGCTCGAGGAGCGCTTCACGATCCTCTCTGCGCGAGCAAGCTCCGATCATCACATCGTCTCGCTTGAGCTTGGCGCGGAAAACCCGCTGCTGCTGCGCTTTCCGACCCGCCTGACGTCGCGCCGGCGCTGCACGTTCAGCTATCGCGACGCGGATTGCGGCTACACCGGCCCCATGCCGAGCTGCGACTATTCGCGCGACGGGCCGAACGGCTGCAAGGCGCACAACAACATCGCCAATTTCGGCGGCTTCAGCGGGATTCGTCGCGTCGGCGCATGACGGATCTCGCCCCCCGCTTCTGGGCGGATCTGATCGGTCTGCCGTTCCGGCCACTGGCGCGTGGTCCGGAGGCCTATGATTGCTGGGGGGTTTTCTTGGAGATCTTCCGCCGTCGTGGTATAGTCATTCCTGACTGGACTTACCCCGATGACGAGGGGGCGCATGCGGATGCGTTGCTGGCCGGGCTCGCGCGCGGCGGCTGGCGCGAAACCGAGGTCAGCCCCGGTGTCGGGCTGCTGTTCCGCTCCCGGCAGAGCCTGCTGCCGCAGCATGTCGGGGTGGCGATCGACGGTGATCGCTTTGTTCACGCAACGGTTGATCGCGGGCAGGTCTGCATTGAGCGGCTGTCGCGCGGTTTCCGCCCATTCCTGCTGAAAGCCTACGAGCCGATCTGATGCCGTTTGACGGTGTGCCGAGCGATCCGATTCCGCCGCGCCAGCTTGGTGCGGTGCGCGCGATCGTGTTCTACAACCCGCTCGATCCGAAGGATCGCACGATCGCGGATCTCGATTGGGCGCCGAACAAGACGGTTGCCGAGTATCTTGCGGGTCTGCCCGAAGGCGTGGAGTGGGCGGTCGCGGCGGCCGGCAGAATGCTGCCGCGTGAGCAGTGGGCAAGCACCACGCTGCTCGAGGACGACGTGATCATCCTGAGCGTCCTCCCCCAGAAGGGGTTCGGTCGTATGTTCGGGATGGTGCTGATGCTGGCACTTGCGGTGGCCGCACCGTATATTGCAGGTGCGATCCTCGGCCCGACCGGCACGCTGTTCGGTCTGAGCGCGGCGGCATCCAAGGCACTGCTCTCCAGCATTATCACCATCGGCGGTTCGATGTTGATCTCGGCGCTGTTGCCTGCGCCGAAGCCTGATTTGCCGGATCGCAGAACCTCGGATTCCAGCTCGAGTCCGAGCTACGGCATCGACGGGCCGAAATCGACGGCGCGCGAGGATGCGCCCGTTCCGGCCGTCTATGGGACATTTCGCGTAGGCGGCAATCGCATCAACTACTACGCCGAGAACACCGACAACGGCAAGGCGCAGGATCTGTTCATGCAGTTTGCCGTGTCGGAGGGGCCGATCGACGCCATCTCCGACATCCAGATCAACAACCAGCCGATCAGCAATTTCAAGGGCGTCGAGACCGCTGTCCGCATGGGCGAGCGGGGCCAGCAGCCGCTCGCCTGGTTCAACGACACCATCACACCCTATTTCGACGGCCGCACCGTCACGACATCCGACATCCTCTACACCACCATTGAGAGCGTGGACCGGATTCGTCTCGACTTCAATTTCCCCAACGGGCTCTACGAGATCGTCAAGGAGACCGGTGACCGCCGGTCTCGCACGGTCGGGATCGAGGCTTACGCCGAGCCGCTCGGCGGCGGCGGGCTGATCCCCTTCCGGGGCGAGAAGTGGGAGGCAGCGCAGATCAGCGGCACCGGGCTGGTGGTCATCCCGAGCACCAGCACGGCGCGGGTCGGGCAGCGCATTCGCGTCACGGTGACCGTCAATGGCAGTGCCGGGGCAGCGCCGACGACCCCCTACAGCGTGCGCACTCAGGTCTGGTCGAACGGCACCAAGACCGGCGCGCCGCTGTTCGACAAGACCGAGTCCGGCGCGATCGTCAATCTCTACCGCAGTGACGGCAATTGGGCCGCCGGCACGATCACGCACTCCTACGAGATTGACTCGAACAGCAGCACGGCGATCACCTGGTCGGCCCAGATCGACGGCGGCACCGCGTTCGTGCAGGTGCTGCAGATCAACGCCGGCACCGCGGTCACGTTCAGCGATCGCAACTCGGTTCGCTTCTCCCTCAGCAGTCCGCCGCTGGCGCGCGGCCGGTATGTGGTCAGGGTCAAGCGCACCACACCGCAGGCCGTGTCCGACTACATCTCGGATCAGCTCGTGCTGTCCGAGATCAACGAGATCACCGCCGATGCGGTGAACTACAACCGCACCGCGTATTACGCGGTCAAGGTGCGCCTGACCGAGCAGCTCAGCGGCGAGCCCAATGTCAGCGCTCTGGTGCGCGGGCGCAAGGTCTGGCGCTACGACCGCAACGGCAATCGCTCCGACTTCTCCTGGTCCGACAACCCGGCCGACATCGCGCTCGACATCCTGCTGTCCGAGGACTGGCGCCGCCCGCTGCTGCCGAGCCGCATCGATTTCCCGGCGTTCCATCGCTGGCGGCAGTTCTGCGAGAGCAACAGCCTCAAGTTCAACGGCACCTTCGACTTCCTGACCAATGTCTGGGATGCGCTCACCACCGTGATGCGCGTCGGTCGCGCCTCCCCGGTGATTGCCGGGTTGAAGTGGTCGGTGGTGATCGAGGGGCCCGACGCGCCGGTGATGCTGTTCGGCGCGCAGAACATGCTCGCCGGCAGTTTCGAGGTGTTCTGGCAGGGTCGCGCCGATCGCGCCAACTCGATCGAGGGGCAGTTCTACGACGAGACCGACGGCTATCGCCGCAAGAGCGTCTACGCGATCGACGAGGCCGCGCTGGCTCGGGGTGAGCCGCTGCGTCAGGTGAGCGTCAATCTGCTCGGCGTGACCAGGGCTCAGCAGGCCAAGGCCGAGGTCGATCTGCAGCTTAGGCTGAACCAGCTTGTCGTGCAGGGCTGCAAGTTCCAGGCGCATGTGGATGCAATCGGCTCCGTGGTCGGGGACCTGATCTACGTTCAGCACGACATGCCCAAATGGGGCTGGGCGGATCGCCTGGCGGGTGTCACCGGCAGCGGGATCGGCGCCACGCTCGCGCTGCACAACCCGCTGTCGAGCCAGGATGGCGGGGTCGAGGGCGATCCCATGCCGGACGGCGACTGGCGCGTGCTGGTGCTGAAGCCTGCGGTGGAGCGGCTGACGCGCACGATCACGGCCGCATCCGGGGTGATGATCTCCGTCGCTCTGGTGGACAGTGCGACGCGCATCACCCGCGTCATGATCAACGGCCAGGACTACCAGGTGACGGATCGGGTCGATACCAGCGTGACGACCTTCACGCTGGATCGCGACCCCGGCAGTGTCGTCGGGCTGACGGCCGGGCTGTGGCAGACCGACATGATGATCGAGGGCACGATCGCCCGTCCGAATGTCGGCGCCAGCAGCGTGACCCTGACCGGCTGGTCGCACAGCGTGATGCCCGCGGCTGGTGATCATGTGCTGATCGGCCGTGTCGGCAAGTTCAAGAAGATCTTCCGGGTCATGAAGATGACCCGCGATCACGAGAAGGTCTGCACGCTCGAGTGCGAGGAGTATGTCGAGGCGGTCTACAACCCTTCTGGCGAAAGCCCGGTGGTCGAGACCGAGCTGCAGATCTTCCCGTTGCATGTCGTCAATCTGCGCACCGAGCAGTTCACGCGGAGCGTTCAGGGGGGCGGCGTTCTCTACTTCGCGCGTGCGATCTGGACCCGTCCGCTGAACGACATCCGGGGTCATGCCGGCGCGCATGTCTGGGTGGCGCGCGGTGATGGCGATTTCGAGTTCCACGAGAGCGTCGGCGAGGGGCGGCGCGAGAGCGTGGTCGAGACCGCGGTTGGCGAGGTTGTCCGTTTCCGTGTGATCGCCTTCGATCGCAACGGCTTCATGGCACCGACGATCTCGGCGCCGACGGCGGCGATCACGATCGGCGCGCGTGTGCGTGCTCCCCTGAAGCCGGTCGGCCTGACTGCCACCGGCGGGGTGCGGCTGATCGGGCTGCGCTGGGATCGCCCCGCCGATCCGGACGTGAAGCTGTTCGAGGTGTTCGAGAACACCTCGAACAACGTCAATACGGCCTACAAGATCGTCGAGACGGCCTCGAACGCCTACACTGTCGCCGGGCTGATGCCGAATGTGCAGCGCTGGTATTGGGTGCGCTCGGTGTCCTATGCCGGGGAGTTCTCCGGGTTCGAGGGCCCGGTGAACGCCACAACCAGTCTGCTGGTCGCCGACGACATCCAGAACGGCATTCTCGAGACGGCCAAGTTCGCCTCCTCGATCCGCCCCGTTGCCACGCCGGCGACGCAGGCCGAGCTGGTGGCCGCGAAGTCGAACCAGCAACTGGTGTTCCCCCAGACGGCGCTGACCGATCCCGTCACGCTGCAGGCGCTGCAGGCGCAGCGGCTCTACAGGTGGGACGGGTCGGCGTGGCGCGCCGTGGTGTCGGCGAACGATCTCGAGGGCCAGATCGGGTCGGGCGGCATTGCCGATGGCGCGATCGTTGCCGGCAAGATCGCCGCGGGTGCGGTGAGTGCCAACGAGATCGCCGGCTCGGCCGTCAGAGCCGTGCATCTGGCGTCCGAGACGATCATCACGCAGACGATCCAGATCGGCAATGCGGTGATCGGCGCGGCAAACATTCAGGATGGGTCGATCGGCACGGCGAAGATCGGCGACGCCGTGATCACGACCGCCAAGATCGGCGATCTGCAGGTTGACACGATCAAGATCAGGAACGGCGCCGTCACGGAGTCGGCCAGCGTTTCCGGCAGCACCACACACCCAACGCAGACAATAAACCTATCTTTCTATTCCGACGGCACGTCTCCGATTCTTGTTTTGGCGCAACAGTATCACTCGGGGGCGTGGGAAAACACCAGTGATAATTCAAGTTATTTTCCGTCTGGCGGTTCGGTTTCCAGGGGAGGGGTTGCTGTGGGAAATGTTGGCGATGGGGGTGGCGCCATTGTCGCTCGCGACATCGCCCCCATTGGTTGGCACACTTACTCGATGCGAGGCGGGCATCAGGGCACCACGTCTCACAGCGGTATGAGTGGCACAATGGCTCTGATTACGCTCAAGAGGTGATCATGCCTGGATTCGTGGTCTACGACGCCGATGGGCGCATCCTGCAGACGGGTCGAATCCCGTCCACCTGGGACTGGAACGCCTGGGCCACGCACCAGCTTGCCGGCTCCGGCAACGCCGTCGCTCCCGTCGTGAACCCGGAGAATCTCTCGCCCGAGACGCATTATGTTTCTTCCGGCGAGCCGCAGCTCCGCCCTCAGCTTGCGTCGAGCTGGTCCAAGCTGACCGTGATCGCGAACGGCACGGACGAGGCGGTGCTGTCCGGACTGCCGGGCAATGCGGAGGTGCGCATTGACGGCGGCGCCTGGACCGCGGTGCTGAACGGCACTCTGGTGTTCGCGTCCGACATGCCGTCGTCCTACCGTGTCGAGTTCCGTGCCTGGCCGTATCGCGACGAGACCTGGACCCTGCAGGCGATCGCCCCATGACCCGAGTGCTGGCGACCAAGACTCTCGCGCCCCTGAAGGCCGCGGCGATCCGCAAGATCGACATCGAGGCCGAGCAGGTGCGCCTGCGCGTGTTGACCCCAGGCGCAGGACAAGCTTTGGTTTACGAGGCAAAGCGTCGCGAGGCGAGCGAGTTCAAGCACGCTCACGACACCGGCCAGAATCCCAATGTCGCGCAGTATCCGCTGGTGCAGGCCGAGATCGGCATCACCGCTCCGACCGCGATCGAGGTTGCTCAGACCATTCTCGCTCTTGCCCAGCAATGGTCGAGCTTTGCCGGGCTGATCGAGGCTGCGCGGCTGGGCGCCAAGCGCGCGGTCGAGCTTGCCACCACGCCGGCTGCGATCGAGACCGCCAGCACTGTGAGCTGGCCCCAATTGCCGTGATCTGCTATGCTAGTCAGCGCTGACGAATTAAGGGCGATGCGATGACTCTCATGAGCGATTCCTTCAGGGAGCCGACGACCATAGTCGGTCGAACCAGCAGCTCAACCGAGCACCAGCTCGGCGAGATCGTTGGCACGCTGCGCATGACCGTCACGGCCGTCGAGAATCTGCGCGTGACGGTCGAGCGCCTCGCCAACACGGCGGTTCTCAAGGTGGATCTCGACGGCCATCGCGCGATGATTCGCGACGAGATCGCCACCCGTTTGCAGGCGAGTTCCGAGCGCGAGACGCGCCTCCTGAAGCAGCTCGAGGAGCTGCAGGCCAAGGTCGGCTCCGTGCAGCGATGGATGTGGATGCTGATGGGCGGCGGCACGACGCTGATGCTGCTCTCGCGGCTGGTGTCCATCCCCGTGAAACTCACGATCGGCGGTTGATATGATCCCAGGCATCGAAACCCTGCTCGGCGGCGCGCTTGGCGGACTGTTCCGGCTCGGCCAGGCGTTTCTCGAGACGCGCGAGAAGCAGCGCGACCGCGACCACGAGTTCCGCATGATGGAGCTGCAGGGTCGGCAGGCGGTGGCGGCCGCCGAGGCCCGGCTGCGCGAGGTCGCAATCGACGGGCAGTTCAAGCTGGAAGCGACCGATGTCCAGGCGATCATGGAAGCGACCAAGGCGCAGGCGCTCGAGGCCTCCACCGCCGGCGGCTGGGCGGCGTTCCTCTCCGCCACCGTGCGCCCCGTTCTCACCTATCTCCTGGCGCTGCTCTATATCGGCCACAAGATCGCTCTGATCGGCGCCGCGCTGATGGTGTCCGGCGACCCGCTGCCTTCGGTGGTTCTCGCCTTCACCGAGGCCGATCATGCGATCCTGTCCTCGATCCTGTCCTTCTGGTTCGTCGATCGTTCGCTCCGCAAGGGGCGCAGTCCGATCACCAGCTAGACGATCATGCGCACGCCTGACGAGGCCAAGGCGCTGATCAAGCGTGCCGAGGGGTTCCATCGACGCCTGCCGGATGGCCGTGCCGCCCCCTATCTCTGTCCCGCCAATATCTGGACCATCGGCTGGGGCTCGACGCGCGATCTTCAGGGGGCGCCGATCACTCGCGACACGCCGCCCGTCACGGTCGAGGAGGCCGAGCTGCTGTTCGGGCGCGATCTGCGTCTGTTCGAGGAGGGAGTGCGTCGGCTGGTCAGCGTGCCGCTCACCAACAACCAGTTCGGCGCTCTGGTGTCTTTCGCCTACAATCTCGGGCTCGGTCGGCTGCGCAGTTCGACGCTGCTGCGCCGGCTGAACGCCGGTCGATATGAGGATGCGGCCAACGAGTTCCCGAAATGGGTGATGGCGGGCGGCCGACGCCTGCCCGGGCTGGTCATCAGGCGCGAGCAGGAACGAGTGCTGTTCCTCAAGCCGGACAGCGCAGGCCCGCCCGCTGATTCGGCGACAGACCGCCATGCAACCACCGGAGATGGCGGAAGCTGGATCAGCCGTTTTCTGAGGGCGTTTCAGCGCGGCGCCGAAGGATCGGTCTGGGCTGGCCGCTTCTAATCTGTGGTATAAGTCACCACTGATTACTATAAAAGCTACAACTGAATCTAGTTTCGCTTGACAGTGGGCTTCGCCCAGCCCGAGACGGAGAAAGTGATGGCGGTCAGTAAGAAACCCGATGCTGCAGCTCAGCGCGCCGAGGTTCCGTTCTCGGAAGATGCCTCCAAGCTCACTGTGGCATCGCGCCGGGAGCTGATCGCCGATCTGCGGCGGCTCGTGGAGGCCGAGCCCACGCGGGTGATCAGCCGGAATTACTACCGGGTGAACGGCCGCTACGCCGAGAGCGCCTGGACCGGCGTGTTCGGGACCTTCGCGGAGTTCAAGAAGCAGGCCAATGTCACGCCGTCGCGGCACGTGCAGGCGCTGGAGAAGCAGGTCGCCAAGCACGCCTCGGTCGAGCGCATTCGCGTGCTCTCGGAGGAGCGCAAGGGCTATGCCGAGCGTTACCTGATTCCGGACAAGCGCCGCTTCCAGACGCATGTGGTCGTGTCCGACATCCATGATCGCAGAGCGGATCCGTTCGTGGTCCGGGTGCTGCTCGACACCCTCGAGCGCATCCAGCCCTCGCGCTTCATCGAGGGCGGCGACACCTTCGACCTTCCCGAGTTCGGCAAATACGCCATCGACCCGCGCGAGTGGGATGTCACCGGGCGAATCCAGTGGGTGCGCGAGTTCCATGCCGAGGTGCGCCGGCGTTGTCCGAACACGCAGATCGACGTGCTGGAGGGCAATCATGAGCATCGCCTGCTGCGCCATCTGGCCGAGGCCTCGCCGGCGATGCGCGCGGTGCTGGCCGATCTGCACGGCTTCACGGTTCCGAAGCTGCTCTGCCTCGACGAGTTCGGCATCAACTACGTGGCGCGTTCCGATCTCGCCACCTTCACTCAGGCCGACGTCAAGCGCGAGGTGGCGAAGAACTACCTGATCGTCGATGGCGCCTTCCTGGTGCACCATTTCCCCGAGGGGATGGCGATGGGCTTCCCGGGCATGCACGGGCATCACCACAAGCACATCGCGTGGCCGCACTACAGCCCGGTCTTCGGGTCCTTCACCTGGCACCAGCTCGGCTGCGTGCATCGTCGCGAGGCGTCCTACTGTGCCGGCGAGAAGTGGGCGAACGGCTTCATGATCGCGCATGTGGACACGCTGAAGAAGCACACCGCCCTCGAATATGTCGAGTTCCAGGAGGATCACGTGGTCGTCGGCGGCAAGTGGTATGAGCGTTCCGAGAGCGAGCGATTCGTCCACGTCAAGCAAAAGGTGTAACTGACAATCAGTCATCGCTGAGATATGCTAGTGTTCGCCATTGAATAGGCGACACAGGAGCATACCGATGAGCAAGTCCCTTCGCGGTTCCCGGCGTGAAAACGCCAAGAACAAGAGGGAGGGACGTGGTGTGCTCCCCCTCACGTCCTCTTGCGAGGACGCATTGCGCGACTTTCCTGCCGCGCGCGAGACTGCATTCCGACCCATCAACACCTCCCAGGCGCGCTATGCCGGTTTGATCGGCTCGATGGAGCTGGTCTTCGGGCTGGGCCCGGCCGGCACCGGCAAGACCTATGTCGCCGGGATGCTGGCCGCCGAGGCGCTGCTCGAGGGCAGGGTGAAGCGCATCATCGCCACGCGGCCGATCGTCGAGGCGGGAGAGGAGCTCGGCTTCCTGCCCGGCGAGCTCGAGGAGAAGACCGCCCCTTATTTCCGCCCGCTGCGCGAGGTGCTGGAGCGGCGTCTCGGCCGCGGCCATGTCGAGGCGCTGATCAAGGGGCGCAAGATCGAGATGCTGCCGCTCGCCTTCATGCGCGGGCACTCCTTCCAGGACGCCTTCGTCATTCTCGACGAGGCGCAGAACACCACCCCGACGCAGATGAAGATGTTCCTGACCCGCCAGGGGGAGGGGTCGGTCGTGGTGGTGGACGGCGACAGCACGCAGAAGGACATTCCCGGCCCGTCCGGCCTGGTCGATGCCGTGCGTCGCCTGCGCGATCTGCCGAGCGTCGGCGTTCATCGCTTCACGCGCGAGGATATCGTGCGCTCCGGGCTGGTGCAGGCGATCGTGGAGCGCTACGAGGAGCCCGACGAGGCCTTCGAGGCCGAGGTCGAGGATGCCACGGCGGGGTTGCAGCGGGTGCTGGATCTGCGTCGCCCTTGAAAATCCCGGGCGGGGCGGGCATATTGCCGGAGGCCTGGAGCGGGAGCGATCCCGCCCCAGGCGCCGTCCGGTAGGCTACCCGGCGGTTCCGAATTGCACTCGGAACCGCCACCTACCGAACCGGACTTCCAGATACACCCTCACGAGCATATCTGTTCTCCGGTTGGTGTGGCGTGATTGCCACACCCTTCGGGCGTCGTGACGCCCGAAGCCCGAGCGCGAGGTGCATCCCGCGTCGTGCCGTGATGCTAGCAGATTCTCCCGGAGAGCGGGGCATCTCCTGCCCCGCGCGACTATGCTTGCCGCATGACGAGACTGAGCGATCTGACGTGGTGGGAGGCCGACTTCCCCGGCAAGTCCCTCGACCGCGACGCCTGCGAGGCGCTGTTGTTCGACCGCTGGCCCGAGCGTGAGCGTCGGCGCGAGCCGGAGCTGATGGGCACCAAGTGGTGGGATGTGCGCCTGCTGCACCCTGTCCAGGCGACCTATTGGTTTGCGCATCTGCTCACGTTCGAGGTGCGGCGGATCATTCGCGAGCATCTCGACGACCGCGCGCCCTCGCTCAGCGCGTCCGGGCGCGTGCTCGACTGGCACCCGATCAAGAGCGGTGACGTGTTCGAGCCGCCCTTGGATGAGCGCCGGCGACCCTACTGGAAGCGCAAGATCATCGGTCTGATTCGGGCACGCCAGGCAGCCGATCTCGACGGGGTGCCCTACGAGGTGTTTGTCGCCTCCGGCCTCAAGCATTTCTATTTCGGCCGCGGCGCCTATGTGCTGGCACGGTCGGCGGTGAAGATGCCGGAGCCCAATCTGCTCTACGGCGAGAACTGCCTGGCGCAGATCCGCGAGGACTGGCTCGCGCAGCTCCAGGTGCGTCCCTGGGCGGCCAGGCACGGGCGCTATCGCCTCGCGCATGATGACGGCCATCCCGATCATCGCGCGCATCGCGACTGGCTGGTGCAGCAGCTCTCCCTGCGCTCCCAGCCCGAGCTTGCTGCGGCGCGGCTGGTGCGCGACGGGCTGCTGTCGCGCCCTGAGGCCGAGAAGGTCTGTCTTGCGCGGGGGCGATCGGTGTTGACGCGGTTCAGCCGCGCCCTGGAAGGGGCGTGAAAACGCGCTTGCCGGTCAGTCATACGTGACTTATGACTCTGTGAGCGCTGATGGGATCAGGTGATGACGACGCCGGTTTACGAGTTCGACGCCGAGACACAGACCGAGATCTGCTCGCTGCTGATGTGGGACCATGATTTCGCTCGTCGCACCGATGGGCTGATCAAGCCTGCCTATCTGGAGAACGATGTCGAGCGCGGCTTTGCGCGGCTCGCGATCGCCTTCTTCCGTCGCTATGGCGAGGTGCCGTCGCGCACTGCCTGGGTCGAGCTGGTCAAGGATGGCTTCAAGCTGAAGCCGCCGATCTGGCGCGAGGATCAGAAGAAGGACGTGGTCGAGAGGCTGGCGCTGACCGCGCGGCTGACCGTGCGCTCCCGCCAATTTCTGCTCGACAAGATCGCCGAGTTCGCGCAGCAGCAGGAGATCACCCAGGCGATGATCTCGGCGGCGGCCGAGCTCGGTAAGACGCACGACCCGGAGCGCTTCGCGCGCATCAAGGACAGGCTCGGCCAGGCCTTCGCGGTCGGGCTGCGCGACGGCGACGAGGATTACGACTTCTTCGAGCGGATCGAGGAGCGCACGGAGGATCGCCTTGCGCGTGCCTCGGGTTCCCTGCCGCGCACCGGCATCACCACCGGGATCAGGGAGCTTGATGGTCTGCTGACCACGCATGGCGGCTGGGGCCGCAAGGAGCTCAGCCTGTTCATGGGGGCGATGAAGGCCTCCAAGAGCTTCCATCTCACGAGTGCGGCGGCGGCGGCCGTGATGGCCGGCAAGAACGTGCTGTTCGTCACCTGCGAGAACGCGATCGACATCCAGGCCAGGCGCATCGACGCCTACATGTCCGACATCGCCATGTCGGATTTCCTGCGCAGTCCGCATACCGTGCGCGGCGCGGTCGAGGCGGTGGCGGTCTCGGGCAGAGTCGGCAAACTCAAGATTCGCGAGTTCCCGACCATGCAGTTCCGCCCCCGCGACCTCGAGCGATTGATCGAGGAATACAAGACCAAGGGGCTGATCTTCGATCTGGTCGTGATCGACTATCTCGACCTGATGACCTCCGACATGCCGATCGAGAAGGACACCGAGCGCTCCAAGCACATCTATGCGCGTTGTCGCGGCATCGCCATGAAGGAGGGGTTCGCGCTGCTGAGCGCCACCCAGACCACGCGCCAGGGGGCGAAGGCCGCCGTCGCCACTGCCACCGATGTTGCCGAGGACATCAATCGGGTGCGCATCGCCGATCTCGTGATCTCGATCAATCGCACGGAGGAGGAGCGCGCGAACGGCAAGGCACGCCTCTACATCGCGGCGGCACGCAATGAGCGCGACGGTGTCACCCTGTTCATCACGCAGGATCTTGATCGTGGCAGGGCGGTCAAGGACGTCGAGGCGGTCGAGTGAGGGGCGAGCTCGAGGCGCTGATCGCTGACCTCGATCTCGAGGCGCTGCTCGATCACTTCGGGGTGGATTACCGGCGCACCGGCGGCGGCTCGAATCTCAACCTGCGCGAGTGCCCGTTCTGCCATGACGATCGCTGGCGCGCCTATATGAGCGTCGAGAAGAAGCTCGGGCTCTGCTTTCACGCCGACTGCCAGAAGCGCTGGAACCTGTTCTCCTTCGTCCGCGCCAAGCTCGAGACCGATGCGCGCGGGGCGATCAGATTCCTCGAGGATTACGGCAGCCAGGTGCTGGGCAGATCGACCCGCGCCAGCCTGGCGCGTGGCCAGGCGAGGCTGCCGACCGCATGGGAGCTGCCGGCGTCGGTGCCGCTGCCGACCGATGACGGCATGACGCATCCCTACCTGGTGACGCGGCGCATCCTGCCCTTGACGCAGAGCCTGTTCGGGCTGCGCTGGTGCGAGGACGGCATCTACAGCTACGAGGACGTGGACGGGCGGGCGCGGCGCATGTGGTTCGGCGGGCGGGTGCTGCATCCGATCTGCGATCTCGACGGCACGGTGGCGACCTTTGTCGGTCGCGATGTCGGTGGCGCCTCCACCGTTCGCTACCTGTTCCCGCCCCTGCTGCCGGCGGCCGGGCGCTACCTTTACGGGGGCGAGCGTCTGTCCGGTTTTGCGCATGTGGTGCTGGGCGAGGGCCCTTATGACTGCCTGGCGATTCACCAGGCGATCGTCGACCACCCGGATTTTCGCGATACGGCCGCCGCGGCCACATTTGGCCTGTCGATCGGACATGCCGATCCCGAGAGCGGGAACGACCAGCTCGGGAGGCTGCTGCGCCTCAAGGAGACGGGTCTGCGGCGCGTGACCTTCCTCTGGGATGGCGAGAGGAACGCGCTCAAGGCGGCGCTCGAGGCGGCCGAGCTGGTGGCTGCGCATACCGGGTTGCACGTGCGCATCGGTCTTCTTCCCGGGGGCAAGGATCCGGCCGAGCTGGAGACCAGGGAGGTGCGTGCTGCGATCGGCCAGGCCAGACCGTTCGAGCCGCGTCTCAAGCTGCTGTGGAGCCTGAAGAACCCCTATGATTAATCACGGGTGAGTGTTGACGCCTGCGCGCGTCTGAGCGATAGCGTCGTGTGCAGTGGGGCGCTGAGAGGAGGGCGGGGACATGGGGCTGTATGTTGTGCGCGGCACAGTGATGACCCGGAGGAACGGGGATGTCTGGCGCGCCGCGCTCTGCCAGGCTGTCGGGCTCAGGCTGGACAAGGCCATCCTGGTGCGCTCCTGGGCAAGCCGGAAGCACCCGCCCGGCGCCGCTGTCATGACGGGCACTTACCACGGCATGCACTCCAAGTTCGTCGAGGCGGTCGAGACCAAGACCTTCTCTGGATATGAGTCCATCTCCGATCGTCGTGCCGATGATCTGGAGGTCTCCCTGCGGGATCTGATCACGGGCGGCACTCACAGGACCTCCTGGATCTTCAACGAGACTGCGGCGGAGGAGCTTGATCGTCTGGCGAAGGCTTTTGTTTCGATCGAGGCGATCTTGGCGCCGGAGAATCGCGATCAGTTGTCGCTGGATGCTCTGGCTCTGATTTCGGCCGGAGCGTCGCTCATCGACGCGCAGGCGATGCTGCGGGGTCATGTTCGGGATGTGGACGCGCCGATCGAGCGGCGGATCGAGCGGGAGATCGCGCCGGGCGTGCCGATGGAGGAGTTGATCCCCGCCTGGGGATCCTGGGCATGAGGGAGAACAGGGCGTGAACAAGACCTCGATTGTGGGCAGCAACCGCTACACCTTTCACTGCCCCGTGGTGGACAGGAACGAGCGGTTCCTGGCCTGCGCGTTCCGCAAGCACCGCAAGTGGCGCGGCGAGTCGATCGACGCGGAGGACTGCTCGGTGGTCATGAACGCCTCCAAGTGTCCGGCGGTGCATATGCTCGAGCTGGAGCATCGCGAGGGCAGGGCGATGTTTTTCGATTCGGCCGCCGACGAGGTGCACAAGCTGCCGTCAGCGATTCTGGATCGGATCGCGCGTATTCTGGTGTTGCCGTTCCACGGCATCGGCACAAAGATCGACCCGGAGACGCTTTCGGCGTTGGTCGGGCGCAAGGTCGAGCTGCCGGAACGGCAGGCGGCAGGTTCTGCCGAGACGGCACGCAAGGTGCCGCGTTCGGCGGCACGGGGTGCCGGCGGCAGGGGGTCGCAGGCGGAGCGCGGCAGTGTGCTCGATCACGTGGAGGGCGATGTGGCGAAGCAGATCAACAAGGCGATCGGGTCATGATGATGGTGCGCTGGGTGTTGCGGGGGCTGGGTGGTCTGGCTCTGCTGCTGTGGGGATTCGCGATGGTGGCGATCTATCGGGAGTTCGACATCAACTCCACGATGATGATGTTCCTCGTCTCCACGGTCGGGATGACGGGCATTCTGCTGCTCTGTGGCTCGTTTCTGGGGCAGAGGGAATGAGCACCCCCTACCTTGTGCTGCGGGGTGATCTGGCCGATGACGACGAGTCGGAGGCGGTCTGGCTCGAGCGGCATCCGAACGCGATCCTGTTCGGGGTCGATGACGGCATCGTCGCGGCGTTCACCGATCCGAACATCGCCGCCGCATGGCTGATCGGGATTCTGCTGGGCGACGACATGCCCGAGCACGTCGAGGAGTGGTGCGCCTGGGCACGCGCGGAGTAGGGTGTCGTGGGTTGTTCCCCGGATGTTCCACGTGAAACAGAGTCCGGGAAGGTATATTATGACAAATCTTGGGCCTGGGTGATCAGCCGGAAGCCCTGCATCTGGGTGCGCGGCACCGCCGCTGGCGACGGCTTCAGCGTCAGCCCGTATGAGCCGCACTCGATCTGCGCGTCGGGATAGACCGCCAGCACGTCCGGCAGCACCTGACGGATGCGCTGCGCCAGGGACGAGACACGCGCATCGCCGGCGCCGAGCTGGGCGCGCAGCGTGCCCCAGCGGAGATGCAGCGGCGTGGTGAGGCGTGGCAGCCGGTAGGCGAACAGGGCGTAGAGATCGAGCCCCAGCGAGTTGTCGGCCAGGTAGGCGATTGCACGTCGATCCAGCGGCACGGCGTGCTCGCGCAGATGCGCGTGGAATCGATCGGAGAGCTCCACCGTCTGTGCCCAACGCCCCTCGCCGCGTTCGGTCCAGAGCTCGAGCCCCTCGACAATGCGGCTCTCCTGGACGAGCGTTCGCGTCTCTCCGTTCGCACCTGCAGCATCCCATTGCAGCGTGAACGAGCACCGCGCGATTCGCAGCGCCTGCTGCCGCACGGCCTGGATCGAGCCTCGCGCCCCGCCGGTGACCGGCAGTCCGAGCGAGCGAATCCAGGCGCTCATGGAGGGTCCGAGCTGGACGATCTTGTCCTTCAGGCCCTCGGTCTGGAGATAGATCAGGATCAGGCGTGCCTTGGGGCCGTAGGGCACGCCGACGCGCACCGCCTTCCCCTCCTCCACGATCGCCCCGGGGCTGACCAGCAGATGGAACCGTCCCGCACTGCGCTGCCAGATGGCGTTGTCGTTCGGCGGGCGGCTGTGCGGCAGGAAGGTCTGGCAGAGCCCGGAATGCAGAAAGGCGAGCTCCTCGGCATTCGGCAGATCGGACAGGATCTCGTGCGCGACCTCGATTCGCTGGCGAAGTTGACGCTGCTTCGTCGGGCTCGGTTCGGCCGCGACGGCGTTCAGGCTCGCTTCGAGACCAATCAGCTCGAGCTGGCTTCGCTGTGTGCGACTCATGGGCACCTCCGCCGACGCTGATACAGGATTCGGCGACGGGGGCTACGCTGAATCGCCTACCTTTCGGCGTTGAGCCACAAGATTTTGTGTCCCCTGCCCTTCCTGAATGCCGGATGTGAGGGTCGCGCGGTTGCTCACGAACCCGTGACGCTGAATCGCCTACCCTGCGCCGCCTATAGGAGAAAGGTATAGGTTTTATATAGGGTTGGGTTGGCGATTCAGCGTGGATAACGCGAGTCGCGGTCGGCGATTCAGCGTGCGACTCGGCCGTGCCCGGTAGGCGATTCAGCGTAGCTCGGTCGGCGATTCAGCGTGGATAACTCGCCGATGCTGTGGATAACTCAGAACCCCAGATGGCGCAGATATCGGTCAAGCGCCTCCTCGACGATGGCCTGCTTTTCGCGCCGCGCGTGGAACGCGGCCTGGCGCAGACGCTCCTGCAGGCTCGCGGGCAGACGCACCGAGACGGTGATGCGGGGTTCGATCGGTGCCGGGTCGGGCGCTGCCGCGCGTGCCCCCTCCCCCCCGCGCGCCCTGGATGTGGGGTTGTGGGGCTCGTAGAGTGCCTCTGGTGCGTCCGCGCGGGTTGTCCCCTCCCCTCCCCCATCGTGTTCCAGCAGCACTCTGGGCGCTTCCTGGGGCAGTGCTGGCACGGGAACCGCAGCGCCCTTGGTGGCGCGCGGGATGGCGAGATCCTCGAGGGTCGGTCGCTTGCTGGCGCTCATGCCGGCACCTTCCTGTTGACGAGCTGGCTGGCTGGCAAGCTGGCGGGCTTGCCGTTCAGACGGTTGCTCAGATAGCGCCACAGCTCGGCGAACTCCCGTGCCGGCGTGCCCTTCGGGTCGATTTCGACCGCGGTGCGACCGTCGATCCCGCTCTCGCGGATCTTCGTGCTGAGCGAGATGATCGCTGGGGCGACCGTGCCGTGCTGGCTGAGCTTGATCGCGGTCTGTGCGGTCAGCCTGGCGCGCCGATTGGCGCCGTTGATGATGAACACCACGGGTTTGCCTTCGCTCTCCACCAGGTCGATCGTGCCGCCGACCGCCCGCAGGTCGTCCGGTGAGGGCAGTGTTGGCACCAGCACCAGGTCGGCCAGGTGGATCATCGCGCGCACCAGCTCCGAGGCTTGCGGCGGCGTGTCGATCATGGCGTAGCGGTAGCCGCTCTGGCGCAGGCGGGCCAGGATCGCGGGCATCTCGGCGAGGCTGGACTGCACGAAATCCGGCCGCTCCTCCGCCCTGGCGTTCCACCACTGCGACAGCCCGCCCATCTCGTCGGCGTCGATCAGGGCGACCGGCCCCTCCCCTGCCCTCTCCGCCTCGACCGCCAGATGGCGCACCACGGTCGTCTTGCCCGCGCCACCCTTGCGGCAGGCCACCACGATGGTCTTCATCTGCGACTCCGTGTGCGACTCCGTGCCAACCGGCAGGCAACCTGGCATGCCGCGCGGCTGGCAGGCAAGTCGAGTGCGCGGCTGGCAGGCTGGTCAGCGGGACGGATGGGCGAGGGGGCAGCTTGCGGGCCGTTCGGCTTGGCGCGTGGCTGGCTGGCGGGAAAGCGGACTGCGCGGCGAGAGGGCCAGCAGGCGGGCTTAAAGGCGGACGGGCTGACGGACAAGCTGGAAGGCGGGCAGGCCGGCTGACGGGTGGGGTGACCAGTCAGCGGGCGGGCGGGCTGTTTGGCAGGCAGGTGGCACGGCCTGCTGTCAAGTCTGCCGTCAAGCCGGGCGTCAAGCCGGACGGCAAGCAGAGCAGTGGTGTGGCTGGCGGGCTGCGCGCCTGGGCAGCGGCGTTGCTGTCTGAGCGGTCATGTTGGAAGCTTGCTAGTCAGCATGCTTGCTGGCAGAGCAGCAAACAAGAAGGGCCGCTCGCGATGGAGCGGCCCTCTCGGCGGCGCGGCAGCAGGATCAATGCGCGCTCTTGCCCCGACGCTTGGCGAGCGGCTTCAGCGCGTCCTCGACCACCTCGTCGAAGGGCGGCAGGCTCTCCGGGAACATCGTGCGGAGCCCGGTCAGCCACTCCCGCTCGACCTTCGAGACGGTCGGGTCCATGTATTCGTCCAGCACGCGCAGGATCTCCGGCGCATACTCGCTCATCCAGAGCCGCAGCATGGCGGTGGGGTCCGCCTCGAGCGCCTGGGCGAGCGCGGGCACCTTGTCGAGCGGCACGCGGGTCACGCCGGTCTTGAACATGGAGATGATGTTGGCGCGCTCGTAGCCGAGCGCTTCGGCGATCTCGCGCTGCGTCATGCCGCGCGCATTCGCCTCCACAAGCAGTCGCTCCAGGTGTCGCACGAACTTCGCACCCAGTCGTCGCGCCTTCGTTGCCTGGGTCATGTCCATCCTTTGCACCCCCTCCTTGGGGTGATCAGCCCTCACTGACCACCCTCACCCACGTCCCCGTGACGCGGATTTCACTTATGACTTACTTAATAGATAGTGATTAGTCAGTGTCAACGGATATTTGTGCGTGGGCGCGTGTCATTTTTTAATACCATGGTAGTTATCTAGACTCTGATCATTGGTGTCACAAAAACTCTGGAATCGCGTTGCGCCCCCCGAGTGCCTACGCTAAGTAAGCGCTAACGTGGGCACTCGGTCGGGCGCTGCGCGTGGGTTGCGTTTTGATGTTCATCCTGTAACGAAGGAGCAAGCGGTGCGCGTGGATGCGGTGAATCTGGATGAGGCGGCTCTTTTGGTCGATGAGCTGTCAAAGAACGGCGACGCGAAGATGGTGGATCTCGGCGATTTTGCCGTCACCACATGGGTGGACGAGGGTCAGATTCGAGCCGTTCTGGTGCAGGGGGTTCTGGCCGGGGTCAGTCTGCTGGTGCAGCAGGTGGGGCGGACTCTGGTGGACGTGGATGCGTTTCTCGCGAAGGAGTCGGCCGTTCAGCTCGAAGCTGCCGGCTGAGCTGATCGTTCGGGCGGCATCGCCGGAACAAAGTCGAGGCGGGCGACTTGTCGCCCGCTTCTGCTTTTGCGAGTATGCGTCTGTCAGCACTGAGGTAGGAGGGGCAAGGGAATGAGCAGGGCGGGATTGTCGAGGGTCGCTGAGTTCCGTGCCACCGTCGATAAGGTGGTGACGATGTTGATCGAGCGTGGCCTGAAAGTCACGCAGCAGGGCATTGATGCCAAGGTGCTCTACGACCAGGACGGGATGCCGATCTTGGTCAATCTGCCCCAGATCCCGGATGACGCCGACGAGGCCTTCATCTCGGCGATGCGGGGCTTCATCGACCATGAATGCGCGCATGTGCTGGAGACTGACGGCCCCGTGATGGTGGCGGCCGTGCGCAAGAACCCAAAGATCAGGAACCTGCTGAACGTCATCGAGGACGTGCGAATCGAGCGCGCCATGCGCCGGCGCTTCCCGGGCTCGGCGGGGCATCTCGAGGATCTCTGGGGTTTCGTGTCCGAGCGCAGCATCCTGCCGGCCGCGCAGAAGGCGGCGAACGAGCGCGAGCTGTTCGGCGCGCTGCTTCCGACCATCCTGCATGCCTGGTCGGGCAAGCGCGCCTCCCAGGAGCTGATGGACAAGCATCATCTCTGGCCGGCGGTCGAGAAGCTGACCAGGGTTCTCGAGCCGTTGCGCGAGGGGCTGGCGGACGGGGCGCTGAAGTCGAGCGAGGATGCGATCCTGCTCGCCGAGCGCATGCTGAAGGCGCTGCAGGAGGCCGAGCAGCCGGAGAAGCCCAAGCCGCCGCCCATGCAGGAGGGTGACGAGGGTGAGAAGGACGAGGGTCAGTCTGGCGAGCCCGACGATTCGGGCGATCGGTCGGAGCCGTCCGAGGGGGAGGGGGCTGCCGGCTCGGAGGGTTCCGAGAACGAGGGCGCGGGAGAGGACGAGCGTTCTCAGGACGAGCGTTCTCAGGACGAGCGTTCTCAGGACGAGCGTTCTCAGGACGAGCGTTCTCAGGACGAGGGCGACGAGCAGGATCGGGGTTCCGAGGACGAGGGTGAGGGTTCCGAGGACGAGGGTGAGGGTTCCGAGGACGAGGGTGAGGGTTCCGAGGACGAGGGTGAGGGTTCCGAGGGCGAGGCTTCCAGGGAGAATGACCAGCGTTCCGAGGGCGCGGGAGAGGACGAGCGTTCTCAGGACGAGGGCGACGAGCAGGACGAGCAGGATCGGGGTTCCGGTGACGACGGCGATGGCCAGGGCGCTGAGGGTGACGATCGGGGTCAGGACGACAGCTCCGACAGCTCCGAGGGGCTCGGGGGTGGCGAGTCCGATCCTGCCGAGGAAGCTCGGGAAGGTGAGGGGGATTCCTCCGATGATCCCGCGGGGGAGTCGGCTGTTGAAGGTGCGTTGATCGACAGCACCGACTTCCTGGATGAGATGCGCCAGCTCGAGGATCACGCGGTGGAGGCGCTGCGCAAGGGCGTGCTGCATGCCCTGACCGACGCGGCCTACATCCCCTACACCACCGATTGGGACACCTGGGTGACGCTCAACCCACATCCGGGCACGGAATCGGCGGTTGAGCGCGAGGCTGCCAAGATGGACGAGCAGACCCGGGCAATGGTCGGTCAGCTCGCCAATCAGTTCCGGCGTCTGTTCGCGCAGAAGGAGATCTCGGTTCCGATTGGCGGGCTGCGTGCCGGGCGGCTGCATGCGCCAGCGTTGCATCGCCTGATGGCGGGCGACGATCGCGTGTTCTTCCGCCGCGAGGAGCACAATGCGACCGACACCGCCGTGACGCTGCTGGTTGATTGCTCCGGCTCGATGAACGGGCACGGCAAGATGGATCTGGCGCTGATCGCCGCCAATGCCTTTTCGCAGACGCTGGATCTGGTGCGGATCGCGCATTCCGTGTGCGGCTTCACCACGCGCTCCGACATGGATGACCATTACATTGGCATGTTCCATCCCAGGTCGCGCAAGACGCCGCTTCTCACCGACAAGGTGAGGGAGGAGATCGGCGCTCAGCAGGACAAGATGGGTCGGCAGTTCAGTCGGATCGAGCCGATCGCCATGCTGCGATTCAAGGGCTTCGAGGAGAGCTACCGCGTGGCGCGACCGCGTTTCGCGGCGATGCGCCAGTCGCTCGGGGATCATCGCGCCTACCCGATGGTCTCGAATGTCGATGGCGAAAGCGTCCAGTATGCCGCCAGGGAGCTGCTGGTGCGGCGCGAAAAGCGCAAGGTGATGATCGTCTTCTCCGACGGCTACCCGGCGGCGATGGCGCAGGCCAGTCACCTGCAGTCGCACCTCGTCGAGACCGTGAAGCGGCTCGAGAAGGCGGGTGTCGAGATGCTGGGTATCGGTATCCTGTCGGATGCGGTGCGACGCTACTACAGCAAGCATGTGGTGCTGACGAATGCCGCGGAGCTGCCGACCACGACCATGCGCGAGCTGACCAGGATGCTTCTGCGCTGACCGGAAAAGTTCAGTCACGGATGACTTGCGTTCGCGCGCGGGATGCAGCATAAGCATCTTGCGCACGGGGCGCGGGATACGAGGGAAAGGAGGGGCATGTGAGCGACCACGACGATCACGATCATGGCGACGGAAAGATCGCGTGCGCGATCTGCGGCGAGCGGGTGCACGTGATGAAGCTGCATCTGCAGGAGGCGCACCCCAAGGTCACGCTCGAGGCCTACAAGGTCAAGTTCCCCGATGCGCCGGTGCTGTCGCCGACGGCGCTTGCCAAGCTCGAGGAGGCCCGTCGCAAGACGGCCTCCGCTCCCGCACCCACCGGCATCCCGACCGACATCGAGACCGGGCAGGGGGCTCTCCACGAGGTGTTCCGGCTCGGCACCGTGAAGGCGGCGATGAACGCGCGCACCGGCGCGCCGCTTCCGATCACGGTCTATCGCGCGCCGCCGGCGCTGCGCCACTTCGTTCCCGAGGTGGACCCCGCCTACATCTTTCCGATCGACCTGCTCAAGACCGGCGTGATGGCGCTGGAGATGCGCATGCCCGCGTTGTTCTGGGGGCACGCGGGCACCGGCAAGTCCTCCATGTGGGAACAGATCCACGCCAATATCGGCAAGCCGATCATCCGCATCCAGCACACGCGCAACACGGAGGAAAGCCACGTGGTCGGGCAGTGGGTGGTGCGGGACGGCCGCACCGTGTTCGAGCTCGGCCCGCTCGCCTTCGCCATGAAGTTCGGGCTGACCTATCTCGCCGACGAATACGACTTCGCCATGCCGTCCGTGCTCTCGGTCTACCAGCCGGTGATGGAAGGCAAGCCGATGGTGATCAAGGAGGCCGACGAGGCCAATCGGATCATTCGCCCGCATCCGCTGTTCCGCTTCGTCGCCACCGGCAACACCAACGGGACGGGCGACGAGACCGGGCTCTACCAGGGCACGCTCTTGCAGAACGCCGCCAACTACGAACGCTTCGCGGTCGTCGAGGAGGTGCGCTACATGGATCGCAAGACCGAGACCCAGGTGGTGGCGGCGCAGGCGCAGCTCTCGAAGGAGATCGCCGAGAAGCTGGTCAACTTCGCCAATCAGTGCCGCGAAGCCTATGCGCAGCAGAAGCTCGGCGTGCCGCCCAGCCCGCGCGCGATGATCCATGCCGGCATCATCGGCCGGCTGCGGGGTGACATGACGGCGGGGTTGCGTCTCGCCTACATCAATCGCCTGCCGCGTGTCGATCAGGAGGCGGCGAACGAAGTGCTGCGGCGCATCGTGTTTTGAGACCGATGCAACAGTCATCGGTGAGCGATTGTGCGATCAGATTCGAGGACTACGAGAAGCTGACGCACTGGTTGAGCCGGCGTCTGGTCGCGCGCGGGCAGGGTGAGGGAGTCGCCTTGCCATATGGGGACGTGTTCCAGGAGCTCGTCCTCGTATGGCTGCGCTGCAGGGACGGTTTCGATCAGGCGGTCGGGGTCAAGTTCTCGACCTATTACGTGCGCGCGGCTGTGTGGGAATACCGCAACATCAAGCGGGCCCTGGCGGGGCAGTATGCACGACACATGGTCAGCCTGAGCGACCAGGTCGGTGGGGCGGGCGAGGAGTCGCTCGATTGGATCGACGTCATCCCGGATCTGTCCGCCGAGAACCCGGAAGCTCAGGTCGCGCTGGCCCAGAGTGTCGAGCAGGAGATGGCGATCAATCCCGCGTTGCACCGCCTGACGGAATTGGCTGCCAATCCGCCGCCCGAGCTCGCGCGGGAGCTGGAGGCGCTCGCGGCCCAGGCGGCGTGGGCGAAGCATCTTGGGGTTGTGCAGCCCGAGACGATGCCGACCGCGCTCACGCCGATGATGCTGCGTCGGCTGTTCCGGCTGAACTGGCGGCAAAGGAAGCTTTCTCTGCCGCGTGCCGAGGCGTTTTCTGGAGCGTGACATGATCCACGATGAGGCGTTCCGTCCTGGTTGCTTCGGCAGCCCGCTGTGCCATGGGGATTCGCGGCTGCCCTGCACGGTTTGCCCGCATTCCAAGTCCTGCGGTGAGGAGGCCGAGCGTCGTGCCGAGGCGCTGCGCGTGAAGTTCGGTCTTGATGCGTTGCGTGCCAAGCCGACGCGCTCGGCGCGCGTGATGCGGGTGGCGGGGTCGCGCGAGTCCGCTGCGGCACCAGGCCAGCCGCCTGCGGCGAGTCTCGATCTGCCCAAGAAGTCGCTTGAGCTCAAGGCGCGGCTGGAAGGCAAGGGGATCGACCTCCTGCGTGCGGCGCGCCGGCGCGCCAACCCGTTCGAGCCCGATCGGCCGCCGGCGTTCATGCGCATCCTGTTCCGGATGCTGCTCGAGGGCTCGCTGACGCGCGGCGGCGCAAGTGCCGCCCTGCAGCGCGAGCTCGGCTGGTCGAAGGCGAGCGCGGACAGTCACGTGGCCCTTGCCATGCCGCTGCTGCTGGCGAGCGGGGCGGGGGTTGCCCTGCCGGACGGACGGATTCGTCCCTGCGAGGAGTGCTGAGATGAGTTTTCCTTGGCTGAACGCGCGCTCGCATTTCTCGGTCGGCGAGAGTCTGGCGGAGCCTGCAGCCCTGGCGAAGACGGCCGATCAGCTCGGCCTGTCGGGGATTCTGCTGTCCGACACGATGAGCGTGTCCGGCATGCCGGAGCTGTTCACGTCAGCCAGCAAGCTGGCTTGCAAGCCCATGATCGGGGTCCGCCTGCGCGTCGTGCGCGGGCTCGAGAAGGACAAGGCTGCCGCGAAGAAGGATCAGCCGATGTTCCTGCGCGCGCTGGTGCTTGATCAGCGCGGCTGGGATGCCACGCTCGGGCTGCTCTCGCGTGCCTTCGACGACGACCATTTCTATAGCGTGCCGCGTCTGCTGCTTGCCGACGTGATCGCGGCATATGCCCCCGGGGGCGCAGCATTGACGCTAGGGGATACCTACGGGGCGTTGTCGCAGGGGAGGGGGGCGGAAGTTGTCAAGGCATGCAGGGACGCGGGAATCCCGCTCTATGCCGAGACCACCCTGACCCCGACACCCCTGGGCGTGCGCCTGTTCCGGGATGCGCTGTTCCTGCAGAGCTTCGGCGTGCCGACGCTGATCGCGCCGCTGGCGCTCTACGATGATGCCTCCCAGGCCGACACGTTGGATCTGATGGCGTCGATCGCGCGCAACATGCCGCTGGATGATCTGAGTCCGCGGCATCCGTATCGCGAGCACCACCTGCAGGAATGGGAGCGGCTGCGCCGGCGCCTGGCGGTGATGGTGAAGCTGGCCTCCGCTCGCTACGGGGCGGGCATGGACTGGACTGAGCGCGTGCGTGTGGCGATCGAGAGCACGCGGGCGTTCCCGTCGCTGGTCAGTTTCGCCTGGCGGAAGATGCCGGTGTCGCTGCCGAAGATGGCCGATGACGAGTTTGCCGAGCTGGTCGGTCGTTGCCGGCAGGGCTGGCGGTCCCGCTTCGCGGGCGAGGTGTTCGGGCACCGACCGACGCTGGCAGAGCAGGGGCTCTATGCCGAGCGTCTGGCGCACGAGCTGAAGGTGATCAGGTCGCTCGGATTCGCCGCCTACTTCCTGTTGGTGGCCGATGTGGTGAATTGGGCCAAGTCGCAGGGGATTCGCGTCGGCCCGGGGCGGGGCAGCGTGGGCGGCAGCCTGATCGCCTATCTGATCGGCATCACCGATGTCGATCCGATCCGCTTCGGGCTGCTGTTCGAGCGCTTCATCAATCCGGAGCGCATCGACCTGCCCGACGCCGATCTTGATTTCGCTTCTTTGCGGCGCGACGAGGTCGTGCGCTACCTGAAGGATCGTTTCGGCGAGGACTATGTGGGCGGCGTGGTCAACTACAACAGCATGCAGGCCGCCGGGGCGCTGAAGGATGTGTGCCGCATGCTGGGGGTCGAGAACACCGGCCCCGCCTTCTCCAAGATCGTGCCGAAGGAGCACGGCGAGTCCTGGTCGATCGAGCAGGCGATCGCGGAGGTGCCGGAGCTCGCGGCTTTCGCCTCGCGTCATCCCGAGGTGATCCAACATGCCAGGGCTCTCGAGGGCAAGGTGCGCGCCTTCGGCAAGCACGCGGCCGGCATGATCGTCGCCGGCGTGCCGCTGCGCGAGCGTGCCGTGGTCGAGCGCCGCAACGGCGATGCCGTGATCAATTGGGATAAGCGTCTGGCGGAGGATTTCGGGCTGGTGAAGCTCGACGTGCTCGGCCTCTCCACGCTCGACATGCTGGACATCTCCCTGAGGCTGATCAGGGGGCGGCGCGGTCGATCGCTCGACCTCCTGACGATCCCGCTGGACGACGCGAAGACGCTGGATGCGTTCGGGCGCGGCGAGACGGTGGGCGTGTTCCAGTTCGAGAGCGCCGGCATGCGTCGGCTGCTGTGCGATCTCGCGGAGGGCGGCCGGCTGAGCTTCGAGGATCTGGCGGTCGCGACCGCGCTCTACCGTCCGGGCCCGATGGATTCCGGGCTGATGGAGGACTTCATCAAGATCCGCCAGGGCAAGAAGGTCGAGACCTACGACCACCCGTCGATGCGCGAGGCGCTGCGCGAGACCAGGGGGGTGATGGTCTACCAGGAACAGGTCATGCAGGTCGCGCGCGACTTCGCCGGCTTCTCGATGCCCGAGTCGGATACGCTTCGCAAGGCCATGGGGAAGAAATCGAAGGATCTCATGGCAAAGTTTAAGGAGAAGTTCCTGGACGGCGCCGTGCTCATGCATGGCGTGCCCGCCGCGCTCGCCCAGGAGGTGTTCGATCGGATCGCCAAGTTCGCGGCATACGGGTTCAACAAGAGCCATGCCGTGGAGTATGCGCTGATCTCCTACCAGACCATGTATGTGAAGCAGCACTACCCGGTGGAGTTCTGGGCCGGGGTGCTGACGATGGTCAAGGAGGATCGGCGCGACGCCTGCCTGGCCGATATGGGGCGGATGGGAATCCGGCTGCTGCCACCCGACGTGAACAACTCCGGGGTCACGTTCGTGGCGCTGAACGATGCCGTGCTGTTGGCACCCTTCTCGGCGCTCAAGGGGCTGAGCGATCGCACGGCCGCCGCCATTGTGCAGGCGCGCGAAAGCGGCGGACCCTTCCAGTCGATGCAGGACTTCGAGGAACGCTGCGGCGGACGCAACTGCACATCCCGACAGCGCGAGATCCTCGACAGGGTGGGTGCCTTCGCGCGCATCGAGCCGGGGCAGAAGCCGGCGGATGATCCGTCGCGGCGGGCGGACCAGGTGGAGTTCCTGCAGGGTCTGGTGAGCGAGGCCGTGATCGTCGATCGTCCGCTCGATCTGAGCGACAAGGCGATGGAAAGCCTGGACGATCTGGTGAACGGCTGGAGGGGCTGCACGCTTTGCGAGCTGGCCGGGAAGTGCCATCCCAGATCCTATCTCAATGGCCCGGCGCGCGTGATGCTGGTGGTCGATGGACCGAACTATCGCGAGGAGGCCGATGACGAGCTCGGGCGTGGCTCGCATGTCGCGGCGCTTGAGCAGGCGCTCGAAGGGGTCGGCCTGACGCTGAACGAGACCTATCTGACGGCGCTGATCAAGAGCCCGAAGCCGGAAAAGAGCAAGGTGTGGCCGACCAAGACGCTCGCCGAATGCCCCGTCTGGCTCGAGCGGGAGATCGAGGTTCTGAAGCCGCCGGTGGTCGTCGTGCTCGGCAGTTTGACCTTCAAGCACTTCTTCCCTGGCATGAAGGGCGGGATCAACGAGCATGCCGGGCGGGTGATCTACGACAAGGGCAGGAAGCTCAACTTCCTGATCGGCATCAACCCGAACGCGATTCACTTCGACGCCTCGAAGCAGAATATTTTGAACGGAGTGATCGCGAAACTACCTGACATCCTGCCTTTCGCTTGATATACACTGCCAGTCAGCACTGAGCTATGGAGCAAAGACGATGACGGTTGAGATCACTCTCGACCACGAGAGGTTCCATCGGGACGTCGCCATCGACGGCAACGACCTGAACAGGGGTTTCCTGGAGCATGCCGGGCTGTTCGCCTACTACGCCTCCGCGCATGTGAAGGCGATGCGCGCGGAGGGCCAGGCCAAGATTCGCGTCGAGCTGACCGAGTCGAAGGTGGGCAAGGCGCTGCGCGAAAAGGCGCTCGCCGACGGGACGAAGATGACCGAGAAGCAGCTCGAGGAGCTGGTCAGCCTGGATGCCGAGGTCATCAAGGCGCGTCTCGCCTATGTGAACGCGAAGGCGACCACGCAGCTCGCGCAGCATGCGGTCGAGGCCTTCCGGCAGCGGCGCGACATGCTGATCCAGATCGGCGCGTCGGCGCGCGAGGAGCTGAAGGGGGATGTGCGCGCGGCGAATGTCGAGCGTCTGCGCGGCATGATCGGCGCCTAGGATTCGCGACGCGGCACCTGAAGAAAGTCGGGGAGTATAACTCACGGCTGAGCTATAATATGGGGCGAGCGTGCCTTCGGGCAGGTTCATGAACGGAAGCACTGCAAGCACCGCAAGGACAGCAAGCACAGAAAGGACCAGGTAGCACCAATGGACATGAACAAGCTGATGGCGATGGTCAAGGCGCGACAGGCCGAGATCGACGCCAGGAAGACCGCCGGGACGCAGTTCGCCGAGATCCCGCAGGGCCAGTCCCGCTGGCGCATTCTCCCGGGCTGGCGCAAGGATGCCCCGGAGGTCTACTTCCACGATTTCGGGCAGCACTGGATCAAGGACGAGAACGGCAAGCCGATCGCCGTCTATGTCTGCGACTGGGATACCTTCGCGCGCCCGTGCGAGATCTGCGAGGTGGTCAAGACCGCGATCCGCGCGACGAAGGACGACAAGACGCTGCAGGCGCTCAAGGAGATGGCGAGCAAGCGGCGCGTGCTCGTCAACGCTCTGCAGATCCAGGGGCCGAATGCTGATCCCGGCAAGCCCGTGCTGGTGGCGCTGCCCTATTCGATCGGCACGCGCTTCCACGAGCTGTTCGCCGCTCGGCTCGGTGACGAGATCAACATGCTCGACCTCAGCGACGGCCGCGACATCATCATCAACCGCACCGGCTCGGGCTTCAACACCGAGTATTCGCTGACCGACGCGGCGAAGAACACGGCGGTCGATCCGGCGGTGATGGCCAAGCTGATCGACATCGACGCCTTCATCGAGGCTGAGCGCAACAAGGGGCTGCAGAAGGGCACGGCGCCGGTCAACAACGCGATCCGCTCCGTGCTCAAGGGGCTGCTCGCCGGCCCCGCTGGGCGGAGCTCGCTGGTCGCGGCGGCGGCGCCGGCGATCGCCGCCCCGAGCCCTCTGCTCGAGAGCCCGGTCGCTGCCCCGGTCGTCGCGGTGGCCGCTCCGACACCGGCTGCCGCTCCGACACCGGCTGCCGCTCCGACACCGGCTGCCGCTCCGACACCGGCACCCGCTGCCGCTGCTGCCGCTGCTACCGGGTTCGGTGAGGTGCTGAGCGACCAGGAGCTGATGAAGCTGCTGGGCGAGATCGGCTCCTGACGGGGAGGGGAGGGGCCCTATGGCCCCTCCCATGCCATGAGGACGTTTCCGCGTTCGGTTGTGCTGATCGACGGCAACAACCTGGGGTTCGCTGCGCAGATGAGCGGCGGCGCCAGGTTGTCTGTCGGCGCACTGGAGACCACAGCCCTCTATGGCTTCCTGCGCGCCTTGCGCAAGCTGCGCGAGGAACATGCGGGCAAGCCGATCGTGCTCTGGGATGGGCGTTCCTGGCGCTACGAGGAATACCCGGATTACAAGGCCGGGCGCGACGACAGACCTGAGATGCGCGAATTGAGGCAGAGCTGGAGTGCGGCGCGACCGATGGTGGCTGGCGCGCTGCGCGATCTCGGGGTGAGCCAGGTGATCGCGGCGAATATGGAGGCCGACGACATGGCCGCCAGGATGCGGCGTGTCTATGCCGATCACGGCACGACGGTCACGCTGATTTCGTCGGATCACGACTGGCTGCAGCTTGTTGGCGAGGGCGTGTCCCTGTTCGATCCCCGCAAGGCGCGGCATGTCACGCTTGCGAGCTTCGAGGATCACGTGAAGCTGCCGAGCCCGATGGCGCTTGCCGAGATGAAGGCGTTGGTCGGCGACAAGTCGGACAACATTCCCGGCGTCGGCGGCATCGGCGAGAAGACCGCGCAGGCCATTCTTGCGCGATGGGGGTCGGTGCCGGCCTTCGTGGGCGCGCTGCGGGACAATCTTGATCTTCGTCTCGACTGTGATCGTCGCCAGCTCAGTCTGGTTGATGACCCCGACAAGATGGCGCGCTTCGCGCGCAACATGCGCCTGATCTGGCTCGATCATGTGGATGCCCCGGAGACCAAGGGTGCGCGGCATATCGGCGGTGCGCTCAATCGCGAGGCATTCGCGCGATGCTGCGAGGAGTGGGCCTTCGTCAGCATCCTGAAGTCCCTGGACGAGTGGGTTCAGCCCTTTGCCCGAAAGGATCACTGACGAATGACTGACTTCGCCAAGCTGGCTGCGGCGCTCGAGAAGGCCGCCGGCGGCAATGACGAGACGCAGGGGCCGATCGCGCTTCTGGATTCCGGCTTCGCGCCGCTGAACTACGCCATCTCCGGGCGCTGGGATGGCGGATTCCCGAGCGGCCGGATCGTAGAACTGTTCGGTCCCGAAAGCTCTGGGAAGTGCCTGACTGCCGGCACCTACCTGCTCGGCGAGCATGGTCTGGCGACCATCGAGGAGCTCTGGGGGCTGCGCGGCTTCACGGCAAGCTCGCGTCAGCACGAGGAGCCGGTGGTTCATCATCTGCTGAATGAGCTGGGCGAGCTGGAGCCGACCAGCCACTTCGTCTGGAACGGCCGGCGTCGGTTCCTGCGTCTCGTCACGCGCTCCGGGCGTGTGCTCGAGGCGACTGCGCGGCATCCCGTGCGGGTGATGAATGAGCGCGGGCGCATCGTCTGGCGGCATGCCGAGAAGGTCAGGGTCGGCGATCATCTGCCGACGCTGCGCGGGCAGAAGCTCGGCGGGTCCGGGACGCTTGAGACCGACGAGGCGCGCATGCTCGGCTACCTTGTTGCCGACGGCTACTACGGCGACACGGGTCGGTTCTCGCTGTCCAACTCCGATCCCGAAATCGTGAATGACTGTCGGGCGTTGCTTCGTCGCTATCTGGGCGTCGACCCCAAGAGCACGCCGCCGCGCGAGGACAGCGCTTCGGTCGAGCATTGGGTGTATTCCGTCGAGTTGCGGCGGATTCTTCACGACCGCTATGGGCTGAGGCCGGTTCTGTCCAAGGACAAGATCGTGCCGCTGGCAGTTCGCGTGGCGAGCATCGAAGCGCAGCGTGCCTTCATTCGCGCCTACGTGGAATGCGAGGCTGCGATCAATCCGGGGACGTGCATCGAGGTGTGCTCGGCGTCCCATGAGCTGCTGCGCCAGATTCAGTTGATGCTGCTCAACCTGGGCGTGTATGCGACCGTGCACGACAAGCCTGTTGCGGGTCGCGAGCATGTCTATCGTCGGCTTGCGATCAGTGGGGCCGACTATGACCGCTACGGGCAGGAGATTGGCTTCGGCACGACTGCTCGCCAGGCGCAGTTCCGATCGCGCAGTGTCGCGATGGAGCGCACTTATTCGGACTGCATCCCGAATCTCGGCGGCATTCTGCGCGATCTTTTCGAGGCATCCGATACGGATCGCGAAGCCTCCTCGCTGCTCGAAGGCTACATGGGCGAGGGTGCGACGGCGATCGGGCGGGATCGGCTGCAGCGGGTGATCGCCTATTTCGGCGGGCGTCCCAATGCCTTCAATGTCGGTCTTGTGGCGTATCTGCGTCAGCTTGCGGCGCTGAACTATGCCTATGACGAGGTGGTTGCCGTCGAGGAGGGCGATGCGCCCACCTTCGACGTGGCGATGCCGGGGACGCACTCGTTCTGGTCGAATGGCTTCATCAGTCACAACACCTGGCTGGCAACGCAGGCGATGATCGCCGCGCAGCGTGTGGGCGGTGTCGCCGGCTTCCACGATCACGAGCGCAGCTTCGTCTCGGCGGTCGCCGAGCGTCTCGGGCTCGATCTCACGCCCGGCCGCTTCTTCTTCAAGACCCCGGAGAGCTACGAGCAGTCGGTGGTGCACTTCATCAAGGCGACCACGGCCGTGCGCGAGGCGAAGGTGCTCGATCCCAAGACGCCGCTCTGCTGGGTGTTCGACAGCCTGGCCTCGATGGTGCCGCAGCAGCGCATCGCCAAGGATGCGACCGAGCTGAACATGAACGACACCACGGCACTCGCGCGCCTGACCTCGACCACCTTCCCCTCGATCGCGCAGATCGCCGAGAAGAACAACGTGCTGGTGCTGGTGCTGAATCAGATCCGCCTCAAGCCCGGTGTCGTTTATGGCGACCCCACCACCACCCCGGGCGGCAACGCGCCAAAATACTACGCCTCCGTGCGCATCCAGCTTGCTGCCTCGCGTCTGATGAAGGACGAGGGCGGCGAGAAGGTCATGATCGGCCAGGAGGTCACGGCGCGCTGCGTCAAGAACAAGATCGCCCGCCCCTTCGTCACCGCGAAGTGGCGCTTCCTGTTCGGTGAGGACGGGGTGGGGCGCTTCGACGTGGCGGGCAGCCTGCTGGAGTTCGCGCTCGCCAAGAAGCTGCTGAAGACTTCCGGGTCGCGCGTCGAGTGGATCGACGGCAAGACCTATTTCAAGGGGCAGCTTGCCCAGAAGATCGAGACCGAGGGATGCCTCGGCGAGCTGCAGGCGCTGATCGCGCAGTCGGGCGAGACCCCGGACGTGGCGCCGCCGGAGAGCGAGGAGTGAGCGACTTCATCAGCTACGTGCTCGGCTTCGTCTTCGACGAGGGCTGTCGCCGCGTCGTGCTGATCTCCAAGAAGCGCCCGCAATGGATGCTGGGTCGGCTGAACGGGGTCGGCGGCAAGATCGAGCCTGGCGAGAAGGCGCTCGCGGCGATGGTGCGCGAGTGCGAGGAGGAGACCGGGCTCAGGGTGGAGGACTGGTCGCATGTCGCGACCATTCGCCATCCGACCTTCAAGATCGTCTGCTTCTTTACCGTGGCGGACGTGACAGCGGCGCGCACCATGACCGACGAGGAGGTGAGGATCGTGCATCTCAGTCGGCTTCACGAGCTTCTCGAAGGTGGCTGGCTGCTGCCCAATCTCCCGTTGCTGATCGCGCTTTCGCTGGATCGAAGCGGCATCAGGAAGCCCGTGGAGCTGCTCGACGACAGCGCGGTGCCGCAGGTGCGCCGGCGTTTGTCACTTGCCGGTGACTGATTTTTCTGCGATCGTGCGACAGTCACGACTGACGTAGGAGGGGCAATCATGGCAACGCGGTCGCTGATCGGCATGATGGAGGCCGATCAGGTGCGGTTCATCTACTGCCATTGGGACGGCTACCCGTCCCACAATGGCGCGCTTCTGCTCGATCACCACTCGACGGTCGAGCGGGTGCGCGGGCTGCTCGATCTGGGCGATCTCTCCTCGCTCGGCGAGGAGCTCGGCGAGAAGCACGACTTCGACTGGCGCATGAAGCTTATGCAGGAGCTGCGCGCGAAGGGCGTGCAGAACTACGACGAGGATGCGGAGTATCGCCGTCTGGATCGCATGTGTCTCGCCTATGGGCGGGATCGCGGCGAGACCGACATCGAGGCGAAGACCTGCTCGCGCGAGCAGTATCGCGGGTTCGCCGTCAGCGGCGAGTATGGCGCCGAGTATGTCTACCTCGCCGAGCCGCGGCTCGACGGCAGCGTGAAGTGGCTGGTCGCGAATCACGGGGGCGTGCTGGTCGAGCTGACGCGGCGGATCGTCGAGAGCGACGAGATCCACCTGCCGGTCGAAGGTCCGAATGCCGGGGTCTGGGCGTGAGCGAGACGCCGTTCCGGCCGATGCTGGCGAGTCCGGCGGATGTGGATGCGCTCCGCTATCCGCTGCTCGCCAGCCCGAAGCTCGACGGCATTCGCTGTCTGGCGATGGGCGGCAGGGCGATGTCGCGCTCGATGAAGCCGATCCCGAACCGGCATGTCCAGCAGAAATTCGCCGAGTTCGCGCGCCAGCTCGAGGGTCTCGACGGCGAGCTGATCGTCGGCGAGCCCAATCACCCCGACGTGTATCGCACGACCAGTTCGGCGGTGATGGCGCATGACGGCACCCCGGACTTCTTCTTCTGGGCGTTCGACCTGTGGGATGAGGGCTACGGCTATGCGATGCGCTTCTCGCTGCTGGCGAAGCGCTTCCAGCCGATCAATGACATGGCCCCCTGGGCGATGATCCTGCCGCATGACTACATCCGCGATCGGGATGAGTTGGATGCCTTCGAGGCCGACGCTCTGAAGCAGGGCTTCGAGGGCGTGATGCTGCGGTCGCTCGATGGCCCCTACAAGCGGGGGCGGTCGTCGGCGCGCGAGGGCTATCTCTTGAAGCTGAAGCGCTACCGGGATGCCGAGGCCGAGATTGTCGGCTTCGAGGAGCGGATGCACAACGGCAACGAGGCGTTCACCTCCGAGCTCGGCCGCACCAAGCGCTCGACCGCGATGGCCGGGCTGGTGCCGACGGGCAGTCTGGGTGCCTTCGTGCTGCGGGGTCTGCCGGGTCAGCCCTTCGAGGGTGTGATCTTCAATGTCGGGACCGGGCTGGTCGAGCAGGAGCGCCAGCGTTTCTGGCGGGAGCGGGATGCCTTGCTGGGCAAGATCGTGAAATACAAGTTCTTCGATATCGGCGTGAAGGACGCACCGCGACACCCGGTCTATCTCGGCTTCCGTGATCCGATCGACCTCTAGCGCAAGGGTGTTGCCTCTGATCTGGAGCGTGCCTATGTCGTTACTCCTGGGGGTGACGACATGGCACGTTTCGATCAGGGGTTTGTGCGACGCAACGGCAAGGTCTGGTATCGGCGGGGCGGGAAGGTTCTGTGCGAGGTCTGTGGGGTGCACGACACCTGCGAGCTGCGCTCGGCGCTGGTCAATCTCGGCGCCTGGAGGCTGGCGACGGTGGCGGTAGAGGAGTGCGGCATCTACGTTCCCGTGCTCGGGTTCCAGGATCGCAGCGGGCTCGAGGGCAGCTTCAACACCTTCCGGCGCGGCAGGGGGTGGGCCAATCGTCTCGAGCTCGGCTGCCGGGTCGCACTGCACGATCTTGCCGCGGATCGTCTGCTTGGGCGCGCGACGGTGACGGGCATTCACTACGGGCCCCTGGGTGGCCTGCTGCGGGACTTCGCGGCGGACAATCATCTGATGCGGGGCCTCTCGGCCATCGAGGCCCCGGGGCGTCTGCACGCGGTGCTGCGTCGGCTCTACGGGACGAACTATGCCGGCGTGGACTGCGAGTTCTCGGTGATCGAGCTTGCGTGCGGGGAGGAGGGTGATGCGGATCGTGCGGCTTGATCCGGTCAAGCGGGGTCGGATCACGCTGGGTCATCTCGTCACGCTGGACAGCGGCGAGATCGTCTATGCGGCACGGCGCCGCCACAGGCACATCTTCCGCTCCGGGCGCGCTTCGATCAGCGCGGCGATGGAGGATGGCGAGGCGGCCTGGGCGATCGACGAGACGACCCTCTACATGCTGCGCACCAAGGGGGTGAAGCGGGTGGCTGTGCGTGTCGAGGACACGGGCGACATCTACCTGACCGCGCTCGCCAGCTTCTTCGATCTGCGCAAGGCGCGCGTGAAGGACTACTCCGATCGCGGCGGCAGTCGGCAGCGCTACCTGCCGCTGGATCACTTCACCTTCCAGCGCGGGCGCGTGACGCTCCAGGAGAACACGGCACTCGCCGGGGTTTGCTGATTGCGCGCCTCAGTCAGCGTTGATATATGAGTGCATCACGACGGGGGAGGGGCATGGTGGAGCTCGCAGATCTTTTGGGCTTGTGGGAAGCGAAACCCTACACGGCAGAGGATCACCTCGTTGGGCACGGTGAGATGGCCGGCTGGGATGAGGCGAAGATGAGACGGCTTGCGGGTCGCTTCATCGACGAAAACGACCTGACCGAGCAGTTCTGCGATTGGTTGGACGCGCGATGGCGCGAGGAGGGTTCGGTGAACGTCTATGCGGAGGATGAACCGTGATCGAGGCGTTCGACAAGATGGCCGAGCAGTTCAATGCGGAGCTGGAGGAGGTTCGCGCGGATGCTCATTGGCTGAGTGAGCAGCTCGACAGGGCGGTGGTTGCGATGGCCGGCGTGCGCGCTGCGCTGCACAGCATGCCCGGGGTCGATCCCTTCGCGCATGGACCGCTCGCTGAGGCGGATTCGTTGATGGAGACCCTTTTGGAGACGATCGCGAAGGGTCGTCAGGGCGTCGAGACTTCGGAGGGCGATCGGGAATGAGGCCGTTCGGTGTGATGGCGGATCTGCACTGCCACGCCTGGTCAGCCTTCGCGAGCACTCTGCCCGATGGCGTCAACTCGCGCCTGCGGGAGATTCTGCTCGAGGTCGATCGCTGCTGCCAGACGGTGCTGGACGCCGGCGGCGACACGGTCGTGATCGCCGGCGACGTGTTCCATGTGCGCGGGCACGTCGCGCCGTCGGTGTTCAATCCCGCGCGCGATTGCCTGCTGCGGTGGGTCAATCTCGGCATAACCTTCATCGTCATCCCGGGCAACCATGACCTGGAAGGCAAGGAGAGCAGGCGTCTGACCAGTGCCGTGGCGATGCTCGAGGACTCGCTCGGCGTCACGGTCGCACACGAGCCGGCAGTGATCGGCAGCAAGGTGCTGGTGCCCTACATGCCGCGGCGCGAGGCGCTGCTGGCCCAGATCGAGGTGATCGCCTCGCGCTACCGCCCGGTCATTGCCGGCATGGACCTGTTCATCCATGCCGGCATCGACGGCGTGCTGCCGGGGGTGCCTGCGCATGGGCTGACGGCGGATGCGCTTGCCGCATTCGGCTTCCGTCGCGTCTGGGCGGGTGACTATCACAACGCGAAGGAGCTTGCGGACGGCAGGGTGATCTCGATCGGCGCTCCGGTGCAGCACACCTGGTCGGATGTCGGGCATCGTGCCGGCTGGTGGCTGGTGCAGGAGGACCAGCCCCGCTGGTTCGCGTCCCATGCGCCGCGATTCATCGAAATCACCGGCAGGGAGGATCCGGCCGAGCTGCCTCTCATCGTCGATGGTCACTATGTCAGAGCCAAGATCGGCACGGCGACCGCGCGGGATGTCGCCCTGTGGCGCGAGCAGTTGCGTGGGATGGGGGCGCGCGGGGTGCTGATCCAGGCGGTGCCGGCGACAACAGCGATGCGCTCGGGTGCGGTCAGCGGATCGCTCGATCGCATCGACGAGGCGGTGGCGAAGTTCTGTGCGAACAACGGGCACGCGCCGGTGGTTGCCGATCTTTGCGTGCGTTATCTGGCGGAGGCGCAGTCGTGAGGGTCTGCACGGTCGAAGTGCGGGATTTCCTGTCGGTTGCCGAGGCGGCTTTTCGCCTCGACGAGCGGGGGCTGGTGCTCATTCAGGGCGAGAACCGCGACAACCCCTCGGCGAGCTCGAACGGTTCCGGCAAGTCCAGCCTGGTCGATGCCGTGTGCTGGGGGCTCTACGGCGAGACCGCACGGGGTGCCGCCGCGACGGAGGTGATTCGCGCGGGGGCCAAGAAGGCCAGCGTGACGCTGGATGTCGAGGATGCGGGCCTGCGCTATCGCGTCACGCGCACGCGCAGCAAGGGCAAGACCACGCTCGAGCTGGTGCGGATCGACGCCGCCGGCGAGTCTGATCTGACGCAAGGCACCGTGCAACTGACGCAGGCGCGTCTGACGGCCGTGCTGGGGTGCAGCCCCGAGGTATTCCGCTCGGCGGTCTATCTCGGCCAGGAGCAAATGCCCGATCTGCCGTCCCTGACGGACAAGGCGCTGAAGAAGCTGATCGAGGAGGCGGCCGGGATCGAGGTGATCGAGCTCGCCTATGCGCGCGCCCGGCAGGCTGCGCTGGACGCACAGGCGAAGATCGACGGGCTGACGGCGAAGCGCGACGCGCTCCGGGGCGTGATCGAGCGCGTCAAGACGGATCTGCAGGATCTCAAGCTGCGCTACGAGGGCTGGAACGAGAGCCACCGCAAGCGTCTGGAAAGCCTGGAGGACTCGCTGAAGGCTTCCAGGGCGCATCTTCAGGGGGCCGATACCGAGATGGACGGCATCGACGTGAGGCCCCTGGTTGACGAGTTGAAGGCGATCGAGGCCAGGCTTGCCGGCTATTCGGGCGAGCAGAAGCGCGAGCAGGAGCTCGCATCGGCGCTGGCGCGCTGCGAGCGGGAGGTTGCCGAGCACGAGGCACGCGCCCGCATGCTGGTCGGTCAGGCGCAGACGGCACTCAAGGCCGAGCAGGCGATCGCCGGCAAGGAGGGCCAGCCCTGCGATCACTGCGGTCAGCCCCTCTCGCGGCATGCGCTTTCGCATGCCTGCGAAGGGGCGCGACGGGATGCGGCACGCTACCGGGACGCGGCACGTGCGGCAACGGAAGCGCTGCGCAAGGCACGCGCGACGGCAAGCGCGGCAGCGGAAGCACTGGCAGCGCATCGCGCGAGCATGGGGGACCCGTCGCAGTTGCAGGCACGCGCGACCGAGCTGCGCGCGGAGCTCGAGCGCATCGCCGGCAAGGCGCGCGACGTTGAGACCTGGCGCGAGCGTGTCCAGCAGGCGAACAAGGCGCTGGAGGACGCCAAAGCTGAGGTGAACCCGTTCGTCTCGCTGGTGACGAACAAGGCGGTCGAGCTTCGGGGTCACATCCCGGCTTTGGAGAGCATGAACAGAAGCCTTGAAGAAGCGTCCCAGGAGCGCGATACTATTCAGTCAGCGGTGAAGGTGCTCGGGCCCGCCGGCGTGCGCGCGCATATCCTCGACGGGGTGACACCCTATCTGAACGACCGCACGGCGACCTACCTGGATGCGCTCTCGGACGGCACGCTGAAGGCAATCTGGACCACGCTGGTGCGGGACGCGAAGGGCGATCTCAAGGAGCGCTTCTCGATCGAGGTGCAGCACCCGGCGGGCGAGGGCTTTGCCGTTCTGTCGGGCGGCGAAAAGCGCAAGGTTCGGCTGGCAACCGCTATGGCACTTCAGGATCTGGTCGGCTCGCGTGCGACGAAGCCGTTCCAGCTCTGGATCGCGGACGAGATCGACGATGCCCTGGACGATGCCGGCCTGGAGCGTCTGATGGTCGTGCTGCAGGAGAAGGCGAAGGAGAAGGGCACGGTGATGGTGATCTCGCACAACCCCCTGCGCGACTGGGTGCCGAATGCGTGGGTGGTGGTCAAGGAAGACGGCAAGTCGAAGCTGGAGACGGTCTGACGGTGGCGAAGATGAGGCGTAAGGTGTCGAGGCCCAAGAGCCCCTCCCTGGACCCCAAGGAGGTGTCGCAGCGCGTCGCTGCGGCGGAGGCGGCGGCGAAGGAGATCCAGAGCTCGGTCGAGGAGTGGAAGGCGTCCGACGTCTTCCTGCAATACGAGCTTGTGGTCAATGCCACCGGGCACATGTTCCATGTTCATACCAAGACCGGATGGCGCCAGATTCGCCTGCATGCCGGGCACAAGCTGAGCTGGTTCGGCAAGGTCAGGGCTGGCGCCAGGGGTGATCTCCTGTTCGAGCTGGTCCCGGAGATGAACGCGGAGCTCGAGGATCGCGGCGCCGATCGCGTTGAGGTGGCGGCGAAGGACTTCACCGTTCTCGAGCCCGATTTCCTGCGCTGGTTGTGCGAGCAGCTCGGCGTGGAAAGTCTGGACGAGTTCGTGCTGCAGGCTTTCGCGGCAGTCACGGGTGAGGATGTCAAGCGTGCCGCGCAGCGGGTGGAGGACCCCGAGCCGGCGCCGGATGTCGAGGCCCTGCCGCAATGGGGCGCCTGGGCGTGAGCGCTCGCGAGCAGGCCGCGCTCAGGCTGCTCAAGCGCCTGAAGCCGCCGCTGCCGCAGCAGCCGCTCTTTCCGCATTCACCGCCGCGCCCTAATGCCGGGCCATCCGTCGAGAGCGGCGCGGTCGATCGCAGTCCCCCCATCGAGCACCAGAACCAGCGAGACGCCAGCACATGATCGAGCCCATCCGCATCACCGCCTTCGATCCCGCCATGCGCAACTGGGGCATGGCGAAGATGCTGGTCGAGATCGCGCAGAACGGCGGTCACAGGATCGAGCTCACCCTGGTCGATCTGCGGCTGGTGCAGACCGAGAGCCTGGCCGGCAAGACCGTTCGCAAGTCCTCGGATGATCTGCGGCGTGCAAGCGAAGCCTACAGTGCCGCGCTCGAATGGGCGCTCTGGGCGGATCTGCTCTGTGCCGAGGTGCCTACCGGGGCACAGTCGGCACGTGCCGCGTTCGGCAATGGCATGTCGGTCGGCCTGCTGGCGGCGCTCGCGCGCGAACGCCCGCTCATTCAGGTCGATCCCTACGAGCCCAAGAAGATCGTCACCGGGCGCAAGACCGCGACCAAGGATGAGATGATCCGGTGGGCGGTGAGGGAGTTCCCGGACGCGCCCTGGATTCGCGCTCGCGGCAAGTCCGACGGCAAGATCACCGATGCCAACGAGCATCTGGCGGATGCCTGCGCGATCGCCAGGGCAGCGTTGGGAACCGAGCAGTTCAAGCAGGCGGTCGCTCTGCGCAACTCCATTGCGCGCAGCGTGTCTCAGTCACGGGTGACTGTGTAATGAGCGGGCTCGGCGCGATGATGGCGGGCGGCAATCCCGCCGAGGGTCGGGAGGAGGACGACTTCTACCCCACACCTCCCGAGGTCACCCAGGCACTCGTCAACGCCTGGCAGCTCGTGATCCGCAATCATGCGGACGTCATCTGGGAGCCCTGTGCTGGCGACGGCGCGATGGTGCGCGTGCTGGAACAGATCGGATGTCCGATTCATGCGAGCGACATCAATCCGCGCGCCCCTGGGATCGACGCGGCCGACTTCCTCGTCGGCGAGATGCAGGGTCGGGTGGGCGAGCGCTGTGCGATCATCACCAATCCGCCGTTCGGGCTCGCCGAGGAGATGATCGCGAAGGCCGCTCGCATGGACGGCGTGGTGTTCGCCGCCTTCATGCTGAAGGCGACCTTCTGGCACGCCAAAACCCGCCAGGCCCTGTTCCGGCAGTTCATGCCGTTTATCGTTCATCCGCTCACCTGGCGCCCGGATTTCAAGATGAAGGGTCGGCCGACCATGGAGATGCAGTGGTGCATCTGGCTGCCGCAGCACAAGCGCGTTGCGCCCTGGCCGCTCTACCGACCGCTTGACAATCCTGCGCCGAAGGCCCGGCGCGGAGTGCGCGCATAGCGCGTTGACGCTGGTATGAGCGCTCGCTACAATAAATCAGCGCTGACAAACCGGGCGGCACAACATCTGGTGCCGCCTTTTGCATCTCGGAGATCCTGATCATGCCGGACGGCATCCTTCCCGCCGAAACCCTCTTTGTGCGCGAGCTGCACCCGGGCATGGGGCGGGCGGTCGCCGAGCGCACGGTGCTGCGGCGCAAGCCGGACGGCAGTTTCGAGACCTGGGGTGATGTTGCCGAGCGGGTTGCCGAGGGCAATGCCGCGCTCTGTCCGATTGGCACGCAGCACGATCGGGTCAGCGAGAAGACGAAGCTCAGGCGGCATGTTGCGAAGGCGACGTTGCTGATGTCGGGTCGGCACCTGCAGCACGGCGATGCCGATCAGCCGTCGCGCAACATGGAAATCTATACCAACTGCGCAACGGCTGCGATGAGCTGGCTGAGCTTCCTTCTGCTGCTGAACGGCTCCGGCGTCGGCCGCTGCTACGACGACGACATGATGCTGGTGAATTGGGACCACGCGCCCCTGCTGCGCGTGGTGATCTCCTCGAGCCATCCGGATTTCGACTGGTCGGCCGACGAGGATGTGCGCGACGCCAAGCACAAATATCGTGGCCCCAATGTGCACTGGCACGTGGTGGACGACAGTCGCGAGGGCTGGGCGAAGGCGGTGGAGCTCTGGGAGGTGATGGCGTTCCAGAAGATCTACGCCGATCACACGCTGGTGCTCGACTTCTCGCAGGTGCGCCCGCGCGGCGCCCCGATCAAGGGCATGCAGGGTCGGCCGAGCTCGGGTCCGAAGCCGCTGATGGATGCGCTGAAGAAGTGCGCCACCATCAAGGGGGCGGGGATGCCGCCCTGGATGCAGGCGCTCTATATCGACCACTACCTCGCCGAGTGCGTGCTGGTGGGCGGGGCGCGACGCTCGGCGCGGATGAGCACCAAGACCTGGCGCGATCCCGGGGCGATCCAGTTCGCGCGCGTGAAGCGTCCGGTCGAATACGACGGGCTCGGCATGCAGGAGGTGATCGAGCTGCGCGCTCGCTTCGCGGCCGAGAAGCGGACCCCGCCCTTCGCGTTCCTGTGGTCGTCCAACAACTCGATCACGGTGGATGCCGAGTTCTGGGCGCATGTGCAGGCCGCCAGGAAGGCGATCGCGACCGGCAAGCCGGTGGCGAAGAAGCATCAGCACGCCTGGGACGTGCTGAACGCGCTCGCGGAGTCCGCCTATGGCGACGGCACCGGCGAGCCCGGCCTGATCAATGTCGATCGCCTGCGCCAGAACGATGACGGCTGGCACGGGCTCGAGGATGGCGGCTATGTCGGCTCGGCCAAATACGCGGTCGAGGACGATACGCGGCTGACGCTTGCGCGTCTGGCGCGCATCGCCAAGCGCAAGAAGCTGCACCAGATCACCAATCCCTGCGGCGAGATCAGCCTGTCGGTGCTCGGCGGCTACTGCACGATCGCCGATGTGGTGCCGTTCCACGCCGACACGCTTGACGAGGCGGAGGATGCCTTCCGGGTCGCCACGCGGGCGCTGATGCGCGTGAACCTGATGGACTGTCTCTACCGGCACGAGGTTCAGCGCACCAATCGCATCGGCGTGGGTATCACGGGCGTGCACGAGTTCGCCTGGAAGTTCTTCCAGGTCGGGTTCCGCGATCTGATCGACCCGGATTTCGCCGCGTATCACGCGCGCCAGGCTTCCTGCATCATTCGCGGCGTTCATCCCGGCGCACGTGAGCGCGCAGCCGCGTTCTGGCTGACCCTCGCGCGGTTCTCGCGTGCGGTGCAGGAGGAGGCGCGTGAGTATGCGCGCGAGCTTGGCGTCAACATGCCGCACACGGTGACGACCATCAAGCCGGCCGGCACCACCAGCAAGCTGTTCGGGCTGACCGAGGGCTGGCACCTGCCGGCAATGGCGCAGTATCTGCGCTGGGTGCAGTTCCGGCACGATGATCCGCTGGTGGCGAACTACCAGGCTGCCGGCTATCCGGTGCGCGAGCTGAAGTCCTACTCCGGCACGGTGATCGTCGGCTTCCCGACGCAGCCCGTGATCGGCGCGCTCGATCTGGGCGACGCTCTGGTGACCGCTTCCGAGGCCACCCCGGAGGAGCAGTATCGGTGGCTCAAGCTGGGCGAGCGCTACTGGATCATCGGCACGGATGAGCGCGGCGCGCCGCTGCACGCGGAGGGCGAGGATCTGGGCAACCAGATCTCCTACACGCTGAAGTATGATCCGGCGAAGGTGGACTACCCGCACTTCCTGGACATGTTGATCGAGCATCAGAGCCAGATTCGCTGCTGCTCGGTGCTGCCGGTCGCCGACACCTCCGCCTACGAATACACGCCCGAGCAGGCGGTGACCAAGGTGGAATACGAGGAGCTGCTGCGCCAGGTCGCCGATGCGACGGTGCAGGAGGAGGTCGATTTCGCGCATGTGGACTGCTCCACCGGGGCCTGCCCGGTGGACTTCAAGGAGCGCGAGACCGCCGCCAGGGACGAGCGTCACTTCGTCATCTACGGCTACGACGACGGAAGCTGCCGCTGGTGTGATGCCGCGAAGGAGCTGATCCTGTCCAGGGACTGGGGCCTCACCTTCATCGACATCAAGGAGGAGGCCGCGAAGACGCGCTTCTTCGCGAACAACCCCGATCTGCCGCGCACGGTGCCGCAGGTCTACGAGCGCTTCCCGGAGGGCAACACCGCGCTGCATATCGGCGGCTATCATGATCTGGTCATCTACCTGGATGGCGAGGAGACGATCAGCGACCGCTGACTTTCCTGTTGCCGGGTAGTCAACACTGAGATAGAACGTGCATGACGGGGCGGGGTCACTCCCGCCCCTTTCTCCGAGGGGGTCGAGATGGGTGCAGAAGGTTCGAGTGCCATGAGCCGAAACTACGCGGTGAGGATCATCGCCGACTCCATCTCGCCGGAAGGGCATCGACTGACGACGATGGAGCTGGAGTATCCGCGCTTCATTCACAGTGAGTTCATGACGCATCGCCAGTTCAGCCGCAACGCCTGCTCCTCGCGCGCGATCCCGACCGCGAAGCTGATCGAGCGGGTGCGGCAGGAGCCGGTGCTGCCGCTGCTCTGGGCGAGCAACAAGTCCGGGATGCAGGCGGGCGAGGAGCTGGGCGAGGCGGAGCGCCGGCGCGCGGAGGAGTGGTGGCGCACCGCTGCCATGCGGGCGGCCAATTCGGCCGAGATGCTGCTCGATCTCGGCGTCCACAAGCAGTGGGCGAACCGGCTGCTCGAGCCGTTCCTCACCATCCGTGTGGTGGTCAGCGCAACCGAGTGGGTCAATTTCTTCGCGCTGCGCTGCCATCGCGATGCGCAGCCGGAAATCCGTCATCTCGCCGACATGATGGCGGAGGCGATCAAGTGCAGTGATCCCGTGACGCTCAACCCCGGCGAGTGGCATCTGCCTTATGTCGAGCGCGAGGATGTGGCGGCGGTGGTCGCCTGGCTGACAAAGCATGTCGTGTCGCCGAGCCAATCGTATCTCAACGAGACCCTGATTCGCGTGTCGGTGGCGCGCTGCGCCAGGGTGTCCTACCGCATGCATGATGGTCAGGCGAGCGATGTGGGGAAGGATCTCGATCTCTACCATCGCCTGATCGCGGCCGACCCCAAGCACGCCAGTCCAGCCGAGCATCAGGCGACCCCGGACGAGGTGCTGGTGGAGATCGACACGGGTGGACTGCCGGTGCCGATCTGGCGCTCCAGTCAACTGCACGGGAACTTCCAGGGGTGGGTGCAGTATCGCAAGACCCTGCCCGGTGAGTGCGTCAAGGGCTGAGCAAAGAAGGACATGGCGAACGTGAATACCAAGATGGTGATCGAGCCGAGCGAGGAACTGCGGCGGCTGCTGGATGAGGTTTCGGAATCGCTCAAGGCGCTGGCGCAGCTCGAGGAGTCGGTGCTGCGCGTCAAGCGTCTTACCGAGACGGCAAAGCTGCCGTCGCGCGGCAGCCAAGGTGCGGTGGGCTACGATCTACACGCCGATCTACCCCAGGGCTTCGTGAGCATCATGCCCGGCACGCGCGCCGTCATCCCGACCGGGATCGCCGTTGCGATCCCCGAGGGCTGCTATGGTCGGGTCGCGCCGCGCTCCGGTCTGGCGTTGCGGCATGGGCTCGACGTGCTCGCCGGCGTGGTCGATCCGGATTACCGCGGCGAGGTCATGGTGATCCTGCAGAACAACGGCGCCGATCTTGTCACCATCGCCCGGGGCGATCGCATCGCCCAGCTCATCCTCGAAGCCTGCCTGACGCCGGAGGTCGAGGAGGTGACGGATCTGGACGCAACGGAGCGGGGCGAGCAGGGTTTCGGCTCGACCGGCCAGTGATCGCGCTCTGCGGTGCCGAGCGGGTGGGCAAGTCCACTCTCGCGCAAGCCTTCGCTCGCGCGCATCATCTGATCTACATCCCATCGCGTGCCGGCGAGGTGTTCCGCGCCATGAATCTGCCGGTCGGGCCCCTGCCGCCCGAGCAGCGGCTTGTGGTGCAGGAGCGCATCCTGGACGCGCACGTGGCGGACATCGAGGCGGTCAAGGGCGATGGCGCGTGGATTGCCGACAGGTCAACGCTCGACATGGCAGCCTATGCCCTGTTTGATCTCGCCAATTCGGGCGTCGATCCCGCGCTGGTCGAGGGGTATGTGAACCGCTGTTTCCGGGTGGCGAACTTCTACTACAGCATGATCGTCCTCGTGCAGCCCGGCATCCCCTATGTCGAGGCGGAGGGCAAGCCGAAAGCCTGTCTGGTGCGGCAGGCGCTGATGAACAGCATCATCACCGGGCTTCTGCACGATGCCCGGGCGCTCTGCTCGCGCTGGATGCTGCGCTCGCAGGTGCTCGATCTCGACGACCGCTGTGAGACGCTGATGCGGCTCGTCACGCGATTCTTCCAGCAGACGCAGAACTCGATGCAGGAGGGCGCGGCGCTGCACTGAGCGTGTCCCGGTGATGCGTTGTGCTCCGAACGCATCACCGGCACACCAATTCATGTCAGGGGTGGGAATGGATGACGTTGGGGCGGATGGTCTGACGGTGCGCGAGGCGATCGCACGGCGCGTGATGATCGGGCTCGGTCGGCTTGCGCAGGCGCACAAGAGCGGCGAGCTCGGCTTCGAGGCGGCATATCTGGGCATCAAGGTGCTGGTCGAGACCACGCTGCCCTTCGTGGACCCCACCAGTGCGCAGTTGATCAACCAGATCATGAAGCTGTGGGACGAGGAGGCGAAGGAGCAGCAGCGCGCGGCGCTGGAGCTCGCGGCGGCTGCGGGCAAGTCGCCGCTGGATGTCGGCGCCTGGGGCACCTGGAGCACCTGACTGCGCCGCGTTTTCCCGATTGCCGGTCAGTGCGCGCTGAGTTAGATAAGCGCTGAGCAAGATAGCGAGGGGCGCATGGGGCGACTGATTGCCGGTCTGGACTTCGAGAGCACGGGGGTCGATCCCGAGAAGGATCGCATCGTCGAGGTGGCGATCGTGTTCATGGATCTCGAAAGCGGCGAGGAGCAGGGCCGCTTCGAGCGGCGCATCAACCCCGGCATCCACATCCCCGCGAAGGCGGTGGCGATCCACGGCATCTCGGATGCCGATGTGATGGGCGCGCCGAGCTTCGCCGAGATCGCCCCGGGTTTCGTCAAGCTGCTGGCGCGGGTTGATCTGCTGATCGGCCACAACATCGAGCGGTTCGATGCGCCGCTGCTGGTGCATGAGCTGGTGCGCGCCGGGGTGTCGCCGCCGCATTTCCCGCCCGTGTTCGACACCATGCTGCACGGGCGGGGCTGCACCGACGACGGCAAGATTCCCCGTCTGGGCGAACTCTGTTTTGCCCTGGACGTGCCCTATGATCTCGGGCGGGCGCACCAGGCGACCTACGACGTGTTGGTGAACCTGCAGGCGTTCCGGCGCGGCTGGCAGCTTGGGGTGTTCACGGTGCCGGAGCTGGAGGAGGTGGGATGAGCGGGTATTTCAACAAGGGCGTCTATCTTCAGCGCCTGCTGACGAAGGCGCGCGAGGACGATCAGCCGCTCAGGATCTGCGTTCGGGTCATCGGCGAGGATATGGCTCATGAGCTGGAGCTGCTCCAGATTCACGTGGATTTCATCCTGTGCAGGGTCTGGGCATCTTCGGACGATCATGTGCTGATGCTCCCGTTCTCCGCAATCACGACGATTGCTCATGAGGTCAAGACCGATGCGTAGGGTTGCATGGCTGGTCGCGGGAGGGCTTTGCGCGCTCATTGGCACGCAGGTGCATGGTCAGACGCGCGAGCCCGACATCCTGCTGCGTCGGCCTGACGGACGCTACTACGCACCCGACATCCCGGGCGCACGGCGCGGCGAGCGCCTCGAGGTCAGGCCGGTTCCAGGCACCGACCGATCGGCGGTCTATGGTCGCGATGGGCGGCGCATCGGCACCATCGAGCGCCGTCCGCATGGCGGCAGCAATTTCTACGATCGCGACGGGCGGCGGCGATGAGCGCGCACACCCCTGGGCCTTGGCATCATAACGGGGCTTTGCGCATCTACACCGACGCAGGCGAGCAGATCGCGTTGGTGCTCCGTCGCGGCAACACCAATCGCGAGGTCGCCAACGCGGATCTTATCGCCACTGCGCCCGATTTGCTGCGGGCGCTGTGCAGGCTGGTTGCTGTGGTGACGGTGGAGGAGAATCGCAGCGCCGCGCTCAACGATGCGATCAAGGACGCTCTTGCCGTCATCGCGGCGACGGGGCTTCGCGACGGGCGGCGGCGATGATCGACCGGGCGATCGGGAAACACTATCGCCCCGTGGTTGCGTGCCGGCTGGAGCAGCGACGCAAGGTTTTCTCGGTGCGGGGTCGCTGCTACGGGTCCCGACGGCGGCTCATCATCTCGCGGTGCAGGTGGGGTGATGGGTATTGGATCAGGCGCTTCTTCCAAGAGCTCATGGTGAGGCCGCCGGAGTGATGCTTGCGCTCGACAGCCGTCCCGAGTTCGACACCTGGGCGCTCGATCTCTGCGAGCTGGTCGCGAGACGCTCGCGCGACCCGGCCTGCAAGGTGGGCGCGGTGATCGTGCGGCCGGACAAGACCATCGCCTCCATCGGCTACAACGGTTTCCCCAGGGGCGTGCTGGATGCCGTCGAGCGCTACGAGACGCGCGAGCAGAAGTTGATGATGGTGGTGCATGCCGAGGTGAACGCCATCGTCACGGCACGCGAGCCGCTGCACGGCTACACGCTCTATGTCAGCCCGATGATGCCCTGCGCGCACTGCGCCGGGGTGATCATCCAGAGCGGTATGAGGCGCGTGATCGCGCGCATGGACAAGAACCCCGAGGACTCGAAATGGGCGCGGAGCTATGCGGTGACGCGCACCATGTTCGAGGAGGCGGAGGTTCGCCTGGAGCTGAGGAGGGTGTGATGGATGTGACCAAGCTGCCCAAGTGGGCGCAGCAGAAGATCGACGACCTGCAGCGCCATCTGGCGAAAGCCTATGATGAGCTTGCCGTCTACAAGTCCATGTTGAACAACGGCGTGGCGACGGGGGCGTCCGAGAATGCGAGGGTGATTGTCGAGTTCACCACCAGGAACTCGATTCACGCCTTCTCGCTGCCGCTTGGGTCGGACGTCACCTTCAAGATCGGCCCCACTTCCGCCGACAGGTTCACCGTCTGCTACAGCGGGGACCGTCTGATGGTCAATGGCGGGCACTCGATCCTGGTGCATCCCTTCTCCTCCAATGTCGTGCATGTCGCGATGAAAAGTCAGCCTGAACGCGCCTGAGTTTTGCGCTTGCTCTCCATTCAGCGCTGAGCGACAAAGCGACATGCCAAGCGCACGGGGCGCGGGGCGCAGCGAGAAGGAGGGTTGCGGATGGATGGCATCAGCACCGGCGCCGGCACCAGTGGCGTCGAGATGGACGAGCTGACGCGCATGATGGTCGAGTCGGGGTTCCTGTCCCCGGGGGCCGTCGGGGCGCCGGCGGAGGTGGAGATCGCCGACGAGGTCGATGATGGGGCCGTGCCCGAGCTCGACGAGGTCAGTGGCGCGATCGAGATCAATGGCGCGATCGAGGAGCCGCCGGAGCTCGAGGAGCTCGTCGAGCTGCCGGACGAGACCCTGACGGCGGTGGCCGGCGCGATCGCCGCCGACGAGATTCGCGCCGAGTCCTATGCCGAGCAGGACAGCGAGGTCGGCTTCGTCGAGCCGCCGATCGAGGCGCCGAAGGTCCCCGGCAAGCCCAGGAAGGCCAAGTCCACCGGCCCCGTGACGCGGGGCAGGGGTATGAGCCCGGCCGAGTATGTCGCCAAGCTGACCGGCGACACGACCCTGGTCGGGGTGGTCGAGACCCTGCCCAAGAAGGTCAAGGAGAAGGCGGCCAATCTGTTCGACCACCTGCACGGCGGCAAGTCGCTGTCGGTGTTCACCCGGGTCGCGCTGACGATGCTCGCGGCCGAGGGGTCGATCAGCGGCCCCAGGCTGGTGGCGGCGCTGCAGGCGGGCAGCAAGCGTGGCGGCGGCGACGGCTACTCGCTCGGCACGGCGCGCAGCCAGGCGCAGCAGCAGATGACGCTGCTCGCCAAGCTCGGCATCGCCAAGCGCGACGGCGACAAGCTCGTGCCCGATCCCGAGAGCGCGCTCTGGCAGGCGCTGTCGGGAACCGCTCAGGCGGGCGAGGGGGAGGGGGAGGCCCCCTTGGCGGAAGCCGCCTGAGCGAAGGGCGGGGTGTTCGACTGGCAGCGGGCACCCCGCCCGCTCGCCAAGCAACAGTGTGATCCCACGGACCCTTGGAGGAACAGGTGATTCTGGAGGCTATTCTCGCACCCAAATGGTGCGTGGTGGACGGCTACCGCTTCACGCGCGAGGATCTGCTCGCCACGCCCAGATGGTGGTGGCGGCGGGCGCGCAAGCAGGCCTGGTGGCGCCTGCATCTGCGTCGCAAGATGATCGAGGAGGAGGCGCGCGAGGGCTGGATCAACCCGCTGCTCTGCTGGCCGGAGCTGCGGTTGTTCCTGGTCGAAGGCGACCCCCAGGTGCTCGACTATGCGCGCGAGAAGACCCGCATCATCGAGGAGGCGGGTCGCGTGGCGCGGCTGGTCAAGCTGCGCACCACCCCGGAGCTGCTACCCCAGACGGAGTGAGCGCCGATGTGCTGACGGGCGGGAGCGATCCCGCCCGTTTTGCCTTTTGGAAATGGAAGGAAAACTCAATGGAGGTAACGATGGCGCTTTCCCGTGGCGAGGCCCTCGCAAGCGGCAGCCTGATCGACTATTCGGACGTGGCTTCTCTGCTCGGCTATCGCTGGGCTGTGGCGATCACCGACGATCTCGAGAGCCACCTTCACAAGACCCTGCCGGCGGTGCTCAGGAGACCAAACGCGGGTTCGGACGAGGCGCTGCGCGTCGTGAACAACCTCATGAACGCGGTCGTATCCAGCGTGCTCATGCACGCGATGCGTGCGGTGCATGAGGCCGGCAAGGATCCGCATCGTGCGAACCGCAGCTCGACCCGCTTCAGCTTCGAGGCGGAGTGGAAGCCGAACGAGCGCCTCGATCTCGAGATCTCCGTCGAGGCGGATGATGACGGTCAGCCGTGCTTCACGGTGGGGCTTGCATGACCTCCACGCTGGAGCTTCATGTCAGCTATCGCCTGGAGGGGCTTGGCTCCTGGAACATCCGATCGCCCGACGGTCGCGAACTGATGCGCGATCCGGGTCTGGTCGGCGAGGACATCCTCAGCGGCGACTATCCGCTGCATTCGACCGGCCGGGGGTATCGCCGGCTGATCGCGCGCTGCCATCAAGGCACCCCTGCCGAGCAGAAAGGCGGGGTGCCGAGCGCGTCAGGGAAACGCTGAGGGGCACGGAGCGCACTTCCCGCTACCGGGGTAGCGCGAACACGCTGCCGCGCTGTAGCGCGTTCCCAGGGGCTTCCAGAGGGGTGTTGCCCGTGCGCGGGATGTCTAGGAGCCCGGAACATGCTGGTAGCGCGGGGATAACGGGTGACGTATTCTAGGGGTGTCGAGCGGGATTGACGCGGCTGCGTCGATGTCGTCGATATTTCCTTTGGCAGTAAACTGGCCGATCGTGGTCGCGGGGGCGGGTCCGGGTGATCCGCCCCTCTTTTTTTTGCCCGCATGGCTGCTGCGCCGGAACGCACCGCTAAGTCAGTCGTGACAAGCGCGCGAATCTGAGCGATAGACGGGAACGCAAGCAGACGCGAAGGAGGAATTGATGCGCGTTGATCGGCTGGAACGCCTGAAAGCGGTGCTGCGCGAGGTGGAGGAGCAGCAGAAGCCCTTCAACATCGGGGCCTGGATGGCGAAGACCCACCCGGCAACGCAGGAGCTTGTGAACGGGCACAATCTTGGCGCGTTCTGCGGCACCGCCTGCTGCGCGATGGGCTGGGCGGCGTTCGATCCGGAGCTGCGGGGTCAGGGTCTGCATATGATCGTGCGGACGATTCTTCCGGATTTTTCTGACGGCCCGAAGTCAGAGTGGAAGGCTGTCTCCTCGCTTGAGGACTTCGATGCCCGCTTCGTCGAGACCGTGCGCGACCCCGGGAGCTTCATCGAGACGACGGTGGCGTTCGATGACGCGATCGGCTTCCAGGCCGCCGCCGAGTTCTTCGCGATCGGCGTGGACGAGGCGATCAGGCTGTTCTCGTCGCGTGCCTACTGGACAGAGGAGCGCAGGGGCACCCCCATCAGGGTCACGCCGGCGATGGTGATCGAGCGGATCGACGCGCTGCTCGACGCGCACCGCAACAAATCGCTTGCCGGTGACTGAGCGCTGAGCGAAAAGTCATCACTGAGGCACGAGCACAGGAGGGAAGCGATGGAGCTGACGCGCGAGGACGCGCTGGGGGCGTTGGGCGATGCCCGCGAGGCGCTGGCGCGTGAGGGGCGCTGGCGTCAGGGCGACTGGTTCGACTGGCGCGACGTGGCGCATCGCATCAGGCCCGATGGCGTTCCGCCGCCCGACTGCGCCTGCCTGATGGGGCAGATCGGCCTCAGCTACGGGTTCGCGGCGAACGAGATCGAGAAATCCCACCAGAATGAAGGCGACACCATCGAGATTCGCCTGAACGAGTTCGCACGCCTGCTGGCGCCGCACATCCTGGCACTCAAGCCGGAAGGCCTGCCGGTCTTCCCGATCGAGGACTACACCTGGGATGACGTGGCGGCATGGAACGATCATCCGAGCACCAGGCTCGAACACGTGCTCGCGGTGCTGGATGCGGCGATCGCCGAGCTGAAGCGGGGCAAGTGAGCAAGGGGGACGCTGTAATGACGGATTACGTGATTACCACCGCCGGGCAGTTCTATGTGGACGCGATGACTCTGAAGAAGCTCGCGCGCACGCTGAAGTCTAACCCGGAAGGGGCGCGTGCGCTGCGGCAGATCGCCGCTCGCTTGGAGGCGGCGGCCTTCTATGTGGCCGGCGCGGAGGCGCGCTCGACTTGTGGCACCCCGATCGACGTTCAGGCGTGATGGCGCGGGCATGGCGAAGAAGGAGTTCAAGCGCCTGCGCAGGCTGCAGGAGGTGCTGCACGCGGTGCACAGGCAGCGCAAGCCGTTCGCCCTCGATAATTGGGTCGCGCGCGGCTACGTGAATGGCGGGACGGTCACTGCGAAGGGCCTCGAACGCACCTGTGGCACCGTCTGTTGCGCCGTCGGCTGGGGTGCGCTCGACCCGGAGCTCCAGAAGCAGGGGCTGAAGGCGGTCGCATACGCGAAATGGGGACCTGACAGTCTCGGTCGTCGTGACCCGGTTGTGGTTACCTCCGCCCGGCAGTTCAGGGGCCTCGACGAGAAATACCACGTCGAAGTCGCCATTTGCTACGGGGATCAGACGGACAGTGAAGCCATCAAGAGATTCTTCGGTGTCACCGAGGCAGCAACCGACTGGCTGTTCTACCCCCACGCCTATCCTGAGGGCATGATCACGCCGGCGATGGTGATCGAGCGCATCGAGCGGGTGATCGCTGCCGGCGGCAGGTGCCCGGACGAGCAGTATGCCCAGCATTGGGCGATGGACAACGGCTGACATCGCGAGGAGAGCATGGCGAAAATCAAGATGCGACAGATCCAGGAGGCGGCGTGATGGAGGACGATCGCGCTCGCAGCAGGCGGATCAGCCTTGATCCGCCCGCTCCACCTCCGCCCCTGCGGATCGTCTGCGTCCACAACCTGGGCGATGGTCTGCGGTTGCACCTGTCGAAGATCGCATCTGCCGACAGGATCAACGTCACCGCCTACCAGAACGATGAGGGCGAGACGACCGCGATTCTCAATCGCCGCAAGGCGATGGCGCTGCGTGACTGGCTCGACAAGGTGATCGCGCACATGCAGGCCGACGAGGGCGAGGACGAGATCGTCGCCTGAACGCGCCATAAGTCAGTGCTGGCAGGTCTGTCAGTGCTGACGCATGATCGCATCACGTTGACACTCACGAGGAGCAAGGAATGGGACCGACCATCCAGCATGTCATCAAGCGCGTCCTCGACGCCTGGGACGACGAGGAGAACCGGGAAACCGACATCATCGCGGCGCTCGAGGGTCCGATCGAGGCGCTGCGCGAGGTGGTGATGATCGACATCGGCGTCGAACGGCAGTCGGTCGCGATGCTGAGCACCGCGCACATCACCCGCAACGACGACGCCCTGCTCAGGCAGATCGCCCTGCGGCAGCGCCAGAACGACGTCGGCTTCGGCCTGATCGTCGCCGAATACAATGGCGGCTGGCTCGTGCGGGTGCCGCGCATCTCGTTCGTCGAGCAGATGCGCAAGATGGAGGAGATGGGGCTCTCGTCGGCGTTCCAGAACCTGATATCGCTCGCCTCCGCTCAGGACTTCGACTGGCTTCGTCTCGACTGCGACGGACCCGTCCTCGAGCACCTGCCCGTTTTCGACTGGTGAAGGGAGGTCACCCATGCCTGACTGCTCGGCTGCGCAGATCATCATCGGCGGGGAGGTCAAGACCCCCGAGGCGATGGCGGATCTGATGGATGCCCTCGAGAACGAAGGCGTTCTGGGATGGTGCCACGGCGAGCCCGACGAGGGGTGGTGGGACTATCTCTTGAAGCTCTCCAGGAACGGGGAGCACCTCATCATTCAGAGCAATTGCGTTCCTGGCGGTATGTTTCCGATGCTGGAGGGGGTCTGTTACGAGCACGGGCTCTGTTTCCAGCGTGCCGATGACGGGCACTACGCCTACGCCCCGTCGAACGCGGCGTTCAAGCCCGCGCTTGGGGGCTTCAATGCCGATGGCACCGTCGAGTCCGGCCCCTCGATTTCGCTCAAGGAGCTGGTGCACTGGCGCAAGACCGGCGAGCTGTCGGACAAGATCGACTGGTTGGTCTCGCTGTTCGGCGAAATCCCGCCGCTGAAGATCGCCCAGGCGCTGATCGACGCCGGCAAGGATGGGCTGAAGGCGAAGCCCGCGACGGAAATCTGACCCGCCGGGCGGTCACGTGGTTCGGCGGCAGTCCGCCATAGGATCATCGGAGAAGGAGAGCCATGAGCGCGTTCAGCGTCCCGGTCGTGCGGATCGACGCCATCGAGCCGATCCCGAACGCCGACAACATCGAGGTCGCGCGGATCGGCGGCTATTGTTCGGTGGTGCGCAAGGGGCAGTTCCGCCCCGGCGAGCTCGCCGTCTATCTGCCCGAGGGGGCAGTGGTGCCGCGCGGCGTGCTGCGCGCGATCGGACTGTGGGAGGATGGCGCTGCCAAGGGCAGGCTTGCGGGGGCGGAGGGCAATCGCATCAAGGCCATCATGCTGCGTGGCGTGCTCAGTCAGGGCTTGCTGTATCCCGTGGATCAGGCGGGCGAACCCTTCATCACCCTGCCGACCGATGACGGCATCGGCGCGCTGTTCCCGGTCCGAGAAGGGGACGATGTGGCGGATGCCCTTGGAGTGGCGAAGTGGGAGCCGCCGGTGCCGGCAGAGATGGCGGGCACGGTGATGCCGCTCGACGGCATCCCGGGCTACGACATTGAGAACCGCAAGCGCTTCCCGGACGTGCTGCTGCTCGGCGAGCCGGTGATCGTCACCGAGAAAATCCACGGCACCTACTGCCTACTCTCGGTGATCCCGGGGCTCGACCACCCCGGGCTGCTGGACGGTGATCTGGTCGCCTCCAGCAAGGGGTTCGGGGCGCGTGGACTGGTCTTCATGACGGCGGAAGGGCTCAATCAGGGCAACATCTATGTGCAGATGTTGCGCAACTTCAAAGCTCAGCTCCTGAAGCTGCGGGAATACAGCCGGCGCTTCCATGACGGCGAACCCATTCACGTCGCCGGCGAGCTCTACGGCGTGCAGGATCTGACATACGGTCTGCCCTCGGGGGTGCGGCGCTTCCGCGCCTTCGATGTCTATGTCGGGCACAAGGGTCGCGGTCGCTGGCTCGGCTGTTCGGCGAAAGCCTATCTGCTTGCACAGATGGGCATCGCGATGGTCGATGTGCTCTACGAGGGGCCCTATCACGACGGGCTGCTCGATCTGGCGCAGGGCGACAGCATCACGGGCAACGAGACGCATTTGCGCGAGGGCATCGTCATCACGCCGCTGCTGGAACGGCGCGATCCGCGCCTGGGGCGGGTGATTCTGAAGGAGATCAACCCGCACTACCTGCTGCGCAAGGGCAAGGTGACGGAGTATCAGTGATGAATCTGAGCGTCATGACCATCAGCCAGGTGCTCGAGACCGCCGGTTACGGACATCGGCCGAGCCGGCACGTGAAACCCTGCGCGCATGACATCTACCGGCTTGACACCGGCGAGGTAGTGGCGACGCTGCGAGCCGGCGAAGCCTACGATTTCGCGATGCAGGCGCTCGAGGCGCGCCGGAACACGATGATACCAGGAGAGCGCGCGCTGTCGTAAAACAGCGACAGACGAGGCAGAGCTAAAGGGCTGAGAGATGCCGGCCAACCCGCCGACGCGCAACTTCCGATTGATGCTGGCGCGCGGCTTCATGCCGCTGTGGGAGCCGGGCGAGTGCGAGATCGTTGGCTGGGTGCTTGGCGGGAACGACGACAAGGCGCTCGCCAAGTATCGCGGGGTCTACGAGGGACCGAACAGCGATCTGCGCGTGATCGGTGTGCAGATACGCGATCGGGAAATCTATAATCGGCGCGGCTACTACGGTCGGGCGCCGATGAAATACGACCTGGTTGCCGGCTACGAACCCGTGTTCGCGAGCGAGCCATGACGGCGCGCGTCATCGAGCACATCACCCTCACCACCGGCGCGACGCGCATGAGTCCGCGCAGCGAGGTGGAAAATCGCGTGATTGCGTTCCTGCATCGCGCCCTCGCCGGCGATGGATCCCTGCCGGACGGGTGGCACGTGCAGGTGACGCCGGTTGAACGCGGGGTCTGGCGCTTCACGCTCGGGCGCAACGGGCGCGTGATCGTGCGCTGCTGGCTGTGTGCCGAGAAGGCTGCCAGCGAGGCGCTGTGGGAGGAGGCCATCAGCGAGGGGCTGCTGGACGAGCGTGCCGTGGTGCATCGCCCGCGCGGCGTGCCCTGGCTCGCCTGTGCGCTGACGGTGGAGGCGCTGCATGCCACGCCCGACGAGCTGATGACGGCGGGCGACGCCGAGCGCTGCGTCGCCTGGGCGCTGCTGGAGCAGGGCAAGCAAAGGGGGGGCGGAGATGATCGGCATCCTGATCAGAGCGTTGCGGGGGCTGGGAACGGCGGGCGCGCACGGACTTGCCGACGAGATCGAGCGCGACGGGTTGACCGCCAAGCGTGCGGAGGCTGTCGGCGAGATCGCCGGCGAGGCCATTCGCAAGGCCGATGAAGCGCGCACTCTTGCCTATCGGCTGCTGGATCAGGATCGGGCAGCGGATGATCTCGACGAGGACTATCCAGGGGATCGCTCTGATCTGCGCGTCTTCATCGCGAACGCGGTGGAGGACGCCTATAAGCAGACCATTCGGCGTGCGGCCTCGGTAGGCGCTGCGGCCAAGATCGCCTTCGAGCATATGCGGGAAGGATGAGATGCCGAAAGGCAGCACCTGAAGAAAGCGCTTGCACGCCAATCATCGCTGAGTGACAACGGGACGTGCCGCGCAACACGGCAGAGGAGAAGGGTGATGGATGTCGAGCAGATGGCTGCGCGCCTGCGCGAGATGATCGCACGGCGCATGGACGAGTGCGAGGCGAAGGGCAATCTGACCCAGAGGGACAAGTGGGCAGTGGAGCTCAAGCATCTCACGCTGCCCGCCTACTGCCAGGCGCTGACGGCGGTCGGCTTTGACCCGGCGCGGCTCGGCACGCTGGCGATCTACGCCACCACCAAGCTGCGACGCCTGGTGGCGCACTATCTCGGGGTCGGCCGCGCCGACCCCTACACCTTCGAGATCATTCGCAACGCGCGCGTGATCGCCGAGCAGGGCAACCCGATGGCGAACCGCCTGATGACCGCCACGCTGTCGGCGAAGCTGCGCGTCGAGGGCATCACCCTGCCGACGCGGCGCGAGGGCAGCGAGGGCACGGCCTCCACCCAGGCCTCCTCGACGCGCATGGCGCTTGCGGCGCTCGGCGCCGGCAAGGCAGAGGGGAAGGGGCCAGGGGCCCGCTTCGAGATCGACTTCGCCCATCCGATCATGCGCACGGTGATCACGTGACGGGCTTCAAGCCGCAAGATCGCACTTGCCGGTGACTCACCCCTGAGCGATCTTGCATCAGCACAACGGCAAGAGGAGTGCATCGAATGACCAGCATGCCGGAAATCACCATACCGAAGGTCAACGTGCCGGAGGCAGACATGCCGGAAATCAGCGAACGCGAGGTGCTGAACATCGCGTCCAAGCTCGCGCTGGCTGACAACTATGCGGCCTACCGCGATCGTGCGATCGAGCTGGCGAGGGGTCTTTCGACTTTGGCCAGCTACGGCCTCATCAAGAGCACCTCCCGGCGACACGCACGCATCACCCCGGAGATGCGCGAGCAGATGGAAACCATGCTGGCGCAGGGCGTGTCGCAGCGGACGGTCGCGAAGACCGTTGGCGTGTCGCTCGCGTCCGTGGCACGGCATGTGTGGCTGAAGCGGCAGGGCAATCGCCGCAAGAGGGGCTGACATGCCCAATCACGTCACCACGCGCTGCGTCGTGCGCGGCGAGGCGGCCGATCTGGCGCTGTTCCGGGCGCGCATGCTGGTGCAGAAGCCCGAGCTCCATCGGTCATGGCACGAGGATCCCGAGAAGCGCGATCAGCCGACCGGCAAGACCTATACGGCCTTCGATTTCGAGGGCGTGCTGCCGATGCCCGAGACCGTCAAGAAGACGGAGAGTTCCTCTGTGCGCGACTTCTGGCTGTTCGCGCTGACCGGGGAGTATCCGCTGGCCGCGCACACCGGCAAGACGCCGCTCGACTATCCCTGGGCGCAGAGGGACGGGATCACCACGCGCAAGGCGTTCGAGGGCTGGCTGGAGAGGACCTACCCGGACGGGCGCGCGGCGGCCGAGCGCTCGCTCAAGGCGAGGGGGGAGACCGGGTGCCTCGACTGGTATGAGTGGGCGCGCCGGCATTGGGGCACCAAGTGGAACGCCTACGACACCAGCATCGTCGCCGAGAGCGACACCGCCATCGAGTTCACCTTCAACACCGCCTGGAGTTTTCCCACACCCGTGTTCGACGCGCTGGCGAAGGCGTTCCCGTCCCTGGTGTTCGAGTGCTGGGCCTTCGAGGAAGGCTGGATGTTCGCCGGCGAGGGCGGTTTCTGTGACGACCCGTCGCGGCTGCACGCGCTCGGCATCAAGGAGTTCGAGCTGGTCGATCCGAGCAGGGCGCTCTACCGGAAAGTCTACGGGCGTTCGCCGATCACGTTCGGGCCTCCACCGATCACGATTGGACATTCGCCGATCAAGATCACTGAAACCTGAACATCGCGCTTGCGCGCCACTCAGCGCTGAGCGATAACGGGGTATCGGCACGGCAGCGGAAGGAGAGGGACATGAGCGACTGGTGGCTCGTCATCGGCAGCACCTTCTCGTGGGGCGTCGCTGGCGCCGGTCTGCCGGCCCCGGAATACGGGCCGTTCTACAGCCAATATGCCTGCGAGGCGACGTTGGCGCGCGTGCTGACGCTCGCCGAGCTGGACAACGCCAAGCAGCAGTTCGAGGGCGAGGTGGTGATCCCCGATTTCGAGTTCGGCGGCTGGCACGTCGAGCGCGCCCGCTGCGAGGCACGCGCGCCCGCAGCCATCAGTCAGCGGTAAGGAGTGTCATGAAACCGATGGTCCATGCCCTGTCATCGGCCCGCAGATTCGGCGGCAAACCGGATGACTACCTGGCGATCCACGACTGGTTCGACAGCACGAAGGCGGCGCTGCCGGACATTCGCCATCGCGTGATCCTGCACAACGCCTTCGGCTGCTTCCTGGCCGAGCAGGTGTTCGGGCACACGCTGGTCAACAGCGACGGCAAGACGGTGCATGTGCGCGACGTGGCCGAGCAGCACGTGATCGAGGATCTCGGCTTCATCCCGACCATCGAGCGCTGCCTGGAGAAGCTGCCGATCGAGCCCTGGATGGCGGGCGGGATCAGGCGCTTCCAGCAGGCGGAGCGCGAGCGCGAGGCGAACACCCAGCCCGTGCTGGTGGACTGAACAACCGAGCAACGGAGGAGAACATGAGCGACCTGACGAACGCCATCGAGGCCGATCTGCAGGAGCTGGAGCGCCTGCAGGCCGAGACCAGGAATGCCATGCAGCGCGCCACTCAGAACCTGCTGGAGAGCGGCTTCAAGGCGTTCTTCGCCGCCTTCCCGGAGGTGAAGACGATCCACTGGGCGTCCTACACGCCCTACTTCAACGACGGCGATGCCTGCGTGCACACGATCACGGACATCTGCTTCAGCGCCACCCCGCATGAGGATCTGATGTCTCCCTACGGAGACGACGACGAGGGCAACCTGCCGATCAGCGGCGAGCGCTGGGACCGGGAGGCGCGCGGATGGCGCCCCGACCCCAACGTGACGCCCGAGCTGAAGGCGGCGATGACGAGCATCGCCAGGCTGATCGAGCGCCTCGACCCGCTCCTCACCGAGACCTACGGCGACCATCGGTATTACCGCGTGCATAGCGGCGGCCTCGTCGTGGAGGAGTATGACCACGAGTGAGCGCCGATTGACGCCGCGACTCTGTGCTGGTAGGTCACTCATCCCTGAGCGATCATGCCAGCACAGAGAACGGCATGGAGGGCATGATGTTCTTCTACTCCGACGCTTCCGAGCAGGTCTCGCGCGGCCCCAGGAAGGGCTACGAGCATTGGGATGCCTGCAAGGCGTGGGCCATGCACACCTACAACCGCATCTGCCTCCAGCACATCAGCGCGACCACGCGCGACTTCAGGGAGAAGGCGCAGGCCGAGAGGGAGATCCAAATCTGCGACCGCAAGCGCGCCTGGTGGGAGAAGCACCCGAACTTCTCGAGCGCGGGCGCGAGCGGCGCCTTCGAGCGCGATTTCCGCATGGCGCTGCCTGCGGAGCTGCGCCGTGAGTGAGTTTCCCTGCCTGGTGGGTTTTGTCGCGGGGATCGTCGTTGGCGTGACACTGATGACCCTGGTCGCGCGCTGGGCGCTGCGCACCGATCAATCGTGAACCGTCTGAAGGAGATGCAAGCATGACCGTCATCAGCGGGGATGATCTGCCGAGGGAGTGGACGCAGCAGGCCGTGTTCGAGCACGTCTCGCGGCACCTGTTCCGCCAGGGCAGGAAGGCGGCGGCCAACGGCGACTGCCTCTATCGCGGGCCAGACGGGACCTGCTGCGCGGTCGGCTGCCTGATCCCGGACGAGGTCTACTCGGAGAGCATGGAGGGTAGGTGCATTCATGCGCTGATCCATCAGGACGCCCGCGACAGCCTCGCCTATCTCGAGCCGTTCTCTCAACTGCTGGAGAGCCTGCAGTCGGTGCACGACTCCAGCTCCGCATGGGAGTCCTCGCGCAACATGCGCGCGGAGCTGCGTCATGTCGGCGAAGGTTGCGGGTTAAAGGTTGGCTTCCTGCGCCGCCTGCGCTTCGCCTGGGACGGGAAGGGCGCATGAACCCGCACATCAACGCGCTGCACGCCTTCTGCACCGTGCTCTCGGCCGTGTTCAAGTGGGCACGCGAGCACGAGACCGCACGTCGCATCTCGACCGTCGCCGTCGCCGATATTGGCGTCAGGACGATGAACCAGATGCTGCACGATGCCGGGCTGCCGCTGCCGTCGGCCGAGATCCAGCACGAGCTTCGGCTGTGTCTGCACGGCTGCGCCGAGAACACCCGGAAATGAGCGCTTGAACACCACTCAGCGCTGAGCGATACAGGGACAGCGCAGAGAGACAGGCAGGAGGGACGATGCACCAGTTCACGACAATCGCGCCGGTGCAGCATCTCGGCAGGGTCCGACCGACGCTTAACCCCGAGGATGCGCCCCTGGCACGGGACCTGCTCGGCATCGAGTGGCCGGAGAACGTGCAGAGCGTGCACGAGTGGCTGCAGGCGCTCAGGTTCCATCTGCCGCGGCAGAACAAGGAGCCCTTCACGGGCATCACCCAGGGCACCGACTGGTGGCGCGTCACCGGCTTCATCTGCGAGGCGATCGCGCTGCTGCTCAGGGGCGAGGATTTCCCGGAGGAGCTGGCATGAACATCTGGCTCGTCTTCGGGCTGCTGCTGCTCGGCATCGCCTTCACCCTGCTGATGCCGCCCGCCTGGCCCCCGATCGCGGCGCTGATCGCCGGTGCGTGTGGCGCGCTCGGGGTGGTCGCGGTCTCGATCGGCGTGCATCTCATGCTGGAGGACGAGTGACATGATCGGCTGGATCGTCATCGCGCTCGCCGCTCTGATCGCGCTCGCGATCTGGCTGACGGGCTCGCTGCTGCTCGGCGTGTTCTTCTGGTTCGTCGGCAGCGCCCTGCTGTTCCTGGCGAGCTACTGGATCTGGAGTGCCGCCCATGACCCCGCCCGCAAGTGAGCCCTGGCGCCCCTTCGACGAGGGCAAGGTGCCGCGCAACGAGTGGTTCCTCGTCCTGCTGGCGAAGCCGATGTGGGGCAATCGCGTCTGGCCGATGGTCGTCTGGGACAACATGTCCATGATCGGCATGCGCTTCGCCTTCGATGTCAGCGAGAACGGCGACAACCGCGTCCTGATGTGGCGGCCGATGGTGGCGCTGCCGCAGGAGCACGCGCAGGAGGTGAACGATGCGGCGCCCTGACCCGCTCGAAAGCCACGCACGCAGCCTGGCGCTGCAGGCGGGTTACGATCCCGACGGGCGCATCCCGAACCCGCTCAAGCCCGGCAAGACCATGCCGATCTGGACCACCTTCCGCCGGCATGCGCGCGAGGAGGCGATCGCCGACAGGCAGCGTTATCTGCACGCCCAGCGTGTCGAGGACCAGGACCCCGCCTATGCCGATGCGCCCCTGGCGGTGCTCGGCGTGCATGAGCCCGCCACCATCGAGCAGATGCGCGCCTGCATGCGGGTCGGCAACGTGGTGGCCGGCGTGCTGTGCGCCGACGGGCATCTCGGCTACGCGATGCCGGTGGGCGGGGTGATCGCCTATGAGGGGCAGATCTCCATCTCGGGCGTGGGTTTCGACATCGCCTGCGGCAATCTCGCCGTGCGGCTCGACACGCGCTTCGACGCCATCAGGCATCGCACGGCGGACATCATGCATGCGATTCGCAAGGAGATCTCCTTCGGTGTCGGGCGCAGCAACGCGACCCTGGTCGAACATCCGCTGTTCGACGACGAGGAGCTCTGGATCAGCTCCGGGATGCGAGACTACAAGAGCAAGGCCCAGACCCAGCTCGGCACCGTCGGCTCCGGCAACCACTACATCGACCTGTTCCATGACGAGGACGGGCATGTCTGGATCGGCGTGCATTTCGGCTCGCGCGGGCTCGGGCACACGGCGGCGACGCGCTACCTCAAGGCTGCCGGCGGCAAGGACGGGATTCACGTGCCGCCAGTGGTGGTGAACGAGATGAGCGAGATCGGTGCGCGCTACCTCGCGGCGATGGTGCTTGCCGGGGACTATGCCTACGCCGGGCGGGAATGGGTGGTCGAGAGAGTGCGCTCGATCATCGGTGGCGAGGTGGTCGATCGCGTCCACAACCATCACAACTTCGCCTGGCAGGAGGAGGTGCTCGGCCGACGCTGCTGGGTGGTGCGCAAGGGCGCCACACCCGCCTATCAGGGGCAGCGCGGCTTCGTCGGCGGCAGCATGGGCGATCATGCCGTGATCCTCGTCGGCACAGGTCACCCCGCCGCACGACATGCGCTGTATTCCACCGTGCATGGCGCGGGCCGTGTGGTGTCGCGCAAGGAGGCGCATCGCCGCTTCACGCGCGAGCAGATGGCGCTTCGTCTCACGCAGGCGCAGGTGATGCTTTGGGGCGGCGATCTGGACGAAAGCCCGATGGCCTATCGTCGTCTGGACGAGGTGCTGCACCACCACCGACCGAGTGTGCGGATCGAGCGCACCCTGACGCCCTTTGCCGTGCTGATGGCAGGGCCCGGCGAGTTCGACCCCTGGAAGGACTGAGGAGGGATCATGCCCAAGTTCACCGTGCGGCGCTACGTGGATGCTTCCGTGGTCTACGAGGCGGAAATCGAGGCGGAGGATGCGCATGCCGCGTCGCAGGCCGCGTTCGTGGATGAGGACGAGATCGCGTGGGAGGAGCGCCACACCATCACCTACGACGCGCGCAGTTTCGTCACGCTCGACCCGAAAACCTGGGACCCCATCCACGACACCACGATCGAGACCTGACCATGACGCGCTATCTGGTCTTCCTCGGCGATGACTACTACCCGAAAGGCGGCTGGCGCGACTTCCAAGGCGCGTTCGACACGCTGCGGGAGGCACAGGCGCTCGTCCAACAACGCCTGCGCGAGAGGGGCTGGATGTGGGCGCACATCGTTGACACCGAGACCATGCAGATCGTGCAGGAGACGTGATGATGCAGGACGAGATGGTGACGATCTACATCACCAAGTATGCACTGACGCAGGGCATCTACCAGGCGAGGGGCCGCATCTGCCACGAGGTCAACGACTCGATGGTCCAGGTGATCCCTGAGCGGGAGGGCATGGCGATGCCATACTACCTGCACGGCCGGGACTGGTGGCGCACTCCCGAGGAGGCCAGGCTCGACGCTGAGAGGCGCCGTCAGGAGGCGATCAAGACCATCGAGAAGAAGCTCGCCAGGCTCAAGAGCATGACCTTCAAGATCAAGGTCAGGAAGGCAGGCGATGTCCAGGAGCAATGAGCGGCACCGCCTGCGGCGGGAGCGCGAACTGACGCAACTGGCGCAGTGGGCGCAGGAGGACGAGGAACGCGAGGCGATTCGCTGGCTGATGGGCGAGGTCGAGGCGCTGAAGTCCCGCATCGCAGCCCTGGAATCGAAGGGGCCTTGACATCGCACTTGATCACCAGTCAGCACTGAGCGATAAGCATGTCAGGGATGCCGCAGCAGAGGAGCTTGCGCGTGAACACGGAAGCGATCGGCCCCTGGAGCCGGGAGGACTACGAGTGCGCCGCGCGGGAGGGCTGGGGTCTGTTCAAGACCTCGAACAGCGAGAATGGCGATTGGCAGGTGCAGCGCCTCGACGATGCGCTCGACGCCAGTGAGGCGTTCGGCTTCGCCGTGCCGCAGTTGGACAACGACGAGAGCGCCTGGGCCCTGTTCAGGGCCGCCTACGAGCGCGGCGAGAGCCACGCCGTCAAGCTCTACGGCTTCCTCCGCGAGCACTCGCCCGCCGAGTTCCAGTTCATGGGGGCCGAGTCGTGGCGGCGAACCAGCAACAAGGAGCTCTGAGCATGGACGAGAACGTCAACACCATCGCGCACTACATCGGGCTGTTCGAGACGCGGCTGCAGATGCTGCGCGACCTGCACGCGCGCACCGGGCCCGACAAGGCGCTCTACGTCACCTCTGCCGAGATCGGCTTCCTGGTGCTCTGCTGGTCGGAGGACGAGACCCTGGTGCGCCTGGGGGCGGCCGAAGACCCGACCGCCATCATCGCCGGCCCCCACACCGACCGGCTGATGCATCGCTGGAACCTCAAGCCGGAGGTGATCGCCAACAAGCTCGCGGTCAGCACGCGCCCGATGCGCGACGTTCTCCAGGACGTGATCGGCCAACTCGAGAACACCCTGAACTACCTGCGCAGCGCCGAGCAGACGCAGCAGGATGGAGGGCAGGCATGATGCCACTCGACGACGCCGAGAGCTTCGACGAAGATCGCCAGAATAATCTGGCGCACTGTGACGCCTGCGGTCGCCCTACGCATGTGACTCTGCTCGACGGCAAGCCAGATCCGAACGACCCTCCGAACTGGAATCGCATCGAGTGCATGGAGTGTTACGGCCCCGGCTGGGCTTGCGTCTATCCAGAGGGGCACCCCGAACGACTGAAGGCCGAGCGTCTGACGAAGCTCTGGCGAATGCAGGAGAGTCAGGCATGAAGCCGCCGCCCCTTCGCTTCGCGCGCAAGGGCGTGGGGCCAGGTGCTGTTCTGACGCTCGTGCTCGGCCTGCTGACTGCGGTGCTTCCGCTGATCGCGATGCTCGCGTCGGTCTGTCGCTGACAGGCTTTTCACCGTCCAGGCCAGCCACAGGAAGAACCGATGCCCGTCGAGTTCCGCAAGCGGATCACCCGCTCAATGCTGCGCGCCGAGCCCGATGCGCTGTTCGTGTTCGGCGACTGCATCGCCGGTTGGGGACTCGGCGGCCAGGCCAAAGAGATGCGCGGCGAACCCAACGCCGTCGGCATTCCCACCAAGTGGAAGCCCTACATGACACCCGAAGCCTTCTTCCGCGACGAGGATCTGCCGATCGTGAAGGAGCGCATCGTCGCGCCATTCGACCGCCTGCATCAGCAGCTCGCCCGCTTCGGCAAGGTCGTTCTGCCGGCCGACGGCATCGGCACGGGTCTGGCGCGCCTCGACCAGCACGCCCCCGCCATCAAGCGTCTGATCGACCTGGAGATCGAAGGTCTCGTGACGGCATCCAGGCACTACGACGACCTGCTGCCGAAGACCCACAGCACTCACGGCGAATGCACTGGACAGGCGACAGTGGAAAAGAAAACCTAATCCAATCAATAACTTACAGGGATTTTGTCCAGTTTTTTCCACGCTCAGGGACACGTGCTCACCGCGCAAGATTCTTTCAAATCCCGAAAACCCGCAGACGGCCAGGCAATCCGCGCAAGCCGACCCGACAAATAGGTCAGGCACACTAACCTACTTGCTCGCTGCCAGCTAGGTCACAAGCCGAAATCCCAGATCGAACCTTCACACCGATCCCAGGTCGGCGGTCAGGTGAGGCGCAAGCCAGCATAAGAACCGAGGAGCTGCGCCATGGCGCTCCACGTCGCTCAGCCAAGTCCAACCACAATGAATGATCCACGGACCCCGGGAAGCCTAATCACCAACAAGCGCCAATAACGCCATCAACCAATCAACGCCACGAACAACCAAGTTAAATCCGCAATTTAGCTGTTGTTCACCACTCAGGGCTGAGCGATAGTCCCGTTGTCAGCAACGCGATCAAGCGTAGCGACATGCCAGAGGAGAACAACAATGACCACGAAGATGATCTTCGAGGCGACCCCGGAGCAGATCGACGCGACCCGGAAGAACCTGCTCGACGCCATCGACGAGCGCACCCGTTTCGAGCAGAGCCTCGTCACCGACGCCTTCGACAACGCCTCGATCCTGCGCTTCCTCGACCGCTACCGGAAGCATGCGTCCAAGCTCGACGCCTTCTCGCTGGGGTGGGCCGCCAGCCACAACTTCGACTTCATCAGCCACCTCAACTCGACGCGCTATGAGGGGGCCAGGTTCAACGTCTACGCCATGCCGAAGCTGCACGACCTGATGCGCGTCCTCAACGGGGGCTCCTGGCAGAACCTCGAGGACTCCGACGCTGCCACGCTCGCCGGCACCGTGATCGCGCTGAAGAACGGCGTCACCGCCGGCAAGCAGATCGCCAACGCCCTCGATGATTTCATGAACACGACCGCACAGCGCACGGGCTACAAGAGCGGCTCGACGCAGAGCGGCTCGTCGCTCAGGGCGCTCGAGGCGATCGGCGCCGTCAAGAAGACGGGTGCGCGCACCTGGGAGATCGCGGATCAGAAGATGATCGGCGTGCTGATGCGCGCGATCAGGAAGGTGCTTCCCAGGAAGGAGGGCGAGACGGAGTAGCCGCAAGCACGGTAGATCGCCGACACGGAAAGGGCGGGAGCGTCGTAAAGGGCGCCCCGCCTTTTCTTGTGTTCATACGCACGCCACGGATCCCAAAGGTTTCCAGGTTCGGCGCAGAACGGCGCTGGAACGAGGGATTTGATGTGCCCTCGGTGCATCTGAAGCCGTGGTTGGGGGCGAGAGTTTGGTTTCTGGTGCGGTTCCAGAGCCTGGCTACGAAAGACGATGCGGTGAGGCTAACGACATGACTATCGGGGCTGATCCATGTGTGATGACTGGAAGGCATGGCTATAGGAGATGGTTTGTGTGCGCGCGGCGCCTACCCCAACAGCCGCCCCGCTCCACGGCCCACCTTGCTGCACTGCACCAGAGCCGCACCAAACCGCCCCGCCATGGCCAGCCGCGGTGCGCCACCCCACACCATCACTCTCGCACCATCACCCCACCCGCGCCCCTGCCATCTGCCGCCCCTGCCAGACTGCCGGCAGAAACCGTCAACGCTAATGCCGAAAATCTCGCGCTGGAATGCGCTGCGGCACGTTGCCGCTACCCCCCTAGCGGGAAACGCTTGACCCCACTCAGCGACGCTTAGAACGCGATTGCGAGGGGTGTGCGCCACGGCGTTGCCGCATGCCCCGCACCATGGTGCGCACCGAGGCGACCCGGGATTTGCCCCTTGCACGCCATTCAGCGCTGAGCGATAACGGGACATGCCGCAGCGCGCGGCTGACGTGAATGGCAGCAAGGGAGTGCCCGTCTCATGAAGCACCTGTAGCAAAGGTCACCCAACATCGGCGCAAGAAGGGCAAGACTGAAAGCGGCGCCCCCACCGCTATGGCAAAACGGGGAACTGAACTGGTCGAGGTGGGGCGGGGAAGAACGGTTTTCCCCGCCCCATTCGCGTTGAAGGCCGTATTGAACAGGCACACGAGCCGTGGCGCAAGAAAGTTACCATTAACCGCGGAGCGCCTTTTGCAAAAATTATCCGCTCACCGCGGTTCCCGCTAACATTATTGCTCAACCACCGCAGAACGGCGACCAGGTTCGGCTGGGGGCGGCGCAGGGACTTAGGGTCAGCCATGGCCCAACCATGGTTCACCGCGGCGCACCACAGCGCACCATCGCCACTCGCCCGTCATCAACCGCCCCGCCAGAACACGCCAGACACGCCAAAAACGCGCCTGAAATCAACGCTTTACCGCCTCTGCCGCATGTGCGACTCTGTGACTGTCAGCGATGACTGACGGACACTGCCAGAGGGAAACACAGACCATGAAGCGAGTGATCACGGTGAAGCAGGCGCGTCTGGCCGAGCGCATCGAGCGCAAGGAGATCGAGCGGGCGCGCGAGCGGGCGCTCAGGCAGGCACGCCGCCGCAAGGGGGCCGAGTTCGCCCTGCTGCTCAAGGCGAAGGTCTGAGGAGGGGCGAATGCGCAGATGCGTGTCGGTGTTCCTGAACGATCCCAGGACCCCCAAGGAGCCGCTGCCGGCGCTGATCGGCTACAGCGAGCGCGTCCGGGGCCACGTCTACGAGGCGTGGCAGAGGGGCGATCACCGCTACGTGCTGATCAGAGCGGAGATGCGCGCGGGCGATGACCACGAGGAAGTCGAGCTCGCCGTGCTCTCGAGCGAGGAGGAGGCGATCGCGGCGCTCTTGCGCGCGGTGCGCACGGCGCTGAGCGACTGAGGAACGGTTGGGGGGGGGGGCGGGATGCCGCCCTTCCCCGCGCTTGCAGGGGCATCATGGCGCGGTGTGACGCGGTGCGGCGCCGGATGGTTTCCAGGTTCGGCTGGGGACGGCGCAAGAACCTAGGATCGCCACGAGTCGCCATGGCGCACCGCGGGCGCGTCTAACTTTTGAGAGCGACCCTGTTCAGACCCCTTGGGCGATCCATGAAAAAGCCGCGGCTAACCGCCAATCTCAGAAAGTGAGACAAACCGCGCCGCGGCGCTTCCCGCTCGAGCCGTGCCAGCCGATCCCCAGCCTCATCCCGCCCGCACATCACCCAGACATCGCCGCAACATCGCGCTTGCGACCCTACCTCACTGCTGACATAGTGCCGAACGTCAGCAATGACGCTGACACTGCCAAGGGACAGCACACATGACCGAGACTGCCAAGACGATTCCCGTGATGCACTCCATGATCGACATGGGGGGCAATCGCGCCACCGTCACCTTCGGGGGCGAGCCCGTCGCGCATGTGTTCCGCGCCGAGGGGTTCTGGAACGTGAAGTCCGCGCTGACCGGGGAACTGCTGCTGCCGCGCGAGCCGCACACGCTGCAGATCAACGATCAGCGCACCGGGGCGACCCGCCGCGATGTCCCCATGGGGGTCATCCTCGACAAGCTGCGCCGCAAGCTCGTGCGCCTGCACGTCGAGCGGGGCTGATCGGCCGATCACCGGGAGGGGCATGACCGCCCCTCCCACTCAGCGATGAGGAGATATGTGATGCATGAGACTGAGGCAGAGTGCAACCGCGCGCAGTTCCGCCAGTTCCGCGACTGGCACGGCGCGCTCAAGGCGCGGCTGCCGGCGGGCATGCGCATCGACATGGTGGCGCTGCTCGGCCGCTTCCTCGTCTATGTCGGCCATCGCGACCACTTCGTCGCCGACATGCTGCGCGACCCCCAGGTGGTGAAGCCCCAGGAAAGGAGGGCGGCATGATGGCGCTCAGGTATCTGCCGGTCAGCATGTGCTGGGCGTTCCTGTTCGGCGAGCGGATCGCGACGGCGCAGATCATCGAGATGGGCGGCTATGGGCGCGTGTTCCAGACGCGCGACGAGGCGGTCTGGGTGGCGAACGCGCTCAGGCTGAACGTGGCGCAGGACGGGCGCGTGAGCGTGCAGGAGCAGGAACAGGCGCAGGCGGGGTGAGGACGGCGCAGAGCGGGCGGTTTTCAGGTTCGGCTGGGGGCGGCGCAGGGATCTAGGAGGGCGCGGCGTCGCATCGGCTTGATCGGTTTCCCATGGCAGGGAAACTTGCGGGCTGGCTAGCGGGCTTGGTGACAGGCAAGCTGGCTGGCCCGCTTTTTTTGCGGCTGGCACGCCGCGGTGAACCATGGCGCGCCATGGCGGGCCGCGGCTGGCAGTGGGGCGCACTCGAGCCGTGCTGCGCCTGAGATGTCATCTGACATCGCCTGAAGATCGCCTGATTTTCCCGCTTGCGAGCCTACCTCACTGCTGACAGAGTGCGTTCTGTCGGCAATGACGCTGACGCTGCCAAGGGAATGCACCTATGACGACGTTCACGATCGAGTTCTACCGCGAGGGGTTCCAGACGCGCGGGGCGCAGGTTGCGCGTGCCGATTTCGCAGGGGGCCTCGATGAGACCTACCGCGTCGAGTGCTGGCACACGATCGAAGGCCGCTTCCGCGTCGAGCTCTACGCCTTGGAACACGATGAGGAGAGCGTCGGGGAGCTCTACGCGGGGGACACCTGGGAAGGGGCGATCGCCTTCATGATCAGCTACCT